GAAGAAGAGGAAGAGGAAGAGGAAGAGGAAGAGGAAGAGGAAGAGGAGGAAGAAGAGGAGGAAGAAGAGGAGGAAGAAGAGGAGGAAGAAGAAGAGGATGAAGAAGAGGAGGAGGTTCTTTCAGAAGAAGAAGAAGATGATGGCACTGTTGATGATGAAGAGGATGACGTCATTGTAGAGGAAGAGGAATCTGCAGAAGAGCTAGAAGTTGTTGAAATGGAGGATGAAGACGGAAATCCACTTGAATACCTAACAAATGATACAGAAAACGGATATATCTACGAACTACTTGAAGGAGATGAAGTTGGAGAGAAGATTGGTAAGTTTGTTGAAGGTGAACCAGAGTTCTTTGATTAATAAAAATGAAAATATCTAGTTATATTATAATATGCTCGAGAAACTATGTGCGCCAGCAATTTTATATATAGCATTTTCTCTTACACAGATTATTATAGATATTTTCAAAGAAATGTATAATACTGCATTTTTCAAGTTTATCGTAATGATGATTTTTTCTATTATGTTGAACATATTGTGTAAGCGCGGTTTAGGAGTGATTTCCTGGTTTATAGTATTTGTTCCATTCATTATGATGACTATAATCACAACTATGCTGTTGTTTGTATTTGGACTTTCTCCTGCAACAGGAGGATTAGATTATTCAGTAGACTATCCTAATACACAAAAAGATGTAGTGGTAGTAACAAACAATGGAGTCAATCAACCATATGAAAACGGAAATGAAGTACAAACAGGAACATATGAGATTCCACCAACCGCAGATGAAGTTAACAATTACAATTAATACAAATTATTTCAATACTAATTAAATTATTGAAATAACACTCTTATAAAATGGTTTAAACCATATATATAATGTTACATTAATAATGGACTGCAGAATGGATACTCCCGCACACTCGATATTTTACTCAATAGGTGTTGCTAGTACAGCAACCATACTTTATTATTTATATATAAATTACACTCCGCTTACTGTAGATGATTTTTTAGCAGATGCAGCATGGGCATATTGTGGAATGGAGATCCGAGCGACTCGATTTAAAAAACAATTTTTTACACTTTTAGAGCCGGTTACAAGTATAATCTCTCCTGGACCAGTTCCAAATAAAGAAATACGTTTTTACAAGGATGGTGAAGTAGTTAAAGAAATGGGCCTTTTAGAGTTCAGAAAATTAGATGATGAATGGGATGTAGATTATGATTACGGGATTTATAAAATCCAAAACGACGAGAACATGGGAATGTCTCGTATTTTCAAGGTGCATACTGATATTAATCTTGATAATATAAAGTTCAGTAACGTATCTTTGTTAAGTGCAGTTATGAAATGTAACGGACAAGATAAAAAAGATCTAGATGTAACAAGTGATATATTTAAATCAACTCTAGTAGTTGGAAATAAACTTTTTTCAAAAGAATACATGAAGTATATATTTGATGTGGATCTTCCAGAAAGTTATAGTATTGATATTATTGATAGTAATATTAATCAACATACTATCATGGAAGGAGGAGTAATGCATATGACAGAAGACACTGTTGAGATAATTAACCCTCCGAAAGTTAATGAAACAGTAGAACAAAAAAGGCGACCGTCGTTTTTATTTGGTTGGATGAATGAAACTTCTGAAACGAAGAAAGATAACTAAAAGGATATAAAAGAAAAATTGATATTGTTTAACATAATGGTTGACTCTGTAGCAACAGAAATGGAAACGGTACTAAACCAGGATTCAACTTCTCAAGATATTAATATGAGTACACACCAGCTCGGTGAGGAATGGACTATGTGGGCACATTTGCCTCACGACACCGACTGGTCTGTTTCTAGCTACAAGAGGATCCAGGATTTCAATTCTGTAGAGCAGGCAATAACTTTGACTGAGACTCTTCCTCATAAAATGATCAGAAACTGTATGTTATTTGTAATGCGCAAAGGTATTTCGCCAACATGGGAAGATCAGCGTAATAGATCTGGAGGTTGCTTTTCATACAAAGTAAGTAATAAAATAGTTCCTGCAGTGTGGCGTGATCTAACATATACAATGGTAGGCGAAACATTGGGAAGCACAACATCGCATCAAAAATCAATTAATGGCATTACCATCTCACCAAAAAAGAACTTCGCCGTTGTGAAAGTTTGGATGGGTGACTGCAAAAGCCAAGATCCTAATATTATAAATGCAGTAGGAACATCTATTGTATCTCATGGATGTCTTTTCAAAAAGCACAATCCTGAATACTAATCATATTAATAAAATATTAATAAAGATAGAATTATATCTATTTTTATTAATGAGTATTATAAAATACTTTCCAAAACATATCTCATTTGATATAAAGTGTGATTGTAAGGGGAAATTGTTTTTTGATGAAAAGACAACAAATATTCTTACAAAAAAATATGGTTCTTTAACTAGAGCTTCTATAGAGTCTTGGCTAATGTCGTCATATCAGAATCGCAAAGCTAACCTGAATAATGTTATTGTTACAAAAAATGGTAAAATATACAAGGATTTTCAACATATAGGTACAATTATTGGATGTGAGTGTGATGAGATAAAAGACAATAATGTAATAGATAACAATGTTTATCCAAATGTTATTAGTATCTCCGGGATATGGACATACGGAATCTGGCATTTCCCAACAGAGTCACTCTCTGCATTAATGAGTACAAAAATGCCAAGCGATGCAAAGATACATGTACATACTAAGACAAAATATGTATTATATTGGCTTAGCTTAATCGGAATATCTCAGGACAGAGTAATTGATGGAAATATAAGAGCAACAAATCTATTAATACCAGAACTTGGTGCATGCGGCAGCCCTTATCCAGAACAAATTACATGGTTGAATAATATTGTAAGATCATCAGTGAATGCGACTTCAGATAAATTATTGATTTTATCTAAGAGAACTCGCAGTAGACAACTAAAAAATTATCAAGAGGTCTATGAAGCAAGCTGTAAATTAGCAGTAAAAATGGGGTTAAAACTGTACATACATGATGACAGTAAGCTCCCTTCTATAAAAGAGCAACATTCTGCATTTAAATCTGCCAGCATAATTATAGCACCGCACGGTGGCGGAAATATTAATATTCTCGCAATGAGCGAAGGAACCGATTTTATAGAAATTATGGATAGTTCCTGGCCAAATAACTGTTTTCTAAGAGTAGCTGCATATCTTAATATAAATTATTATGGTGTGCACAGTGAAAATTACATAGTTAATATTGATAGTCTACAAAATGTGTGTAAAAAATTATCTAATAATAAAACAAAATGACTTCATTAACACAAGATAGTCTTAAATTGGAATATTTTTTAGAGGACGAATATAGATGGTGTCCTCTAAAAATAATAGGAAGTAGATTTGGAAGCAAAGAAATAATTGCAAACGTCACGAAATTGGATGAATTACCTGACGTTTTTAACGGATGTTATTTATATTCACAAGAAACTTGTGTTTGGTTTTATGATAAAATAAAAAAGGATGATGTTAGAATCGTGCATGGAAGTATATTAGATGATGGTATATCTAACTACTAGGTAGTGGAGCTAAACATAATTTAATCTCTCCAAGCGATGCAACATTATACTTTACAACTAGTGGCATGTTATTCTCTAAAAACATCTCAATCGTACTACAAAGATTAGTGCACTTAATAAAATAACCAAGATTCTTCAATGAAAACTCGCCTTGAATAATCTTACTCTTATCCTGAGTTTTAATATATTGCATACTACCGTCTGATTCTGCTCTGCGGACCTCAGCTTGAGCAAATCCACCACTGCATTTGAAAATTAATTCAGCACCTTCACTGCCAATAACAGAACGAATCTCAATCTTGTCAGAAATGCAGGATAGATCTCTGATTGTCTTTTGAAAATCAGCAGCAGGAAGATTGAGAACAGATGAAAACATAACTTCCGGTACTACTAACTCCTCGTGCTCGGGCTCAATCAAACGTAGTTTTTGAAACTTCTGCTGTTTAATATCTCCATTTTCGAACTTAAGACCGAGATATTGAACAACTCCGTCCATGTAATCACTCTCTTCGATATAGATGGTTAGAGTATCATCATTATCAATAGTGTTGATAAGCTTGAAAAGATGCAACATATTAACACCAATAATGATCTTATCTAACTTACAATCAAACGTCTCAAACTTATCTGCATGAAGTGAAAGATGAGCTAAGATAGTATGGGACTTATCCATATTAATGATTTTAATACCATCTGGTGTAAAAGTGATATTTGTTTCTAGGAGAATATCCTTTAATGCTGTCATAAGAGTCCTGAAAGGAGCAATTTGTACAGTTTGAATAGAGAGAATATTCTTCGACTGATCAACCATTCCGGCCATTATATATATGTATCTTCTCCTCGCTAGCTTTAAATGCTTATGTGCGTTCATTCTAAAAACTTATGTAATTAATAGCATTTTTATTAAAGTATATAGAAGAGTTTCTATATATACTGTAAATTATGAGTGAGTTACATGCCAAGATCGATGAACTTATCACATTGTACAATAATGACAGTTATGTAATGTCACGTTTAGAAACATTTATAATGAGTCATTTGCCTAACTCATTGGCGTCAGCTAGTGAGTTACATAAAGAGAGAAATGAGCGTAGAGAAAGATTGCTCAGTAGCGGCGATATTTTCGCCGACCAATTTTTAGCCAATTCTAATGTATCATATTGTCCAAGAATAGAACTATTTGTCTGTTACGACAAGGAACATTTTATACCAATTAGTGAAGATGATATTCAACACATGCTTCTTACACAAATTACTACAAATCAAGAATTAGTGCCATGGAAACATAAACTTAAGAACAGTGTAATTAAATCTCTCAAAGAAAGAAGTCCACTCGAATGTATACCTGAATCAGCTACAATCCAGTTTGTTCTTAACCAATTATATCCGGCAGTGTTTCATACAAAAAATGCAGCAAAACATTTTTTAACAGCAGTAGGAGATTGTATTAAGGGAGAAAAGACAAATACGTATATCGTAACTAGTGGATTAAGAGATATTATGAGAGAGATCGAGACAGCACATTACAATTGTTTCGGATCAACCAATATTTTAGCAAACTTTAAACTAAGATATCACGGTCATAGTTATGAACTAACTAGATTTTTTCAAAGCAAGCTTGATAGTAATACATTAAGAATGCCACACAAGCTTGCCAAACATATGATTGATATGTTGTGTGTTGCATCTCATTACTCTGATAGATACGGTAGTGCAGATAATTTTGTAAATACTTCCAATGATGAAACTTTGAAGCAAATATGTATGTTTTCCAAAGATTTGACTGTAGAGAAACTTGCAATAAACTTCAAGGAATCGGCGCTATATGAATGTAATGACTCATCTGTAACAAATAAGAATATGCTGTTCATTCTAAAAAAATATTTAGATGATCATAATATACCAAATATCGTATTTCACGAGGCATTTTCTGAACAACTTCGTAAATTAGTTAATTTCTCTCCACAAAGCGATTCATATACAGATACTACCAGTCATTATCTTCCTGTTGTTTCCTCCTTCTCATCATTTTGGGATACCCATTTTAATGATGACTATGGGGCGGCCGAATATGAAGTTAATGAAATTATACAGTTGTTTATCGCATCTACTACTAGACCTCCAAAAAACGTTAGTGAAGAGTTTATTATTGATCTATTAAAGCATATTGCACCTGAAATAACTATCGAGGATGATAAATACATTTTCGGTGTTTCCTGCGATCTTTGGGACAAGCGAGGGGAAGTATCCGATTTTATGATATATATTGGAACCATGGAAGAATCTAAAACACCAACTCATCTCTCAGCACTATATTCACTTTATACGTCTTGGAAATCTACTATATGTATGTCAAAGAATTGTTTTGAAAAATTAGTAAAAGAAATACAACCAGATGCGTAATAGACATTTTCATGAAAAAAATGAAATTGATTAATCGTACCTTAAGTATTGCATAAAAGAATAAGATAATGTCGCAGAACGATCGTAGAACCCCACTATTTGGACAGCTTCTCTCCAGAAATTACGTCCCTATCCCTCTTATATCTTCGCTCAATGAGCCAGGCGTTAAGGTGGTTTCAAATATCGGTGGATTTCCGGAGAACTGGTGTGATGGTCAGATTGCAACATGGCTAGGTACCCATGATTATATTCCCTTCTCGCGGACAGAGGTTGCGAATCAGAATACCAATGAGTCTGATCTTAACTACAAGTTAATAACAAACTATAATCCTGTTGCGAATGTTTGGGATAGAGACGATATAATCTGGATAAATCTTCCACTTCATTGCTTCGATTTTGGAATAATGAGGCAGATTGGAATGCAGTTGTTAAGTCCGACGTTTGATTTTGGCGACGAAGCAGATTGGTTGGAGTATCTCTCACGTGGAGGACCAGATCGTATAGCGATTGGCATTAAAAATATAGCGAAAACGAAAACATTGAAATCTGCCCTCAAATTAACGAAAATCATGATGAAAATCTTGATGAAAATCTTGAAGACACTCTTGGTCCGGGCTGGGGTAGCACTGCTAATTAAATCAAAAAATAAATAAAAACATGTACATATTGTTTATTTTTCTTACACAAACAGTATATAATTACAATTAAAGTTATATATTGTTTACTTAATTGGTACGAACCTTGCGACTGCGCTTACCCTTGGAAGACTTGCGGGTCTTGCGAGCAGGAGAGCTGGTTGCCTTGGCGCGCATGCTTTTACGCATGACAACGAACTTTCCCTTCTTGGGCTTGTAGCCGGCCTTCTCGAGGCGCTTCTCCTTCTTAGCAGTAGCAGCGCGTCTCTTGGATACAATGCGACCGTGTTTGTTCATATCAAGATCACCTTTCTTAAGGTTACCAGTAGTCTTATATGCGGTTCCGTGCCATACTTTAGCACGGGAACCATTAAGTTCCTCAAACTTTTTACCATTAATATGGTACATGCCATCAGATTGCTTTTGGTGTCTCTTTCCCATTATACAGTTACCAGAGAAAAAAACGCATACGCCTAAATTGCTATAGTAAATCAATGAAAATATATTACAGATTAAAAACTATTTTTTGGAGGACTACCAGAACCACCTGGCGCACCTTCCCATCTGCCAAACTGATTTACTTGTTTTTTTGAAAAAACGGTTTTCCCTGCATTAGCAAATCTTGCTGTCCGAATGATTGTTGATAATATGAAAGGATTCGTTATAAGAAACCCTGGGCGGTTGGTGTTACCTGAAAATAAATTAGCATTTTTTTCTATACCTGACGTGGAAGGGTTACAGATGCATTTGTAATTAGCATTAATATTTTGTGACATATATCTTTATATAATACCATATTTTAAACAAAATTGAAATCGCTTAGAGATAGAATTAGTGTGGTATACAAGAGAATAATGGCTGAAACGAAATTAGCGAAACAATACCAGAAAAAATCTGACAGGGAGCATGTACTTGACAATCCAGACACATATACTGGGTCTATGGAAGAAACCGATTATAGTACTTACGTATATGACGATGAAACAAATACTATTATTTCAAAAGACCTTAAAATGATACCGGGTTTATATAAGCTCTTTGATGAAGGTGCTGTAAATTGTAGAGATCATCAAGTTCGTCAGGCACAAGGCATTGAAAAATGTCTTCCAAATACTCTTCCTGTAACACACATTGACTTTGATATTACAAGTGAGGGTGTCGTCACGATGCTTAATGATGGAAATGGTATTGATGTTGCTCAACATCCTGAACATAAAATCTGGATTCCCGAGATGATATTCGCACATCTTCGCACATCAACTAATTATGACAAAACACAAAAAAAAATTGTTGGTGGAAAGAACGGGTTTGGTTTTAAATTAGTCCTTATTTGGTCTTCGTGGGGTCGTGTAGAAACGGTTGATCATACGCGCGGACTAAAATATGTTCAAGAGTTTGAGAATAATTTGACTGTTATTCATCCACCAAAAATCACAAAATGTAGAGGCAAGCCATATACAAGTGTTACGTTTAAGCCTGACTTCAAACGTCTTGGTATCGAAAACTTCAGTCCTGATATGTTGTCACTTTTCAAAAGGAGAGTGTTTGATATTGCTGCTGTAACAGATAAACAGATTAAGGTAAGATTTAATGGAGAGACGCTACCCGTTAAACACTTTCAACAGTATGTTGACATGTATATTGGAAGTAAAAGCGACACGAAAAGAATCTATGAATCATCAAATGATCGATGGGAATATGCCGTGTGCATGGCTCCTAAGGAAGAGTTTACACAAGTTTCGTTTGTGAACGGAATCTTTACGTCAAAAGGCGGCAAACACGTTGATTACCTTCTTAATCAGATTATTCGTAAGCTAGCATCTTATATTAGTTCAAAGAAGAAGATAGATGTTAAGCCTAGCACTATCAAAGAGCAACTTATGTTATTTGTTAGATGTGATGTAGAAAACCCAACATTTGATAGTCAAACAAAGGATTATATGACAACACCATACTCCAAGTTTGGATCATCATGCGATGTAAGCGATAAGTTTATTGAGAAGGTTGCTAAGATGGGAGTAATGGAAGCTGCATGTGCCTTGACTGAAGTGAAGGAAAATAAAGCGGCTAAAAAAACTGATGGTTCTAAAACTAAAAATGTTAGAGGTATTCCTAAGCTAGTTGATGCAAATAGTGCTGGTACATCGAATAGTCAAGCTTGTACTCTACTCCTAGTAGAGGGAGATTCAGCTAAGGCCGGTGTTGTATCAGGATTATCTAAAGAAGACCGTGATATTTATGGTGTATATCCGCTGAGAGGAAAGCTTATGAATATTCGAGGTGCATCACTAAAGAGTATCGCATCAAATAAAGAAATTAATGATATCAAGCAAATCCTTGGATTGGAAAGTGGTAAGAAATATACTGAAGAAAGTGCCAAAAGTAAACTTCGATATGGTCGTGTATTGTTCTTAACAGATCAGGATCTGGATGGAACACATATTAAGGGTCTGTGTATTAATATGTTTGACTCCGAATGGGGATCATTAATGAAAGTTCCTGACTTCTTGGGATTTATGAATACTCCTATTCTGAAAGCAAAGAAGGGTTCCAACCAAGAAATGTTCTATAATGAAGGTGAATATGAAGCATGGAAGGAAGAAAATGATACCAAGGGATGGAAAATTAAATATTATAAGGGTCTTGGTACATCTACTGCAAAGGAGTTCCAAGAGTATTTTGCAAATCAAAAGGTGGTAATGTTTAAATGTTCTGGTCTTGATTGTCGTGATGCGATCGACATGGTTTTCAATAAAAAGCGTGCTCATGACAGAAAAACTTGGCTAGAAGAGTATAATCGTGATGATTTTATGGATACTTCTCTAGAGGAGGTTCCATATAAAGACTTTATCAGCAAAGAGATGATTCACTTCTCCAAGTATGATTGTGATCGTTCTATTCCTAACTTGATGGATGGACAAAAAACAAGTTTACGAAAAATCCTCTTCTCATGTTTTAAGAGAAATCTTACTTCTGAAATCAAGGTTGCTCAACTAGCAGGTTATGTATCTGAGCACAGTTCATATCATCATGGTGAACAGAGTCTAAATGGCGCAATCGTTGGAATGGCCCAAACATATGTTGGTTCAAATAATATTAATATTCTTCAGCCAAATGGTCAATTCGGTACTCGTCTCCAAGGTGGCAATGATGCAGCTAGCGAGAGGTACATCTTTACCGAACTTAATCCTCTAACCAGAATTATCTTTCCCAAGCAGGATGATCAAGTATTAAGATATCTTGATGATGATGGTACTCCAGTAGAGCCTGAATGGTACGCACCAATCATCCCTATGATACTGATTAATGGATCAAAGGGCATTGGCACTGGCTTCAGTACAGATATCCCACCATTCAACCCATCACAAGTTATTCAGTACCTAAAAGCAAAGATTCAGAATCAAGAAACTGCTAGTATTGAAATCGAACCATATTACGAAGGGTTCAAAGGAACAATCTCTAAGATCGCTGATCAGAAATATCTTATCAAAGGTCGATGCACTATTATTGATGCTAAGACTGTGAAGATTACTGAACTACCAATTGGAACCTGGACTGATGATTATAAAGAGTTCTTGGAGAAACTTATTGAAGGTGATGGCAAGAAGAAAAAAGGAGGATTGGTGAAAGAATATGTTGATATGTGCACAGATAAGCTTATTGATATTACAGTTACCTTTAATAAAGCAAATGACATTCAAACTCTTATCAGTAAATCTGATGAAAATGATTGCAATGGTCTTGAGAAATATCTTCGACTTTACACAACACAGACTACTACAAATATGCACATGTTTGATGAGAAAGAGAAACTTCGCAAGTTTGATAATCCAACTGAAATCATTGACTACTTTTACAAAGTTAGAGAAACAGTATATGTTGCGCGAAAGATTGCCCAAGTTGCAGAGTTAGAGAATGATGCATGCAAGCTAGGAAATAAAGCAAAGTATATTATGGAGAACTTGGATGGCAGTGTTGATCTAAGGCGAAAAAAAGCAGATGTAGTTACAGAACTACTTACAACCCGAGGATATGATATGATTGATGATAGTTACAACTATTTAACCAAAATGCCAATGGATTCAGTAATCCAAGAAAATGTGGATAAACTACTCAAACAAAAGGGTGACAAAGATACAGAATTGCAACTTCTCAAAGCGACAAGTGAGTCAGAAATGTGGCTAGAGGAAATTAGTGATCTAGAGGAGGCTTATACCAAATACGTTACTCAACGCGAAAAAGAAATGAATGATACCAAAAAACCTAAGAAACTCGGTAAGAAAAAACTAGTCTCTAAGAAAAATTAAATTACAAATAAGAGAAAAATAATTATTATATTTCTTTTATTTTATTTTTAATAAAATTGAAAACGCCGTATTATTATTTTTATTTGACATACAAAGGACAACAACACATGTCAAAAAATAACTCAGAAATACGGGAACCCGAATATAAACTTCCTGCATCAAATCAAGAAGATGATAAAGAAAATATTTCATGTATCTTTTCAATGATTGTACCATGTTGCATGTTACTACTACGTAGTATATCATTATTCTGGTTTGTATATTCGATAATTGCACTTTCGCAAACATCAAATCAAGATATTCGTGATACGTGTTCTGGATCAAACATTTGGATCAGTCTTCTCGTAGCAGTCATCGGCAATGGACTAGCTATGCTGGATAATATATGTGGTAAGAAAGATGAGAATGGTAAGCATCAACAAAATGTTATCATAGTAGGTATTAATATTGGTGCATTAATCTTCGCAACCGTAGAGGTATACAAAACATGTGCATTGGACAACTTGAGCGAGACAATAATTTATCAACTTCAATTCTGGTTGATAGTTATAGTATATTCTATATATGCAATAATTATCTTTGTAGGTATCGTATTATGCTGTTGTTGTGCATGTGAAGAATCAAAAACTAAAATTACGGATAATGAATATTTAGATAATATATTTACAGACGTGAATGAAAATGATAGTAAAACAATTACGGATACTGTTTCTGTTGAGGAGAATAATGTATAAAGTAATTGATTCTAATATACCAATTGTTATTGCATGTGGAATTGTATTGCATCATTATAAAAAACATTATAATGACCCTAAATTAACCCTACTAGAAAAGTTTGTACAATTCAGTGATATTGACAATCATGCGTCGTGTGCATTATTTTTTTAGGAATGGCGATAGGCATGAAAGTCAATAGGGTAATTTTAAATGCGAAATGATTAAAACCATTTTTTTAAAACAAGTTGTTTATCATTAACAGTTGACATAACAGGATGAGCAATCGGCTCATACATGTTGCTTGCATCATGTCTATATTTCATGTATCCTTCTGCTTCTCCGTATACTTGACCAATTGCGTAATCTAGTACTAACTTGTTTAGAGCAGCAATTTGACCAGGAATATTAGATGGATCATTTCTAGAATACTGTAAAAATACGCTTCTCATGATTATTTTTAATTCATCCGTATTTTGTTCACCAATAAGATATTGGCCATTTGATCTATTGTATACACCAGATCTAAGACCATTTTGAATTGCCTGAATATTTTGTCCTGAGAAGAATGCATCAGATAATTTAGTATCATACCAATTTCCGGTCATTGCTTGTCTAAAGTCTGTATTCTCTCCACCAGCAGAAATCTTATCCTTCATAGCAAATAGAACATTTGTATCGGGACTAATAATATTAACTCTACCATTGTTTTGTTTTTGACAGCTCATTATATACTAACTCGATAGAAAAATTATCGGCATAACTAATATAAGATGGCGACATTTCAAAGTATCACTATGACTGTGGCAACAGTACTTCTTGTACTATGCCTGATATTTATTGGGGTTTCTCTATATAACAGTAAGTACAACACACAATTTCCGCCTGTTGTGGCCGACTGTCCTGATTATTGGCTGGATATGTCACAAGGCGACGCTTCAAACTGCGTTAACAGAATGAGTTTAGGCAGTTCAGCGTGTAATAAGGAAATGGATTTCTCAGGATCTTTCTGGACAGGGGAAGATGGTCTATGTAGAAAAAGCCAATGGGCGCGTAAATGTGATCTTACGTGGGATGGTGTAAGCAACAATGCAAATGCATGCGAGAATAACTAATAAATTATTAATAATACTAATTATTAATAATGGACGTCGACAAAGAGGATATTATAGAAAAAACTCTTCTCACTTTTCCTTTAGAATTAACAAATATAATTTTTAATTATCTACCTACAACTAGCAAGATATGGTTAAATAAAATATACTACTTACAACATAATAATTTGATTAAATCTATGATACCCGAAAACAGATTCAATAATTACGTTATATCTATAATCAGACGTGATAGTGGATTTTCATTAGAACATATAATTTCTGAAAATAAATCACAGTGGGTGACTGACTGGATAAATAGTAAACATTATCGATATAATAATAAAAAATACACTTGTTTCTTGTACTTCATATATGAATATGCGATTGATTGTTGCTCGAATAAATGTAGAGAGATAATAGAACAACATGCTACAGAGCTTATTGGACCAAAATGGCATAAAAGAAATAGGGCAAGTTCATTTAGAAGTCGATGGAGCAATTAAACTTCATAGAAATACTTAATCGGAATGAATGCAAAGAAAAAATGAAGACTGCGTTAAAAGAGTTTCAAGATAATAAAACTGATAAATTGCAGAAAAGAGGAATATACATTTATGGTGCTCCTGGTTCTGGAAAAACAATGTTTGCAGAACAGATATTGCGCGAAGAAGGTTATGATGTTGTAAAGTATGATGCAGGTGATATAAGAAATAAGGGTGTAATAGAAAATATTACAATGCATACTATGTCAGATAAAAGTGTTATTAGTTTATTTCATAAGAAAATACGACCGATTGCTATTTTAATGGATGAAATAGATGGAATGAATAATGGTGATAAAGGCGGGATTAATGCTCTCATCAAACTTATCCGTCCAAAAAAAACAAAAAAACAAAAACTCGAGGATGTTACATGTAATCCTATAATCTGTGTTAGCAATTATCATGTAGATAAGAAAATTAAAGAATTGATGAAGGTATGTACAACAGTTGAGCTAAAAACTCCTCGACCTGAGCATGTAAGAACCTTAGTTGATAAATTAATGCCTGAGGTAAAAGACAATACTGTTGCCTGCATAATTAAGTACCTGTGCGGGGATTTGCGAAAATTAAATGCTGTTTATCAAATATATTCGTCTAATGAAAAAATTATTACCAAAGATGTATTAGATGACATTTTTAGACCTAAAACATTGAATGAAGATACAAAAGATATAACAAAACGACTTCTTAATAACAAATTACCATTGGATCACCATGGTATTACATTGAATGAAACAGATCGTACCATAGTTGGTCTGTTATGGCATGAAAATATTGTTGATCCTCTTTCAAAAATACCGAATAATATTGCGTTTCCAATATATAGAGAAGCATTAAAGTCAATTTGTTTTTCTGATTATATTGATAGAATTACATTTCAAAAACAGATCTGGCAATTTAATGAAATGAGTTCTCTTCTTAAAACTTTCAAGACAAATAAATTGTATCACGAATCATTGGATAAAGTACCGAAGTATTCTAATAGCGAGGTTCGATTTACAAAAGTGCTTACAAAGTATAGTACTGAATATAATAACGCAGTTTTTATTCAAAACCTGTGTCAACAACTGGGTATGGATAAAAAAGATACATTCTCATTTTTCTTACAATTACGAAACCTTCATAGTGAAGAGGATATATATGAAATGTTTGAATCATATGACATATGTAAATTAGATATTAACAGAGTATATCGATATTTAGATAAATATACAAAACGGACTGAACCAGATACAGAATATGATAGCGATTAACATTATTTTCTAAGCATTTTGTAATAATGTCTATTCCAAAGAAATATCATACTTATATTCTTCTTGGAGCAGTTTTAATCGTTGGGTTAGCAGTTGGTATGCTATTTGGCAATCATGTTGTTGAAGCAGCAAGCAGTCATAGCCCGAATGACAAAAAGATCTTGGTTATTTACACCGGAGGAACCATCGGAATGGTAAATACACCAGATGGTTTGAAAAATAAACCAGGTGAAGGAACACAGCAATTAGATAAATATTTATCACTTTATCCCCATTATAGAGATAAAATAGGTAAATATGATATTCTTTCATACGATCCGTTGCTTGATAGTTCCAATATGGATCCAGGTGATTGGAATAAGATGATCAAGACTATTAGGGATAATTACTCTAATTATGATGCTTTTTTGATAATGCACGGTACAGATACGATGGCATATACGGCAAGTGCTTTATCATTTGCACTGAAAGGATTAGGTAAACCAGTGGTTGTAACTGGAGCTCAAGAACCATTAGCAAAGCTTAGAAATGATGGAATTAACAATTTAATTTGTTCTTTAATTTATTGTTCTAGAAGTGATGCAATGCACGAGGTTGTTCTTATTTTCGATAACATGGTTTTCAGAGGCAATAGATCAAAAAAATTATCACCTAACAAAAATACTGCATTTGGATCACCTAATTTTCCTCCAGTAGGAAAGTTTGGCATTGACTTTGAATATAATATTTTTGTAAATCAAGATACCAGAACTCCAACGACAAAATATCAAAGACTATGGCAGTATCAACAAGGGGCTTTTGAACCTACACTTTACCATAAAGGATTAAATATTATTGTAGTGACATTAACGCCAGGCATTAATTTTGATCATTATACTGAAATGGTAGAAAGTGGAAATAAGGTTAATGCATTTGTTTTGCAAACATTTGGAATTGGCAATGGACCTGATGGAAATAAATCTTTTCAGCATTTCCTGCACACATGTAATGCTACCAATATACCAGTCTACAATATATCACAATGTAGTCAAGGGCGAGTTGAACAAGGTGATTATGCTACAGGCAGTTTCCTGAGTAAGATGAAAGTTGTACCAGGGTCAGATATGACGCTTGAAGCAGCATTTACAAAAGCTTGTTTTTTGGCCTCAATTTATCCTAACTCGCCAGATCAACAGAGAACAATGTTTCAGCGAGATATGGTTGGTGAAATAACTAGTGCCGGAATGAACGATTTTGAACTTTTTATTCCTTTACAGGCATAAGTATTCTAATTTTGATAATATTATAATAAATAATTGTTAATTATAATATTTTTACCACTCGTCCTCAGAAGAAACCTCGCCTTTATCATTGTTAATCCGATGCATTTCGTGATGTTCTTTCCGGATAACATCATATGCATCTTTATCAAAATCCCCTCCATTGGGAAACATCCGTTTTTGATTTATACGCCAAAGGTTAATTCGAGACTGTTTAAGAGTAACTTTCATATGCCGCATATACTCTTCGGGATTATCATAGTAAAGAATATTTGGATCACGATTTACAGCATCCTTGTTTTCTCTATAAAACCCATTTTTATCACAGTAGGCAGTTGCATCAACTACCTTATAAAGACGCATTTCTTCAAATGATCCTTGTGCAATTGGATAACGCTGCCCAGTCATTGCGTTAACGCAGATACCGCCTAGCCTAGATGGATAGTATCTACGGCGTCTAGTTCGCACAACTCTCTCATCGTTTTCATTATTATAATTCATTTCACTCAAGGTGTTATTGTTGGTGTTCTTGCTCGGCATTATTTTGTATACTATTTATGTGTATACATTTTTAAATCAATTATACTATTGATTTATTTGACTGATATATGATTCAAACATAGTGTCGTTATCAGTTTTTTGCATGACTGTTCGTAATTTTAAAACTTCATTCCCCAAAAGTATAATTTCTTGATCTTTTATTTTAAGCAGATGATTCAGTTTACTAATACTATCTTGTTGTTGTCTTAACAGTTTAACAATTTCATCGCCTTTCAATACAGTAGGAGGACACCCATCCTTCTGAATCATTATACTGCCTTGAGACGCCAGATTTTTTGCCATATTTTCAGCCTCCTTCCTTCTTGATTCTTCAATTCTTATCATATTCTCTAAGACATCCGGTTTCATACATGGTCTTCCCGGTTCATAATCCGCCAATAACTCTTCAATGTCGTTCATATAAAATTGTTTCATATCAGATTCTTTTATAAAAGTATCTACAGTTTTTTCTGATACTTTCACATATTGCGGATTAGGGGTTTCTAGTAACTTACGTTTATCAAAGGTATTATGTTCATGTGAAAAAACTAAAATACTCTTCACTGGGTCAAGTTGAACAAATGGTACGGTATAGTTTTTTAAAAAAGATTTTTCTTCAGCAAGAGATGCGTCATCATCATATCTTGAATCTTCCAATAATTCTTTTCTAAATGCAAATGTTCCAGCTGTAGCATGTGTATCGCCATATGGACCAAATTGAAAAACTTTATCGAGATGTTTGAAATAAATATATATCTCGCTATTTCCTGCACACATTGCTTCTGGATTATCGAGAAGAGTCTTCACTGCATGACTGATTCTCTCTGGTGGATAATAATCATCATCATCCATATAAACAATAATATCGCCTGTGACCTTCGTATGCATATAATTTCGTTTCTTCCCAAGTGGTATCTTTTCGTCAAGTTCAAAATATTTTACATTTGGATGTTGCTTTACTAAATCGCCAATTTTATCAGTGCCATCATCAACAATAATCCATTCTATCTTATCCTTAGGATAATCTTGATTATCAAAACATTTTATCATATGACTAATAAAAGGACGTCTATTAAATGTTGGAGTGCACACACTTACTCTAGGTAAATTGTTTGTTGGATTAAACTCCATATGTATTCAAAAAGTAGAGATTTTTAGATCATTTTAAACTAATAATCACTAAAAGAATAATTGTTTTATAGCAAGAATTAACCAAGCAACTAACATAACGGTTGAGGTGGTTTTATCTAGGGTGCTTGTTGCTGAACCAACAACCATTGCACCAAAGAATAGAGAGATCCAATTTAAATTACATTGACAAATCTGTCTAACAACATTATGATCTATTAAAAGAGGAACAACAAGCATATTCCACATAATAGATGCATACTGTAAAGCCCCATTCGCCATAGCCATCATACCGGTATAAGCTAAAAAGAATCCGATCAATGAATATGCCCATGCATGTCTAACGCATACAAAGCTTTGCCATATTGTTGTGATAAATCCTATTATAACGAATACAAATGAAAAGAGAAATACTGCGTTTGCTAATATATATAATAACCACTGTGGCATTTTTTGTAACGGTCTTGCCTCACCACCAGTAAATAGTTTTTGAGCAAGCTCTCTATATAACATGAAGGATTCACCTTCAGTCATGGCAAACCAATTTTTAAAACCACTCCACGAAAATCCCTCATCTTGATTATTATACATTGTATAAGGCCATCCGTTCATTTTGCCATTATATCCTAGTGACTTCAAAGTGTCAAGCGATGGCATCTTAAACTTTTTACCACTTCCAGGATCTGGACATGTGTAGCTTGAACCTCCACCTTTCTGTTTTTTTCGACCACCTTTTTGAAGAGCAATGGAATCTCCTGGGAAATATACATTCTTTCTAAATGGAAATATAAGATCCAAAGAGTCATAATATGTGAAAAATATAAAGTTAGATCCAATCAGTATGAAAACGATAATGTGAATAACATTCTTGATTACAGAACTCCCAAATGCTCTCCAATCAGATTGTTTTTCTTCTGTAGAAGATTCTCCATTATTCTCATTACTTTTTTCATCTATAGCGCTTACTGAATCATCTGCCATTTATATATATGAGACAAAATTATATACATACATATAAATGAACTTATTTTGGTCAATCATTGCATTAGCAATAATCATTGCATTTGCGATTCAACCTAGAGATCGGGTTGTAAAACCTAATCTTAATTTTTATTATGGACCTGCGTATTTAATTAGAGAAGGCATGTCATCATTGCGTAAAGTGACAACCAACAATTATCCTTATGAAAATGCTACACATATCCCAACAAATTGGGCAATTAATAAAGCAATAGATAATTATCACACATCAATGGAATATAATAATACTATCGCTATATCAAATGATAATTTAAATAGCGATTCTGTAAAAACATTTAATTCGTGTAATTAACGAGCAAACTCTAATCCTGCCATACCGTTTGTAAACTTTAGAATATTAAATCTTTCTTCAAGTACTACTACATCATACGTGTAATCATAAATACCTCGCGATGGCATTTCTGTACCAATTACTGTACCTGTAGTTGGTTCGCATATTGTTGTAAAACTCGCTCTTGCATTTAGAGTTGGCTGCATTGTTTTAACTTCAAACTGTACTGTACTAAACTTACTCATATTCATTGCTCCATTTGGTTGAAAGTCAAAAGGATCAGTATTCAAGGAAAATGAATATATATATAAACCATCTTGTCCATTTCCGCTAGTACGAACATACTTTTCAACATAATTCCACATTCCAGACGGCATGTCATTTTCTCTATATTTGCCGTCTAATAGAAGAGCCCAATTCGACATAACCTCTTTTTGATTTTCAGGTGAAAAAATACCGGTAGTTTTAAGTCCTACTTGTAATGACTGACCTGTTGTATACCCTGGATATGTATTATAATTTCCAATTGTTATTGGTGAAGTATTATTCAATCCAACTACTTGTGCTGGGTTCGGTAATATTTGATATGGCCAGTTTGTATAATTAGACCATTCATTTCTTTCATTTACATCACTGCGTTGAAAATACCACATGTAATTTGATACTAATCCTAGACTATTAATATCTAGTTTTTTCGTTCCAACAACATCTTTGAATGTTCTAGAATAAACTTGTCTTACTAAATATTCTTGCGGTTTTCCAGCAAATACTCTAACTTCATCATCTGTCAAAAAAGCATAAGTTGATACCAAGTGTACGTCTGCATTCCAGTTTGTCCGTCTGTCTTCATAGATGCTATCTTTACTAATATCTACTCCAGGAGGAGTTTGTAAAAATCTGTACATACCATATTGACTTTGGTTGAAATTAGGTTGAATGGGAACAGGTGCATATAGTTTGTTTGATTCAGTAAAGATCTCATTTATTGTAAATAATTCTTGAACTGGTCGTATAGTAACTTCAATTTGCAACTCTGCATATTGTAATGAAACTAAGGGAAATGCCATTTTAGCCGCCATAGTAAACCATATGTTGAGTGGAATATATAGAGGTCTGGCACGTATACTTGGCTCACTACCAGCCGTGTTATAACCGGCATTAAACGTACTTTCTTCACTATCACCGCCGTAAAATGCAGAAGGATAATAACCTCCGTTAGAAGATAAACTTGCAGGATTATTCATATCTGGTGTATTACCAGTCATTTTATAAAAGAGATCTTTTTTAGCATTATCAAAATCTCGCTCTACCATATTGTAAAGATATTGGCCAGTAAACTCTTGAATTACATGACCACCTACAGTGAATCTAACACTCTCTATCATTTGAGATCCTAGATTCTTTATCCATTTAAAATTATACGGCTGCCATAAAGAAGATGCATATGGAAGACCGGTAGCTTCGTCTATACCGTTACTAGTATTGTTATTGTCGTCTTCTTCGGTAACATCCGAATTATAATTTATCGTTGGAGGATAAACTGGACTCCATATGTGGGGCATATTAACAACTAAATATGTATCCATAAGTAAATCACCATACCTTGGTACAGTAAAAGAAAATACAGAAGAATCTGTCATGCGCAATGTTCGCTGTCCATCAAAGTCAATCCGAAACTTCTGAAGACCAAAATTAGTATATTTGGCATATGTTGTCTTGAAGAAAGTCTTACTAGGATTACCATTAAGTATTATATTTTGATTACCATAAGCTACGAGATTTAATAAACCACCTGGCATTATATAGAACACTTGGATTATATTTAACTCAATTGCTTGATAAAATAATAGCTAGGTATATTAATATGGATTCTATGAATATTAACCCAAAGGCGGTTGCCAAAGCACTAAGTGAATCGCAGATGGCAAAATATGTTGTTCTGGTATTATGTGCTCTAATGATTATCATGATGATCTTTTGGCTTTATAATAAAAGCACCCTTAATCAAGCAAATTGCGATACCATGGATAAAGTATATCCAGATACAGCAAAAATACATAGTTTTAATCCGGATAATGAGGATTTTCAACACAATCTAAGAGACTACTACATTAAGACTGCATACAATGCGTGTTCTGCAGGTCAATTCAAAAACGACTTTGTTAACATTTGTGCACTTAAAAACTGTATAAAACAAGGCGCAAGATGCCTTGATTTCGAGATTTATTCTGTAAATAATGAACCTGTTATTGCTACTTCATCTGTTGATGACTATTCAGTTAAAGAAACATATAACAGTGTTCCTATTTCAGATGCTCTCAATATTATTAGAGATTATGCATTTTCAGGAAGTACATGTCCTAACCCGGCAGATCCATTAATTATTCATTTACGAATAATGAGCAATAATCAATCTATTTATAATCAAATGGCTAAAATGTTTGAATCGACACTCTCTGACCGCCTCCTAGGCCCTAAGTATAGTTATGAAAATCATGGAAAAAATCTTGGCGGAGAAGCCATTAAAAATCTACGAGGTAAAGTAATTTTAATTGTTGATAGATCAAATCCATTATTTGAACAAACCGATTTAGATGAATATGTTAATCAAGCATCAAACTCTATTTTTATGCGAGGTGTTCGTTATTCCGACGGTGTTAAGTACACTCCTGATATGGACGAACTTATTGAATATAACAAAAAATGTATGACCATTGTAATGCCTGATCTCTCTGGAGATGATACCAACTATGCTGCTGCTTTATCTATCAAATGTGGATGTCAACTTAATGCTATGTCTTTCCAAAACTTCGATGCAAATATGGAGTATTATGATTTATTATTCGATTCAACTGGAAGTGCATTTGTTTTGAAACCAGAATCTCTTAGATTTATTCCCCTTACAATTGCTGCTCCCCCTCCTCCTAATCCTGAATATTCTTATAAACAGCGTGAGACTAAGACAGATTATTACGCACTTACCATATAGATGATAGTTTAGTATATTTTATGTGTTCTGTATATATACGAAACAATGCCCACTCTTGAAGAAAAAGAATTAGAGGTTTTAAGAGCCGCAGTAGATAAAGCAGAAGAACAAGCTGGTAAAAAACTTACACATTCAGAAGAAGTAAAGGAAATAATCACTATAGTTGAAACATTTTTAAGAGAGAAGAAATTAATCTGTTATGGTGGAACCGCTATCAACAACATTCTACCAACGCAAGACCAATTTTACGATAAAAATATTGAAATACCCGATTACGATTTCTTTAGTCATAATGCACTTAATGATGCAAAAGACTTGGCGGATTTATATGCAAAAAAAGGTTACACAGATGTAGAAGCAAAGTCTGGAGTTCATCACGGAACATACAAGGTGTTTGTCAATTTTATTCCAGTTGCGGATATTACATATATTCCAAAAGATTTATTCAAATCTATCCAAAAAGATGCTATTCGCGTTGATGGTATTCTATATGCCCCACCGGATTACTTAAGAATGGCAATGTTTTTAGAGCTATCTCGCCCAAAAGGTGACGTAAGTAGATGGGAAAAAGTATTAAAACGACTCACACTTCTCAATAAACATTACAAAATGCGTAATCCTAAGTGTGATCATATTGATTTCATGAGAAGTTTTGAAGGATCATCTGAAGATGCTAAGGATATTTATAATACCGTTAGGTCATCTGCTATTGACCAAGGGTTGGTTTTCTTTGGAGGGTATGCAAGCGAGCTATATAGCAGATATATGCATAAAAAAAACCAATTCAGATTCCAAACTAAAAATCCTGATTTTGATATTATTTCACTTGACCCTGAAAGAGCATCGAATATTATAAAAGAGAGGCTACAAGACGAAGGCTTTCACAATGTTAAAACACACAAACATAAAGGATTTGGGGAAATTATAGCTCCTCATTATGATATTACAGTTGGAAATGACACCGTTGCATTTATTTATGAACCACTCGCATGTCATAGTTACAATGTTATCCGCATTAAAGGAAAAAAGGTTAATGTCGCAACTCTTGATACCATGCTTAGCTTTTATTTAGCATTCTTATATGCTAACAGACCATATTATGATCATGATCGTATATATTGCATGTCTCAATATCTTTTCTTAGTTCAATCAAGAAATCGTCTACAGCAAAAAGGAGTATTAAAAAGATTTAGTCTTCAATGCATCGGTAAACAAGCTACTCTAGAAGATATGCGCAATGAAAAAAGCAAGAAATACGAAGAACTAAAAGGAAAGAGAGGTTCAAGAGAGTATGAAGAGTACTTTTTACGATATGCCCCAGGAGAGAAAAATAAGAAAAATAAGGTAAATAAAAATACTAAAAAGAAATCTAAAACACGTGGTAAAAAAGTAATTAAATCAAAAAAGAAGACTCGTAAAAATAAAAAGGGTCTGTTTGGCTTTTAAAAGTTGATAATATATATAGTTAATGAAAACCGAACTTATATTATCAATTATCCTATTTATTGTTGTATTAATTATTACACACCCAAGAATAAAGGAAACATTCACGCCATATGATACATGCGTTGGTCAAGGATATCCAATGAATTGGTGTCTTAAGACTGCTGCTAATAATAGCGCATCCGATCCTTGTATTTGTCCTCCAGGACAAAAATTATCTAGACGTTATGGTACATGTTACTGTCAAGGCTATGCATCGTGAGAAGACATTTTACATAACATATCTCTCAATAAACGTGTTAGTGTACCTATTATACCTTTATATAATGCCGAACTGCTTATAAATGATGGAACAGAATTATTAGAGAGAATATCTAATGTTCCAACCACAATATATAATATCAAATAGGTCAATCTGAAAATTATCATTTGATGAAATCCCCATTTATTAACCCAACTACATATTCCAGACGCATTTTCGTTAAAAAACTTTGATGCGTCATTTGCACCATCTATTATTCTTACATGAGGATTAACCTCTTTCATTGTTAACAACATTTTATGAAACTTAGAGAAACACATTAGATCAATATATAGGCTTGGTCTAACCGAATCTGTAAATAAATATGGCACTATCCCGTCTACATATTTCTCATTATAACGCATATTGCCGTCTACTAGTATTGGAATAAAACATGAAGAATAAACTGCTTCTACAAGATCGTCGCGACTATCAAAATTATCTACTAGTTCATGCGTACCAGTTTCTAGATTTGTGCGTGTAATAAATAAACGCCCTTTAGCTTTTTGGAAAAAATTGTCATCTTTAAGAGCATTATCGACAACCTTTTCTACTATTTCTCGCAAGACAAATAACTTGCCATTATCACGTAAACATTTCTGTAAACCACCATAAAGTTCTTCCAAATTGAGAGATTTATCTGATAAATGATCAACTGCAAGCAACGATCCAATACTACAGCCTGAAATGCGATTTACATGGATTTTGTTTTGACACTCCAAACTCTTAATGTAAAGTAATGCACCATAACCATATCCTCCATTAAATGCACCACCGCTTATTACTAAATCTATCTCCTTTGGTTTATCAAGCCCATTCATACTATTTTTAGTTACTGCATCTATATAGCTTCTAAGTAAATCTATGTCGGTGTTCTCATCATTTTCCATTACACAGACAATATATAAAATAACATAAATAGTGAACGCTAATAATAAAAATGACTACATTAAATAGACCGAATTGGGATGAATATTTTACGTCATTAGCAAAAGTAACATCTACAAGATCTGCTTGTGAAAGATTACAAGTAGGATGCGTATTGGTTAAAGATAATCGAATTGTATCGCAAGGCTATAATGGTTATTTACCAGGTTGTGTGCACGAGCAAGTGATGAGGGACGGACATGAAATCGCAACTGTTCATGCTGAACAAAATGCAGTTACTGATTGTGCACGGAGAGGAGTTTCATGTGATGGTGCTACTGCCTATATTACACATTATCCATGTATAAATTGCTCAAAAATATTATGTGCTTCGGGAATAAGAGAAATCAATTATATTAATGATTACAGAAATGATACAATGAGTGCTTACTTCTGTAAATTATCAAATGTTACCTTAAAAAAGTGTTCAGCTACTGATCTTTGAAACTAATTTTGATGAAGCATAAATCACTCCACCAAATACTAAACAGTTTATCAATCGTCCGGTTAAATTAACATCTCCTCCTTTGCCATAACACATAGGCAATGTATTCAGAAATGTTCTTCTTACCGCTGGTAATTGATACATAAAATAAAACACGGCAATAAGCAATGGCAAACTTATTTCAGCATAAACATCATCCCAAGTGTCTTTTGTTTGTTGAGTTTTTGCATTTTGACGAATTATTTCTTCAGATGTCACATGCTCGGTAATATAATCATTTGTTTGTGCAGGAATAAAATTGGGCTTAATTTCTTCATCTGACGTTATATTACTTTGATCCATTGGTATATCTCTGCTAGGAAGTCCTAGCATTCCACTTGCACTTGCTTTTTGAATACCGTTAATAAGCTCGTTATCTCGCTCTCTTAATTGCTCTGCTTTATTCGCCTCATTTTCTACGATTGTATTAGTATTTCCTTCATCTTTTTCGTGCGTAACAAGTTGAACATTTTGGTCAGGAGCACTACCAGAAGTAGGAAGCTCCGCTAAACTAGTTGTCGTAATTCCACCAGAATCCATTTATTATAACTCAGTTCTTATAATAAAATAGATTACGCAAAAGTAACGTGTTTTTGCGATTCACACTTTTTTGTTTCTGCTTTGAACTTATAACACGATCCGCCATGAAGATATGTTGTATTTTCTACCTCGCCTGTTTTTGGCGATTGAAATGTATAACAATCCTCATTGCGACACGTTCTTCTAAACAGACTAGCTAATCCAATTCCTAGAATAATAGAAATAACTACTTGTCCAAACTTTGTATGCATTGATTTAATAATATTCTGTATCATATACATTATTCAAATATTATTACTCCTGAATTGGTATAACTTTCATACCAGTTTTTGGACATTTTACTTCATTTGCCTTATAAGAAAAACAATTACCTGCTTTATCTCGGTACTCGATCTTACCTGCGTTTTCTGGAGTTGGATAAACGAGTACGGTCTCAGTAGGGGCGGCTGATAGGTAAACGAATAATAATCCTATTACAAATGCAGCTATAAATATCGGAAGTTTTATATATTTCATCTTCATTGATATATAAATCTATTATATATTTTCTATTTATTATTCTTAAGCACTGCAGGTTCTTCAAGAATCACAACAGCCTCTTCATATGTGTAAGGGTCCTGTATTAAATGATATATACCATCATCACATGTAAACTTTCCGCCACCTCTTTCACCGTTAGAACATTCAATTGCATTTTTAGAAAATCTTAATTCGCGATATTTGGTAGCCTCAGGCTGAATCTCATTAACATAGTGTGATACCATATCACTAATAATAGAAGGATTATTTGTCTCATTATATTGTCTTGATAATCTGCGCAATTTATCAATTGCAATGGAAATATTTGTCTTAGTTTCTCTTCTTTGTTCTAATGTTTTTTTTCCTTGAACAATATTAACAAATGTATCATCTACGTCTCTTAAACTGGCAGTAATATTATCAAAATCATCTTTTTGTTCAACAAACACACTCATGGCTTCTGACTCGCTAATGAAACCAAATAACATATTTAGTTTTGTTCGGATAATTTTAGTTCTAGCATCTTCGCTTTCTTCGCTTGCAAATGTATAAAGCGAATCTACTTGCTGATAATCACCTCGGTTAATTTCAATATCTAAGGCACATGGTCCTTGTGTTGCAGTACATCTTGCTCTAAGAATTGTACCTTCTTGTGAAAAAACCATTCCGCCCAATTTACCGCAGTTAGTACATTTTTTTTTCATAGCAGCAATTGCCTGCAGTTTAGCAGACTTATCAATTGATCTATCCCTGATAATTTTGCGACGAGTCTTTGTAATAGAGGTTTCATATTCATCCTTAAGCTTATAGTATTCTTCTAATGCATTTATGGTGGGTTGATCCATTATATACATATTACGTATATATTTTCCTTTCTAATACAGCGATCTCAGGATGATTATTCCATGTAGGCAAATCAGTTATCATAGTAGAGTTTGCTTTATTTTTAATAAGGGCTAGATTTTGTAACTTTGATACAATATATTCTTGTTTTTTTCTATTTTTATCAGCAATTTCGCTAGGGGTTAATTTGCCTTTATATTTATAAGTCAAAAAACTGCCTACAACTAAGAAGAACAATACGAGCATTGTAAAGTTGAAAAATATACTAATATTGCGGTCTTTAAACTTCCTACATTCTTTCAATGTTTGGGTTAACCAATATTTTACTCCTGGTTCTGTAAGCACTGGACGTTCCATTAATTATTACTTCTATAATTCCAAAATAAATTGTGCTTATTTAGTATAGATGGCTGATTCAAGTACTCCTAATCCTACTAGTTCAATTATATGGTTCTTTATAGTCACCACGCTTTATACAGTTGCCGAATACACTGGAACTAAAAAAATGGGTCAAGATTCCAGCGGCACATCTAGAATGTATTTTGCCGGATATGTATTATTAATTATCATAGGCGAGTTTTTCGTTAATCTAGGAGTCACGCAGGCTATGTGCGGTAGTGCGGAATGGTCCACCGCATTAATGGTTACTATATTTCCATGGGGATTTATTTTTGGTATATTGACATTATTGCTCTCCATGTTTCCAGGATGGTTATCGCCATTCTCAAACACATTTGGTTATGGAGTAGCAATTTTAGCAGGCCTTAATAATATTCTAGCTGATATTTTAGAACCTAATCCCAAGGGAAAGAAAACACCAGAATCACAAGACATGGATGAAGCATTGGCTCATATTTATTCTGATAAAAGTCTCTTAGTCAATGAGATTACTGTAGATAATTTTGATTACTTTTGGGAGAAAATGAGAGGTGTATTTAAGAAAGGGGTTTTCGCTGACCAAGGATTAAAAGGTCAACTTTACAGCATGATTGTATTAAAAGACACTGTTGCTGCGTATATATGGTATTTGTTAGCAGGATTATTAATAACATCTGTAAGCTACAATTATATTGTCAATACATCATGCAGCACTAGTGCAAAAGACATGCAAAAGCGTCATGATGAATATGAACAACAGTTAGCAGAGGCACAAGAAAAAGCACAAAAAGCAAAAGAAACAAAAAGAGTGTATACAAGTAATGAATAAACACCTACTACAAAGTAAAGCATATTATAGTTTTAATTATCAATAATATGTTTAAAAATCAATATGTGGCATTGAGATGTAATACAGAACAGAAAAATATGAAATGATTGCGATTAAAATCGCAACAAGCCAGGCAGGAAGAACACTTCTGGAAGAATATCCAACTCCAAACTCTCGTAAAGATCCGTCTTTATTAAAAATTAGTGGAGTCTTGCTTAATACAATAAATGTATATGCAACTACAAAAATACTGATTGCTACAGAAGTTATGTTACGTTTGATAAAATTACGATTCATAATACTATTACTATTATCAGATATAAAAAACGACTATTTATCTTTTATCTTTTAGACTACACACGCCAGTTAAATTGTTTTTGATTACCTTCATTGATCGCCCATCAACGTCACTGTTTACTTTTGAGATTGCCTCAGCATAAGCTTCTCCTGATTTTCCATCTGTCATAAAAGTATTATACTTTTCGTTTGCCAGTCTAGATAATGATTTGGCTGCTCCTGACTTTACTACATCTACTGCTTTTCCTGAATCATCGTCTTCCCACCCATCTTCATGATCTTTTACATACCATTTTTTTGCATGCGAATGAAGAGGTCTTTCATTTTGACTCAATCCAGAAAGACTTTTCTTTATCATACCAACAATTGCTCTTGGTTCGTCATTTTCAATCAAATCTAAATCGCTCATCTCTACCGTTAGTTTCTTAGCGAAATCTTGAATAGACATAGCATTTGCACAATTCTCGTTAAGGAACAGCTGAATATTGAATATATTATTATTACTATTTGTATTGTTGTAACTTCCACTTGTGTGATGTCCTCCATTTAAATTACTGGTTGCAAGCTTTTCAACTAGTTCACAGTTTTTATTAACGACTTCTTTCATAAGACCTACCATTTCTTTTAATGACTCAGCAGTGGTCACTTCATGTGTTGCAGTAGATGTGTTAGTTTTCTCGTCTTCAAAATTGCATTTCTTTTGATGTCTGTAGAGATTTTGACGATTGGCATAACATTTTCCACACTCGCATATGAAGTCAGATTCAATTGTAGCTCCTTTTTCCTCTTTTTTCGTAGTCATAGTGTAGTCATCTGTAGTCATTGGCGGACATGTGTGTTTCTTCGTCTTAAGATGTCTTTTCCAATTTCCAAGTTTACACGTAAAGAAGTCACACTTTTTGCAATGATATTCTTCCAGCTCTTTCTGGCTCTTTTTTGCTCCTTCTTGTAGTCCTAACGTAGTCATATAATGACTACAGAAAAAAGAGCTTAAGTTCTTTACAAAATAGACATAGTGCCTTTTTTTCAGCCCTACATAACTTTCTTACATGGTTTTTAAAAACTATGTTTTTTCTTCTCTAGGCTCTCTAAATAAATCATGTTTTTTACCCTGTTTTCAATTCTCTAAAATATTTTGAGTGTTTCTTGGGTATTTATAAATATATCTGAGGGTCTTTGGAAAAGTAAAAAAAAGTTAAAAACGTTAAATCCATTATAATATCACCAACAAAAATATTTGTTTACAACATTCATTAAAAAATTGAAAACTATGTTTTACTTTTGGATTTTCATCATCAAAGAAAAAATGAGCAATCAATCCCATGTTAATTCCTCTTCTCCCAAAGACTATTCTATTGAATGGTCAATCAATGACGGGAGCTACAATCCATGCGCTATCATTACTTACGTTCACGATAATACCGGAATAAAAAGTGAATCTGAGCTTGCGAATATTGCAGCAGAGCAAGTTATTCATTCAATATCAGAAAAAAAAGACTATATATGCTTCAATGGTCCGTTTACGTACTTTGCAGGAGCTGTAAAAGAGAAATCGTGTGAAACAGTTGTTATTAAAAATAATGACCCGATCACACTCTCGCAATTCTTGCGTACTACACCACCGTCGAGAATAAATGTGATTGAAAATAAGGTAATAATTGTCTCGGCACTAGACGGATAATCATTAAAAAATACTTACCTACATATATTTTTTTGTTGCCAAATATGCACCCTACATCTATGAAATCATTCTACATCGCCACATGGGACAGCACAATGTCTTAGAGTTACCAAACTACTTGACTTCCATTTTTTTCCAACTGCCCATTCACTCATTATATAAGCGTCGCCGTGATTTAATACTATGTTTATTTCACTACTAATAATCGCTCTTGAATAATACCATCTGTATCTTAAATCCATGCTTTTACCACACTTTATCGCAAATACCTTTTTTCTTTCACTATCGCCGTGCCACCCTATCCCCACATTGGTTTTTTTTTCAAACTTTTTATATTTATTGCCTTCACACACTAGATTATCTGCTTTATTACCACCTAGCATTTGAAGCCTACTAACTGCATTTTTAAGACACGGTACATCAGACCAAGCAATAATTCTACCCTTTTTATTTTCATAATCCGGCTCTTGACTTTCTTCACTATACATCAAGTTATGTCTTCGTCTTTTGTTTAAAACCTTCTTTCTGCGAGTATCATAATATTTATTATCCCATTCCAGTCCCTCTTGTTCAATATATAATTCATCTGCTTCTTTACCTGATAATAGATTGCGTATAATTATTACAAACGCAGAGGGGCAAGTTTTTTTATATTCATCTGGAAGAACAGTTTTAAGGTCAATTATCTCACATACACGTTTTGTATCCCAAACTCTTCTCATTATGCCTTCAGCATCTTCAGCTTTAACTCCTTCTTTTGCTTCCTCTCCTATAATTTGCATTCCAGCATGGTTTTCTCCTTGATCTCCGCAAGTAAATGTATATGATGATGTATTCATATTCATATTCATATTTGTTATTTTACTATTTGTTTGATATTTAAAAAATAGTAAAAATATTTTCAATTTTTTTATAAACATTACCTGATTATTGTAGATGGTTTTTTACATTAAAAAACTTATAGTTCGTCGCCATAGTCAGCATCTCTAATATTATCATCTTCTCCGTTATAATCAATTGCAAACTCCTGATCTTCTATCATTCGAGCTTCGTTTTCTTCTACAATAGCATCCAGTTCAAAGACATCCATTAAACCCTTAGTAACTCCATCGATTTGATTGAGTCGAGCTTCGCGGATAGTACGTTCCTCCATTGCACTTCTTTCTTGATCATATGTATCTCCTTCGTATACTCTAAAACCCTTTTGCATACCAACTGACCAGCGACCAATTCTGTGATTTTTAAACATATTCTCAATCTCTCTTTCTTCATCAGTTAATTCTGTTAAGAACTCGACAATTTGATCTTTTTCCTTTTCTTTGCCACGTGTTACCTTTTCCATTAAATCCTCGTAATTTAAATCAATTACCTTTTTATCTTGACAGGCAACGCTCATAAAAGAAACCATAAGCCCTGCGATTTTTTCAGACATTAGTTTTTTCTCTCCAGACATTATTTCCAACATAGGTGCTCTACCTTCTTGACCTAATACCACATCGACTTGTTCTCGCAGTAAAGGATTGCTAGGTCTTTCTAGTTTTTCGTCATAAAAGTCTTCTCTATCAACCAGTTCCATCATGTTAATAAGTGCATTTAAGATGTAGAACTTGAATAAATATTTCACCATTTTATCATCAAAAACAGATTGTACTACGCCTTCTGGTGTATTTACTGGTGCGATATACATTGTATCATCTGATATAGCCCATAATTGTCTTCCCTCAAACTGAAAAACCTGAAGCAGTGATTTAATTTGACTGTCTCCATAAAACTTTGAAAGAGGACTATAATGATCTCTTGCTTGACTTCTAATATCTTGTTGATGTTGATCTGATAGATTCCAGCAGGGAGGAACTTTTACATTATTGTATGCAACTTCGTTAATAATAATATTTGGGAACACTCTAGAAATTAGCCATGAAACACTCTTTGCAAAATTAGCCATTTGAAAAACGGTTGAGTCATTACTTGATGGATCAGGGCGAAACTCTGTGATTGATGTAAGACATTCTGCAAACTTTGTATGTCCTTCAGGATTATTTCGACGTACAAAATCAGAAATAGCACTCTGCATTTGGTCATTAACAGTCTGCAGATAATTTTTCATACTTCTAACTTCATCTGTATCTTTATCAGCCGGAAGATCTCCAACACCGAATCTATCAATAACATCTAACATACCATTGATAAATGGAGTTGGCAAGATATTTACCTCACTATCATTAACCGACGATAGTCTGTCGCGAAGTCTTTGAATATTACTTAGAACAAGAGTTCTGATGTCAAGAGAAACAATATTATTTTTGTTAATAATTGACATTAATCGAGCAAGGGTCTCATTATCAAAGTTTCGGCCATCTCTTTTGAGTTTTTTAATTTTATCTTTGATGGAATCAGATATATTGAAATCGTCAGGTTTATCCATACAGATAGCTCTCAATTCTTCGCTGATTGGTATATCACTGTTATATTTGCAATAAACCATAAATGCACGATAAATTGTTTCTTCGTCAAACTCTGGAGGTAAATTAGGGAACTCAATACGAGTATCTGTAGGGTCAAATAAGATTGACGCCTTAGACATCGCGCCTACATCGTCCAAGACTGCTCTCAAGTCTCTTACAATATTGTTGTCAATATTGATAGACCCTTCCTTGTCTGAGAAATATTTATAGGTTTCATCGTTATTTTCATTACAACAGGCATTTTCTAAAAATGGGATCTTTGCAGCGTTTGATAGAATCGCTTGATGATCAGCTATATTTTTAGTGACAACTTTTTGCACAGCAGTTTCAATTGATAATGCAAGATAGATTATTTTTGATCGCAATGCATTGATTTTTTCAAATTGACCCTTTGATCCGCGTTTTATATCAGTTAAAAATTGTTCTTGGAACTCTTTTGATGGAGGCAATACCGAAACATTAACTGGTTTCAAAGGCGGTAGAAAGTTAATCCAGTTTGTAATATCGAGATCAGCAGGAATGTATTCTTCTTGATTAATCGCATCATATTCGGATTTTGAAACAATTCTCTCTTGAATAACATCACTAGCGATGATAAACTTGTCTATAAGAGATTTCATCTTTGATACAATCTTGCGTTGACTCAGTTTTTTAATAGAGTTCCATGGTTCAATTGAACTTTTAATACCATCGGTTACGCAGGCAATATATTCTATTCCCGAATCATCGCCATTTCCAAAAACAGGATATCCGGAGAACGATTTAACACAACCAGGATATGTTTTTCTAGTTCTTAGTGATGGGATACTTGTTTGGATGCCAATAAGCAGGAAACTAAGTGTAATTAAAATGAGAGTTTGATCATAAACAATGTCATATGGATCTGGTTCCTTTTTCTTCCCCTTCTGTGCAGCAATAGCGTTTTCATAATCTTGTCGAGCAGGCATACTCTTTGCTAGAAGTTTTGCGGTTTGGCTAATAACAAACTCTTCCAAAGCATTAGTATTGAGACCCATGTATCTAGAAATTGCTCGCATTACTCTTGAAATCTTTTCAGATTCAGGATCACCAAATGTTTCCTTTTTTGCATTTGGCGCTTGAGCAATTGCATTTCCAATATCAGCTTCCATAACATCTCGAGAACGCATGACAAATCCTTCTTCTGTGAAACCTTCTTCTGTACTAAAATCAATGCGTGTGATTATCCATCCGCTATATTGATCGACAATTGCTTCGCCATCTCCACCTTCTTCTCCTTGCTGGTCAGCAATTAATTGAAGTTCATAGAAATAATTTCCACCAGAAACATAAACATCTGCAAGTTTTGATACAAAGGTTGGAAGTAACTTCACATTGGATGTATTGCAATATAACCACCACTGATCTTCTTCGGGATTTGCAGGACGGGTATAATATGCTACAAATTGCGTAATGTTGTTTTGTCTTTTAACGAAATCACTTTGTGATAAAATAAGACTAAGCAGTCCTGCGTGTGGTGATTTTTCAACAACCACTTCTTTTGCCGATGCCCCAAGCTCAAACTTAAGTGTATCATTTTTTGTAAACTCACTTGTTAGCAATGTGATTAATGGTGTTAGGCGAGCAGCTGCGTTATTTCCAGCAGCCATTATTTTTTTATCAATTTCCTTAGATCCCAATTTTAATCTTTCACTGAACTCTTTTGTCATATCTTTAATGGCATTTTGTTGCATGTCAATAGTAGCAGCAGGAACTGCAACACAGTCATTATTTATACTAATACACTTATCAGCTAGATTACAAAATAATGCGTTTGAATTAGCCATAGTTGTCTCTGGAATGCTTTCATCGCGAATCCAAGTATTATCTCTTCTTTTGTAGAAGAATACTTGATCATCGCTAATAGAAACAAGTGCATAATCTCCATCCTTTACTGGTCTGTAACCAAGAATCATTGCTTCTGCTTCTATTTTTGCATCATCGGTGCTCATTCCAGTAGATTCAGAGATCTTATTTTGGAGATATGCGATTTTTGATGATTCTTCTATAATAATATCTAACTCTGCTTGATGTGAGTTAATAACATCATAATATGTTTTATCAAATTGTTTATCATAACTGATATCTTTTCCATTATCATCAGCAAGTTCATCAATAGAAAGATATTTCTTAGAGAGAACACGTGTAGAACATGCCTTATTATTTACATTATCAGTTTGAGCAGTTGATTTACTAATAGTAAACTCTTCTTTTTCTAATAGTGTGGCCATTCCATCTGGTAACATGAGATCAGAAGACATCATTGCAATAACATCATTGAAGTATCTAGACGAGTCGATTTTATTCATTAAATTAATGATCTCTCCGTCACTGTATTTGTCAAGAGGAACTTTATCAAATCTATATCCTTCATTCACTTCAACATTCGCCTCTGGTGATTGGCGTAGGAGATCAAGAATCAGTGGTAGTGTTCTTCGAGACACACCTGCCTTGGTAAGCTGCTCATAATCTCTTTTCTTTATAACATAATCTTTCTTCCAATTGGTAATTTTATCAGAAATGAACTCAGTTATTTCCTGATATTGCATAAAGGATAAATCTCTCTGGTAAACAAGGAAAGGTTCCAGATAAGAGAGAACAGCATTTATGCTCAAAGTTCCGGTGATATGTTTTTTAATTAGATTGAAAAGAACGCGTGTTTTTGGAATGATATTTTCCAGATATGTTTTGTAATCTGTTTCGGAATATTCATTTGGAAGATATTCTCTTACGTCTTCCAGGTATTTATTTTCATCAAACTCAACAGGTTCTTTTCCAACAGGTTTAACTGTAACCGATGTTAATTTATTCAACATACGCCAATATGATAGGTGATTTCTAGAGAGATTGCACTTCATCATAATATTTGTGGATGGTAAGTTTACATGTGAGAATCTAACGACAGATTCTGGTAAAGTTAGAAAAGATTTAATACTCATCTCATCTGGGCGAGTTACCTTTTTAATTTTAATCACTTCGCCTCCACCAGCAACTCTTTGGGTTTCAAGAGTGTTCATACCAAGATTATATTCTTGAATAAGGAATCGTTTGCGCTTGATGTTATCATTTTTGGAAACAGATGAATAAAAATCGTATAAATTGTCAACAATCGCAGTTAAATTACTTTCAACGCGTTGTGTTGTAATAGTTCCATTTTCTGAGTCAGGAGGCCCAAAAGGAGTCCAGTATTTATCAACAGATTTAATCATGTAATCATAACCATTTTGTCCATCGGTGATTTCTCCCTGATTAAAAGCTCTGATCACTTCTGTTTCTGCAGTTCTGATAGCGGCCAAAGTTTCTGGATCTACATCATTATATTCTTTGGCAACTTCTTCATCAACGTCGTATAATTTTTTGGTATTACGTACAACAGGTAAAATCCAATAAAGTTTTTGGTTTAGAACTTCAAGAGATTGAACTAATGGCTTGAAGTCTGCACCTTGAATATCAGGCATTTGAGCATTACCGTTAGCATCGAACTTGGAAAATTGCGTTCTAAGCTGTTTGAATCGTTCAATCATACGGTGAATATTGTTGAGAACAGTTTGAGTTCTTTCAGCATTAGGAATGTCAGAGAGCATTTCGTTAAGAAGATCAGTAGCCTGTTTGTCGATACCATATCTTTTTTCGTCTTCTGGAACTTCAACCATCATGGCAATCGCTCCTAATTTTTCTCCAAATTGTATTTGATCTGCTGCAATTATAACATTTTTCACGCGTTCTCTGAACTCAGGTTCGGGCAATGGAGTCAATGCGTCTTCCTCAGTTGTTTCAATAATTTCTTCATCTTCTTCAGGTGATGTAGGTGTAGTAATTTTTTCTGGAATAGGGGATATCATATCAGCAGGGTTGTCTTGAGTAGGTGTTTCTCTCTTGACAATTTTTTCAATTGGTAAATCCGAAGGAATACCGTTGTATTTAAAATCAATATAAATCGTTTCATCGTCAACAAGTTTAATTTCAATTTGATCTTCGTCTAAGTTGGTAATAAGACCGGTCATAATAACAGGAAGTTCACCGCCAAAATAAAGATCAATCCATTGAGATGGTACTAAACCATTTTGCCGTGCATAACTTGGAGAATCAGCTCTACTTAATATAGCAATTGTCTGAATTGATTCATTTCGAAGTGTTCCATCTTCATTTATGTTTATAGTCGCAGCGGTTCCATCCTGACCAAGTAAATCAAGTTTTTCTTTATCAATGTACTTAATTAGGAAAGGTTTTGCATTTATCTTTGAGTCTGTCGGTGCGACAAACTCGATAATGTCACCGACTTGAAGGTTTATTGACTGTTCAATAGGTTCACTGGCCATTATCTTATACATATACCAGATATTTATCTCTATTACTCATTTTATTGTAAATGAAAGCCAGTTAAAGATTCTCCCAATATTAAGATAATATGCAAGACACAATGAGCACGTGCAGATACGATCTTAACAAAGTAGAAGGCCATAACCTAGCCGATCTGTTCTCAGATGAACAGAGTAAAGTCGATGCACTTCTTAACACTCTCAACCTTAAACAAAAACATTGGGCTGTAGGAGGCAAAAATTATAATGTTGTTCGATATGATAAACAATTTCTATCACAGGATAGAGCCGAAACGGTTGGTCTATTTAGATCAGTAGTCCATCTGGATGGAAAAATTATTTCTTTCGCCCCACCAAAGACGATTTCATATGACTCATTTGTATCTCGTCTAGATAACTCTAAGCCAGTCAAGATCGAAGATTATGTTGAAGGTACAATGATTAATGCTTTTCATACAGGAGAATCATGGGAGATTACTACTAGGAGTTCAGTAGGGGGGCGTGTAGCATTTTACACGATGGACGGTAAACCTCAGACAGGTGTAGAAAATACATTTCGAGGAATGTTTATGGATACTCTACAGCACAATGAGATGATGAATGATGAAGGCGATGATTCTAAAAATGATCTTTTAGCTCAACTTGATAATTTCCCCAAAAATTATTGTTTTTCATTTGTTCTTCAGCATCCTAAAAATCGAATTGTTGTACCATTTACAACACCGCAACTATTTCTAGTAAAGATGTATGAGATTACAGATAATGTTGTAAGTGAAGTAGATATCACTGATGATGTGCGCAGTAAATTGCCTAATTGGCTGCAATATCCTAGAGGAGGAGATGATCTAGCAAGTATGTCTGCGTATCTATCTAGTGGTGATGCAGATTATAAGATTGTTGGGGCTATGATTTCTGGTTTTGATACCGAAGGTCGGCATATGCGCAGTAAATATAGAAACGTAACATATGAGACAGTTCGAAAATTGAGAGGAAATCAGCCGAAACTTCAATATCGTTATCTTATGTTGCGCCAATCACAAAAAGTAAAAGATTATCTACGTTATTATCCTGAACACAAGAATCTGTTTAGTGATTACAGAGATATGATTCATAAGTTTACACACGAACTTCATAGTAAATATATTTCATGTTATGTAAAGAAGGAGGGACCACTTGGTGGTTACTCATCTCAATATAGAACTCATATGTATAAGTTGCACGAGCTATATACAACGAGTCTATCAAAAGAAAACAAGATTGTTAGGAGGAGTGTTGTAGTAACATATGTTAATGAGTTGCATCCTAGTTTGCTTATGCATTCTATTAATTTTCATCATCAACAAGCAAAGGATGATATGGAAATCGTACAGAATACAGAGTGTTAGTAAATAAAGAAAAACAATATTGTTATGAATATCATTTCAATATTGTAAAATTGTTCAATACTTATAAAGTATCTATAATTAATCTATTTTTTTAAAGTATTCGCTGATCGAATTATATATTACCTCCAAGGTCTTGCATGTTTCAGTCAGTATGGCTATAACACTACTTTTATCAGTAGCGTCTTTGAAGCCAATTCGAATAATACTTTCGTCAATATGAGGATGTGGCTTTCTGAACCCACAAAAGTCGAGCGATTTATCAGATTTGGCAGAAGAGCGATCATAATGTCTCGAATAGAGAACATACTCTATTGCTTTACCAAGGGTATAGTCTTCTCCAATTAGCTTGATGTCAAACCCATTAGGTAATGTAGTATCGGTTTGGGTGATCAAACTATCATTTTCTTGAATATCCTTCTTGAATGTAGCGATTTTATCGAGCATAACATGTGCGGCTTTGAAGATAAGAGACATATTATCAAATTGGCCAATAGTTTCAATTTTAAAGTCGAAAGAATCAGGAATATTAATAGTTTGGGCTTTAAGAAGCTTCCAATCTGTAATTTTAAAAGCGATAGTATCTGCATCTAAGCCTTCTGCTTTCATTTCGCTTTCCATTTGGGTAATTTTATCATTAACCAGAACAGGATCTTGTGTATATCCATATGCACATGTAGCGGCGACATTAAAACAACCGTCCTGCTTTGCAGTGCCGATATCAAGTGTGGATGTAAGTTTTAGCTCTTCACCGTCAATATCTTCAGATAGACGAGGTCGAAGACGAGCGATATCAATGAAATCTCCGGTAATTTCGTCAGGAGGAAAGATATCACGAGTTGCTGATTGAGACAGGTATTTTCCTGTATTTTTATCTTTGATTTTAAAGTCGCCAGTTGTAACATAATCTATAATGTCACTATCATTTTTTTTATCGACTTCAACAATGTAGTTTTCAATTGGAAAGTTAGTATCACTAATATGAATTGGAACACAGCTAATACGCTGTTTGATAAGCTCATTATTAAGCCGTGTAGTATTAATTTCAATATTCATTTTACATTCTTCATATGGAGTAGTTCTAAATACTACAGAAGGAATGTCGGACAAAACAATGCGACGTAAAGCGTTTGCAAGACTAACATTTACCCCGGATAAGGTAAACGTCATAATACCGTCAGATTCAGCGAGGTTAGTAACAACAGGATTCATGGTGTATAGTATATTCCCACATAATTTATCTCTATCTCAATTTTTTGAGATATATGAGTTTAAAGATCTCTGAGATAATACTATTATAGTGCAAATGAGTACAATCCTTTATTATAGTAACTTTTGTGAGAATTGTAAACAAGTATTAAGCGTAGTTTCGCGAAGTCCAGTAAAAGATGAAATGCATTTTCTTTGCGTGGATGATAGAGTTAAGGGTACAAATGGTGCTACTTATATTAAACTTCAAAATGGCGAAAAAGTAATTTTGCCACCAACTGTGTCTAGAGTGCCTGCATTACTCTTGTTAAATAGAGGACATCATGTTTTATTTGGCGAAGAGATTATGCAACATATTCAACCTTCGGTAGATGTAATGAAGCAAAAAGCAGTAAAACAGACAGGTGAGCCCATGGCATTTTCTTTAGGCGGTGGAGGATTTGGAGTAGCATCTGATAATTTTAGTTTTCTTGATATGTCACCAGATGATTTAGCAGCAAAAGGCGATGGTGGTATGAGACAGCAACACATGTATGCTGGCGTATCTCATACAGACCAAATAGAAACACCGCCGGATAATTATTCATCTGATACAGTTGGCAATGTATCTATGGAACAGCTTCAGCAGAATAGAGCAAGCGATGTTAGAATGAACGACGGGCCTCCTCCAGGAGGTAGATAAGTGAATCAAATAGAAAAAGCGTTAAAGTGTTTAAAAGAAGAACTATAGAAACTTCATATGAGCATATTAACAGCATTCAATAATCATTTCGAGGAGTTTTTGAATGATGTCATTCGGGTGTTTCCAGATGACATCGATATAGCTACTGCTGCAAATGCCCTTGGTAAGTTGCGAAAAGCGAATCCTCGTCTAATTATCTTAACATTTAAAGAACACGTAAGTACGCAATATGGAGATGAAATTAATGCAGGCAATTTAAACTTTTTTTTAAATAAAGATTATTCGAATGATGTAGAGGGAACATCTCAAGCAAGCGCAATTCTCGATAAAATAGACAAAATTAAAGAACCAATTCGAAATATGGATCCAACCGAACAGGCCAAGGTTCTTCAATATATGCAAAATCTATGTAAGATATGTAATATGTATAATAATTAATGTCTTCAGTGATTTAAAAGTGTATCATTAGTCAATGTATTATGGAAGGTTCTTCAATGACTAATGATGCTTCGCCAGAAAAACCTGGTTTCGACGCCGAAAAGATTAAGTCTTTTACCAAAGTTCTTGGGGACATGATGAATGACATGATTAATGTATTCCCAGAGCTAGAAGAAAATCTTGATACAAACTTATCAATTGTTTGGAAACAAGATGCCCATTTGCCAGCAGAGGTTGTCGAGGCAACCAAAGTGATAATGGAGTATTGTGGTAAGATCTATCCTGCTCGTTTTTTTGATATTCTTTACGAGAATGCAGAGATTTTTGATACCGAGACACCGGTTCTATTTTTACCTGGAATTGATTTTAACATTTTATGGAAAGAGAATATTAGTGATGCAACACGTTCTACGATCTGGAAATATTTGCAGTTGACATTATTTTCAAGTGTATCAAATGTCTCCGATGGAGAATCGTTTGGTGATACGGCTGATTTATTCAAAGCAATTAACGAGGACGAGTTTAAACAGAAGTTGGAGGAGACAATGAGCAGTATGAAAGATATGTTTCAACAAGACGAAGGAAAAGATGGAGAGGAAGGAAAGAGAAATATTAACATGGAGGATTTGCCGAATGCAGAAAGTGTACATGCTCATGTTGCAGGTATGATGGATGGAAAGCTAGGAACGCTTGCTAAGGAGATTGCCGAAGAGACCGCAGCTAATTTAAATATGGATTTTGAAAACGCTACAAGTGTAAACGACGTATTTGCAAAGTTGATGAAGGATCCAACGAAGATAATGGGTATGGTTAAAGATGTAGGATCTAAGTTAGATGAAAAGATCAAGTCGGGTGATATCAAAGAGAGTGAACTACTCGAAGAGGCGAGTGAGTTGATGAAAAAGATGAAAGATATGCCTGGTATGGAGAATATTCAGTCGATGCTAAGTAATATGGGACTGGGTGGTAAAAAAATTAATACTTCAGCAATGCAGGCTCATATGGAACGTACTATGAAACTTGCTCAACAAAAGGAGAGAATGAGAGCTAAGGCTGGTCAAAGAACTATGCCTGAGGTTCCACAATATAGTCAAGAGGAGATGGCTGTAATGGAAGCGAAAGCAGAAAAAGCTCGACAAGAACTACTTGCAGAGTGGGATGACGAGCCAAACCAAACAGTTTTTAGAAGTGGTCCTCGCGCTGAAAGAAGTTCAGTAAAGCCTAGTAAAGGTAAGAAAAAGGGTAAAAAGAAGAAATAAAATAGATGGCTGTATATATAGATGCAAGACACCTTCTGGTTAAATGATCCAACTATTTTATTTAACAAAGATAGCGTAGGACAAGTATGGCCTTCGCCTGGAATGACCTCAAATGAAAAACTTAATGCTATTACTCGCCTGGTAATTTTATTGACTATACTTGGTTATCTAGTAACTGGCAACTTTCGAGTTATAGTTAGTGGCGTAGTTACAATCTTTGCGGTTACAATATTGAAATACTTAAAGAAAGATGATGATATCAAGCAATCTGTACAAAAAGCTGCCAAAGAAGGCTTTTCAACCCTTGACAGAGAAACATTATCACGAATGAGATTTGAAAAACCTACAGATACTAATCCTATGATGAATGTTCTTCTTCCTCAGATTCAAGATACACCCAATAGACCAGCTGCTGCACCAGCTTTCAATCCTGTTGTTGTTGAAGATATTAATAAAAAAACTCAAGAAATGGTTGTTAATAATTTTGACGACAAGAAAGGTATAGACGATAGATTGTTTAAAGATTTAGGCGATAGCTTTCAGTTTGATAGATCAATGATACATTTTAATTCCACTGCTAACACCACAATTCCTAACGATCAAAAGTCGTTTGCCGAGTTTTGTTATGGTGATATGATTTCTTGCAAAGATGGAAATGAACTAGCATGCACACAATCTATGCCTCCTAACTGGATCAATGGAGGAAATTAGGAAAATAATATATTATCTGAATATATAAATGGCCCACGTATCCGATTATACATTCAATAACCAGACCAGAATAGGGGAGGATTCATGTGATCTTAGTCAGCGCAATGTTCAAAATGCAGGTGCTGCTAATTATCTCCTCACTAATTTTCGTCCACAATGCCCAATGGGTGATGCTGTAGAGTTTGCAACGTCTCAGCCAAATATTAATTTTACTGGAAGCCATCAAGTAGGTATCGGAGGATGCAATATTGACCAAAACTCCCAACTACATATTAGTGATTTAACGCGTTCAAGTTGCAAAATCAGTTTATATCAAAGACCTTTTGCAACCGTTCCATTCCTAGGTCGAGGAAAGTCTGATGCTGTTCTTGAGTCTCAGCTTATGCAGGGGGAGCTCGCTAACAATCGTAAGAGTATTAATCCCAGTTCTGAAGTATCCCATATGGGCTATCGTAGCACTCCAATGATTCCTTCACTCAAGGCAACTGTCCAAAATCCAGCAAACCTTGTTGAAGGAGTTGCTGCTGATGGATGGATTCGTGGCGGCATGCCTTCTCGCGAAATGACTCGTGATCAAGATTATGCAAGTTCTCACACATCAAAACAATACGTTTAATTAAATATTACAATTTTTATTATCTACACTTAGTTTATAATGTCTAAGTGTAGATCTATGTATGCTGGCTCATCTGGAGCTGTTAATAACGTAAACACCAACGGTCCTGGAAATGGAAATGGGAAATGGCAAGGTTTAGTATCAACTACAAACACTCGCCCAAGTCTCGTTAGCCACATAAGAAAACGCGCTGATGGTGATAATAAACATGTTGTATTTAAGATGAATCAACTAGGTGGTGTAGGCCGTATATCAACTATGTTTGTTTCTACTGCTGACGGAGTGAAGCATAACTAAATATTTAATACTCATGATAACCTTGATAAATAATAACTTAAAATTATGCGATTATTTATTCTATAATGAATGAAGTATATGATTCAACATTTCTGTGTACATACAAGCAATTAGATGATGACGATTTGTACAGAGCACAGTTTCTACAAGCATTTAAATGTAAAAAATGGGATGATTCTGAAATTACAAGAAAGACTGATGTAATTTTTAATATTGTTGTTAATCATTTCAAACCGTGTTTTGATAGATTTCGAGCGGGAGGAACTAGATTTACACATTTAATGCTATTTATGGGAGAACAACTTACAGACGAGAATCTGTTTAGGATATTGTTCACAATGGATCTATTCAGCGAAACACATCGATGTATTTGTGAAACTATCACTCATGATAAACCTACCACAGAATCTATGAAAGCTTTAATGACGTGTATAAGCTCATAATAATATCCTGTTATAGTATAGATGGCTTCAACTAGAAATAAGAATACTCCAGAAGATTACTGCTTACAACAGAGAAGTTATAAAAACTCAATAGAGCATATTAAGTACAAACATGGTGCATTTGGATCCGCATATAATAACGCCCAGCCCTGTCTTGGGTTTAATGCAAGTCATATGCCTTGGACGGCACTTTCTCACAATCCAGTTGAGATAGAGTCTAGTCTTTTTGGTATAAATGCAAATAATTTAGTCAATCCTCAGCCAAAAGTAGAACCTCAATTGAAGTCTCTGCCAATGAAGAGTTACTTTGATCGTCAGGAATTAATTATGCCAGAAAAACTAGTAGTATCTAAAACTCAAAGACCTTTCCCTATTCCCGAATAAATAATATATAATATATAATTTATCTGAGTAGATTATATAATGTCTGGTCATACATGTCGAGAAACATATTGCAGCTACGGAAGCTATTTACGATCACGAGGATACGATAAATCGATATGTAATCTATTTAATGATATCGAGAATGGGAAAGTTAAAATTGGATCCATTGAACCAAATGGTACATGTGGAGTTGATATAACTGGAAGTGTTAATATACAGCCATGTTCTGAACAACTATTGTGTGATAGTGCAACTGCAGGATGTTTAACTATTTATGGAGGTAATAAAGGATCACCTACTAGTGCGACGAATAAACATACGTTAGGACTTCAGGCTATGACAGGTGCACATATTACTGGTCCTATTATTCAATCAGAGAGCGGCAATGTAACTGAAGCACCCAATAGTGGAGCTATTAATGTTTTTGCAAATAAAAGTCATTTTACTTATCCAATTGAAGGAGATATAACTGGAACAGCCAAGAAAGTAGAGGTTATTGCACCGACTGCTGCTCCTACAAGCACCACTCAAGGTGAGAGTGGCGAAATTAAAGCAACCACGCAACACATATATATATGCTTTGGAGAGAATCTCACGAATGCAGGTAGTTATATCTGGATGAAAAGTCCACTTTTACCCATATAAACACACAATAATTATTTATTTATATAAAGTTGGAATAATTTTATATAAGTAGCATATGAAGTAGTAATAATTCTTCTTTATAATTAAAGTTAATATTGCAATAAAGTATATATATATATGGAACGATATGGCAATATAAAAGGTGGAAAAGTAATAGGTGTAGGTAGTTATGGTTGTGTTTTCTCTCCAGCAATACCATGTAAACATGGTAGACAACCTGAAAATGATATGGTATCTAAGTTAATGGAAACGCTTGATGCTAGAAAAGAAATGGATGAAATCGAGAGAGTGACTGAACGTCTTGGAAAAATCGAAAATGCAGAAAGGTATTTTGGTGGATTTGGTACCTATATGTGTAGACCTGAAAAAATTACAAGTGAGGATCTAGCTGGATATCATTGTGATATAGGTAATATTGCAGATTTGGTGCATAATTCTTCCTCGACAAAATTACCAGATTTAAGTGTTTTGCAGCAAAAGTATCTCGGCAAAACAGTGGGATCATATCTTTCTCATTTAAATGAGAAGGAAGAACTAATATTATTTTTTCAGAACATGATCTCTCTTTTAATGAAAGGAATAATACCTATGAATGAAAAAGGTATATATCATCTTGATATTAAATCAGAAAACGTATTGGTAAAAGAAAATGCTCCGGTAATTATAGATTGGGGTCTCAGCTATTTAACTGATCACAGTAGGCCAATCACAGATGCATCAACGCGCGGAAATGAATATGATGTAGATGAAACAAATATACCGATGACTGCATATTGTATGTTCAATGAACCACTTGTGGCCAGAGCATTTTACCAAACAGCTGATACTATGGGTGGCATGATTGACCCACGCGGTCTTTCTGGTGCAACAACCGTGAGGACTATAATACATCAGCTATATCATAATACATATGATAAAGAGCATATGAGATATTTACTTGGTGGTATTGTTACTCCAGTTATAGAGGTATTGAATCAGTTTCATACATCTCGCGGTGAGATTTATCCATATTCAACAAGCGAGATGTTAATTTCTCAATATTTAACCCGGCAGAGGGAGTTATATTTGCTACAAGGATCATTTGATCATAACAAATTATACACTGACTTTTATTATAATGTTGATATTTGGGGTTGGGTTATGACATTTGTACCTTTTTTAAAATCAGAAATAACTGGCAGAGATGGTTCATTGAGTAGATTTCTTTCATCAGAAAAAAGACGGAACATACGATTAATTATATCTAAAATGATTGAGTATCTATTTGTATGTAAAACAGGTAAATATGATGTTGGAGTTATTGTAGCATTCAATGAAGCCGCAATATCCATGTTATAAAATAGAGGAATGAGTGGTCATCTCATACACTCTTTACTCTCAAAACAAACATTACATCCATACATTTTTATTATGATAATCTGCATTAATTATGCTATATGAGAAAAAATATAAAATATTACTATTATAATGCAGACAATCGTAGGCTATGTAGTAGGAGTTTTTGATAAATATCATCATGGTCACCAGTTTTTACTAGAGAGATGCAAAAAACAGTGTGATTCACTAATTGTTGGTGTTCATACAGATCAATTTGTTGAAAGTTATAAAAGGAAACCATTAGATAATGAAAAAAAAAGATATGAAAATATAAGAAAAAGTCATTTAGCAGATGAGATTGTTATTATAGGAGATGATCATAGTGGATTAATTAGAAAATATAATGTGAAAAAAATGTTCCATGGAGATGATTGGGAAATAAATAGTTATAAAAAACAAATTAAGTATTATGAAGATGGACTAGATAAAATAGGAGTTGAGTTAATCTTGTTACCATACACCAAAGGTATTTCTACTACAATGCAAATTACAAATAAAATACCAAATATGTCTAACTACCAAGAATACTTGTTTGATCTAGATAACACATTATTATTGAACCATAAAGCTATGCCATTTGCAACAGAATTAATTAAAAAAATAAGATCAATAAAAAAGGAAATCAAGGTTGTTACTAACAATAATAGGTACTCACCAAAGGAGATAGCAGATTCGTTGAATATAGCGGGAATACAAATAGAAGAAGAAGAGATATATTCATCACTAAGACATGCACAATTCTATCTAATGGAGAATTATTCGGGTAAAAAAGTATATGTTTGGGGAACAGAAAGTGCAAATGATTGGTTGTTAAAAAATAATATTAATATTGATCTAATTGAAAATGCAGAGGTAATTGTTGTATTATATAAGAACGATTATTGCTACAATGATTTGGTTCAACTTGTTACAAAATGTAACGATGTGCCATATATAATTGGAAATATCGATTATACTTATCCCGATAATACATTAAAATTACCAGATACTGGATGTACTGAAAGTATAATTAAAAATTGTACAGGAAAAGATCCAATATTAGTATGTGGAAAAACAAACCGTAGCATGATAGAGGTGCATCCAGATAGTTTAATGATAGGCGATAGTTTACGCACTGATAAAGTATTTGCAGATAATGCAAATATAGATTTTTTTCATTTACATGAAAATGGAGATATAAGTAATCTAGGTGTGGTATGTGATTATATAGATAATACATTTTGCAAAGAGAAATAGGATCATATTATAAAAAATAAATAATATGATTTCAAATTAAGTAGAATGAGTAGTTTTACAGGCATCGATAAAGTTGACAATAGAAAGTCTCATGTCAAGGTAACTATATTAGGAATGGGATCATTTGGAACTGCTATGGCATATGCAGTAAGCCGTAATGGACATCAAGTTGTTGGTTGGGTTAGGGACATAAAAATAGCTACTGCTATAAATAAAACCAGGCGAAATCCAAAATATTTCTCTGATTTTGTGCTTCCAAATAATATCAGTGCCACCGATAACTTAGCTGAAGCTCTGGACGGAACATCTTTAATCATTCACGCATTACCATGTCAAAATACACCGGAATGGTTGAAAGAAAATCGAGATTTAATTCCACCACATACCCTTTTTGTTTTAACATGCAAGGGTCTTTATCTTCCAACTAAGCAACTAATGGGTCATGCAGTATATGATGCGCTTGATAGAGATCAGCCTATGGCTTTTTTGTCTGGTCCTTCTTTTGCCAAGGGTATTTTAAATGATGACCCCACCGCTTTAGTATGTGCCGCAAAATATCTATATCATGCTGTTGCTGTTCAAAAAATTATGGATGACATTAAACTTAGGATTTACACCACTCAAGATACTATTGGTGTACAGCTTGGAGGAGCTTTGAAAAATCCATTAGCTGTTGGAGCTGGAATGATTTGTGCATCTGGTTTTGGAGTAAATACTTTGAGTGCATATATTACTCGCGGTGCTGCGGAGCTTTCACAATTGTGTGTAGCTATGGGAGGAAATGCAGATACAATTTCAGGGTTGAGTGGTATTGGCGACCTTATGTTAACATGTATGTCATCTGAATCTCGGAATAATACATGTGGAAAACGCTTAGCTGCAGGAGAGACTATTGAAGATATTACAAAAAGTATCACAGTTGAAGGTGTTCCCACTGCGGGCGTAGCCGTTGCATATGCAGATTTATGTAATTTAGATCTACCTATTTTCAGAGAAGTACATAGAATTATTTGTGGTAAAGTTAATGCTGTTGATGCAATTCCTTATTTGATGGGACGTGATTCTAAAAACCACGATGAATGACGACGTTGTCGATTATTATCTTTTCATGATGGTTTGTTTTTTAATTTATTTTCAGCAATTTGTAATGCGTTTCGATTTAGATCTTTAATTGGAAGACATTGGTCTAATATCTCTTTTCGGGTTGTTAACATATTATTATTTGATTTACAAATCAACTCTATAAATGGTCTATCACACTTACGAGGCTTGTTTTTTATATTATAAATTATATTCGGTCTGTATAAAATAATATCTCCTGTTAAAAATAATAGGTTTGCTGGTATAGAACATTGGTTGTCTACAGTGAGATTATCTATAATAGATAATACATGTGGCAATAGTTTGAAATAATTTTTACCACTAATAGGAAAAACATGTGATAAATCATACTCAGGTATTTTCTTTATGGTGCACATGCTGTTCATATCTTTCCATATTTTGCATTTTGATTTCTTAGCTTTCAGGTTAATATTATACATTGCCTTATCTTCTAACATGTAAAATGCTTCCAAATATGGTCTGTATTCTTGATTTTGTAATTTAACATGAACCGATCTTTGAAAGTGAGTTGTAATATGAATATGTTCTACTGGAGATGGATGATAACCTCTGTTCATAAATGATAGGAAATCCTCAGTAAAAGCTATTGGTGGAAGATATACATCATAATTTTTAATTTTTGATTTAATAGAAGGGAATATTAATGATGAAGGTTCACCTTCATTTCTAGCTACTGGCCAGGTATTAGAAGCTATTCCAATTGCTTGTGAGGAACATGTTCTTTTCCCTGTTGGCCAACGAATAGTTCCATCACTTATGTCCACAAAAAATACATCTAATTGAGCTAATTTATTCGCCAGATTTTTATCTTCATCATCGGTTGACTTGTTTTTAACGGGTAATTTAATATACAGAACTCTCCCAAATGCATTCTCATTATGAGGCGTACCATACTCAAATGATTTTCCAAATATATTTTTTATATTTTTTATTGCTTTATCTAATTTTTTTATATTATCTTTATCATTTGGAACAATAATATCCCAATCATCCATATGTGGTTGTTCATGACCACATCTAACAAGTCCGACTAATGAACCAAAATAGATACAGTGCATAACATCTTCTTTTTCAATTTCTTCTAAAAATATTTGTATAAACTGCCAACCTATGGCTGATTTTCTTGTTAATCTTTTATTTGTATGTTGAAATGCAAAAGGATCAGATAAAGCTAATTTATTAGAATCTGTATTAATAAGTTTACTTAATAAACCATATATTTCTTCACGTGTCTTCATATATATATATATATATATCGGTAATTAATATTATATAATTACTTACGTAACATGAGTTTCCTACAATAATTTCATAGACTGGTAATTAATATTACCAGATGAAAATGGCATATTATTATTTAGTTTAGTACCTATAGATTCCGAATCATTTTTTTTTAATCTGTCATCTTTTGTAGCGAGGTTTTCTTGAGAAATACGTTGTTCATATAATGAATTGAATGGTGTTTTTATTGTAATATCACTATCTAACATTTGTTGTCTAGTTGGAATAAGTCCATTTTTATGCCTATCTAAGAAAATACTGTAATAACTATATTGATTTGGTATAACACCTTCAATTGTAAATGTAATATTTGGCCGATACAAGACAATATCACTTATAAAAAATAAATGAGTAGATGGAATAATACAATTTTCATCAGTTGATTTAAAATCTACACAAGATAAAATATGTGGCAGTAACTTCATATACACGTTACGGTTAATCGGTATTAAAGTATCATTTTCTTTCTCGAAAACTGGCCATTCTTTGATATTTAAAGATTTTACTTTATTTTCAACATTGGCTTTTCCGATGTCTTCAAGTTCAAAAAAACTTTTCAAGACATTTTTGTGATATGTTCCACTAGGAAAGTTAAGTCTTTTTGAACCTGCAAAATGACACCATATACTAATATTCGTAATATTATATCCAGCTGACAGCCAATTAAAAAACTCAGGGCTATCCGCTATTTGTGGTAAATAAAGTGTATCATTATTAACTGTCAATAATTTTGCAGGAAATATTTTGTTAAATGAATCTCCTTGCCATCGATCGAGCCACTGTCTTCCGGATGCATCTTTTGGATATTCTATTTTTCCGTTTTCAGTTTTGTGTATATAAAAAAAATCAATCTGCCCAATAGATGGGAAACCTAAATGATGCTTGTGGTTCTCCTCATAAAAAGAAAAATACTGGAGGCCATGTTCATTCATATCAACCAATCTATGTCCTTTATTATTGTTTTTAATTTCCGTAATTGCTTTTTCTAATTTTAAAACATTCTCTTTATCATTCGGCACAGCAACATCCCAATCATCCATATATGGCTCTTCATGGCCGAATCTAGCAAATCCTGGAAGTGAACCATAACATAAACAATGCTCAACATCATATTTACGTAAAATATCTATTATTCCATATTTTATAGTTATCCACCCTAAACTAGATCGTCTTGGTATTACAAACTTTGATCCATAAAATCCAAATAAATCTGATACTTCTAGTTTATCATTTGGTTCTGCCCAATTCATAAAAGTATCTCTTGTTTCTTCAAACCCAATCATTATAGTAGAGTGTATTATCTTAATGATTGTATTTGAACTAATAATTATTGTAGATATAAACAATAACTATGATATATTTACTTTATCATATTATCAATGTTTGATAAAATGATATTTTTGTTTTTGTTTTTGTTTTTGTTTTTGAGGCGATTAAACAACTTAGTTGCTGTAGGCAAGACCACCCATACCACTCATGACACGAAGGACATTGTAGTTGGTAGCGTACACACGGACCTTGGCAGTCTTGGTACCCTCAACGGTGGCGTTGGAAAGCACAAGCTGAAGGGTAGCGTTATCGATACGCGAGAAATTGCAAGAACCAGAAGGCTGGTGCTCCTCAGGGCGTAGAGCGAAAGAGTAGACGTTGATACCAGTGTCGGGGTTGCGAGTGTGGTGCTGGTAAGGCTGGACAAGGTCGAAGTAAGTTCCCTCGCGCTCAGAGAAGCGGTCCTGGCCGTTAAGCTGAAGCTTAGCAGTCACGACAGGGTTCTCACCCCAGCAGTGCATGTCAAGAGCAGTCTCAGCTAGCACGAAAGAACCGGCATCAGACACACCGGATGCGACATCGCCCGCCACACCTCCGAATTGAGGTGCATTGTACTGATCAGCACCAGTGGCAAGGTTACCAGTGGCCCAGAAATCACCAGTGGAACCTTTTGCATCTTGGGCACCGGCATCGACGAAGAGACCAGAAGCGTCAATGTAATCCGCAGCGTTCTTGCCAATGGCCTGAGGACCAGCAAATGCATGAAGAGCATTAGGAAGAGCATCGATGGCATCGGAGTAGTTGAAAGGCTGAGCACCAAGAGTCTTGAAAAGAACAGCGTTGCAATCAAGAGATGCGCAGTAATCAACGTTAGCATCAGGCTGAACAACCCAGACAAGCTCCTTGCAAGGGTGGTTGAAGTTCAACTTGATCTTGTTGCTGGAAGAACCAACAGACTCGTCGCCAGTGAACTGAAGCTGTTCAATGAGGTACTCGTGAGGGTTCTGTGCCATTCTGCGGCGCTCATCAGTGTCAAGGAACACGTAATCAACGTAAAGAGAAGCGGCAACAAGGGACTGGTTGTATGCATGGCTGGCCTTAACAGAGCTGCCGTTGCCCCCGTTTGTGGCTGAATCTTCGCAACCAAGAGTACTGACAGCCCAGAGGCACTCATCAATAGGACGAATGTCAAGGTTGACACGGACCTCGTGGTACTGAAGAGCAATCAAAGGAAGGGCAAGTCCGGGGTTACGGCAGTACCAGAATTGGAAAGGCACGTAAAGAGTGGTCTCAGGGAGTGCGTTGCGAGGAGCGCAGACCTGACGAGGAGCATCAGAATCGCAGGGTCCGTCAACATTGGCGAACTCAGGATCAGTGATGTAGGTAAGCTGGGTGGTGTTACCAACCATCTTGTAGTAACCACGCTCCTGCTCCTTGGAGAGAGTAAGCTGGTTCCAGATGTGCATCCAATCGCCATACTGGCGATCGATGCGCTGACCTCCAATCTCAACCTCAACTTGAGCGATGAGCTGCTCTCCAGGGAAATCAAGCCATCTTGCGAACTTGGCAAGAGACTGGTTGATCTCAGGAAGAGTCACCTGAAGATAGGTGCGGTAGGCAAGATCACCGTTACGTGCAAGGGTGCAAGTAACACGGCGACCGAAATCAGCCTGGCCATTAAAAGTCTGTTCAATAGACTCCATAGCAAAGTTTGTGTAGCGACGGTAAGTCACTTTCCAGAAAGTAATCTGAGGGTTACCCGTAAGATATACGTCTTGTGCGCCGTAAGCGACTAGTTGCATTAATCCACCTCCCATGGTTATATACTATTGCTAAAGAAAATAATTTTGACGAAATATACCGAATTGAACTATCTAACTCTTAAAGTACCGAGATTTCTTTCGATGAACGTTTTAAGATAGTCATCAGAAAGCACTTCTTTTCGCCCTTCATGCTTCTTAGTGAATATATATTTATCGGTTTTCATTGTTATAGTCCATCCATCTAAAAGAGCATTATGAATAAAAATCATCTTTTGAAGACTCTTATAATCCATCAAAGAATCATTTTCAATATCAATACTAATATTATGGTCGCTCATATAATTATATATCGAAACAAGAATCAGCATAATAACGATAAATGTGTTTTCTTTGAATACTAAATTAAACAAAACCTGCATTCTTTTACATATAAGCTATATGCCTACATTCAAGCCAAAGAGTAGTAAGAAAATCCAAGTATGTGCCAAAAGTACAACTACGCTTGATAGCAAACATCGTTCAATTGTAGAAGAAATGACACATGAAGAAGAGGTTGTTCTACCCCAGTTGCAATCTCAAAAAAAGAAATTGAAAAAGGCCCTTAAGATTGAAAAAAATATTGAAAAGGTACTTGAGCTTCAAGAAGAAATTGATGAATTGACAAATAAAATTAAGTTGATTAAATTAGCCAGAAAAAACTACTATTTAGATAATTCAAAGTATGTATTTGAATATTATGAAAATAAAAAACATACTGCAACAGGCATGGGTAAGTCCAAGGTATTGAATAGTTTTTTCAATATTGGTGTCACTACACCAGAAGAAGAGAAGACAGTATTAACCAATGTTCAAAAATACTTAGCCAGCGTAGATGAAGATTTTTTAGATGTAAACAATTTTGTAGTACAAACCGATATTTGTGAACATTGTCATTCTGGAGAATTAATTGCCATAGATCACGAGGGCATGCTTGTATGTAATAATTGTTCTGTTAGTATTCAATTTCTTATTGAAAATGAGAAACCTTCTTACAAAGAACCACCAAAAGAGGTTTGCTTTTATGCATACAAGCGTATTAATCATTTCAGAGAAATATTAGCACAATTTCAAGCGAAAGAAACGACACAGATTCCTGATGAAGTATTGGATAATATTAAGAACCAGATAAAGAAGGAGCGAATTGGCAATAAACAATTAACTAATAAGAGGGCCAAAGATATTCTCAAAAAACTTGGATATAACAAATATTATGAACATATTCCTTTTATTAAAGATAAATTAGGCATAAAGCCTCCAGTTATGAGTCCAGAGCTTGAAGAAAGACTTTGTAGTTTATTTATGGATATTCAAGCCCCTTATGCAAAGTATTGTCCAGATGATAGAGTAAACTTTTTGAACTATTATTACACAGTATATAAGCTATGTGAGTTACTTGAACAAAAAGAGTTTCTTCCATTCTTTCCAATGCTCAAAGATAGAGAGAAAAGGATTGAACAAGATGAGATTTGGAAGAAAATATGTGCAGAGCTAGATTGGGAGTTTATTCCGACTGTTTAATAGAATTGAGTTTATTCGTTATTTCTGTGTAATGATCGCACATTGCATTTAATCGAATATATATATCACGAAATCTCTCTTCTTCACACTTTCCCATTATATAATATCCTGATTCAGTTTGAACTAAACATACCGAAGGACCAATGTGATCTTTGACAGAATTAATTTTAATAATTGCGTTATACAAATTATTTGCATTGATGCAGGAAATGGTTGGTATTCTATTCATAATAAAATCTGCCATTGAAGCAGTAATTTTTCTAGTAGTTTTAAGTGACCATTTACTCATCGTTTCTCTAATAAAAATATAAGAGAAATGATGATTTTAATAATAACGTGTTTATCACATTATTTTATTATTTATAGCATAATTAGCGTGGAAATCCAACAAGATTTGCACCTATACCAAGACCAGCACCGCTGCGAGCGTTTACGGCCATGCTAGGAAGGTATGTGTCAAGAATGCTGAATGTGGCAGCAGCAGTCAATGCAATAAGGGCGATCTCGTCCAATTGGAGAGAACGCTTAGGAATAGCAAAAGCAGCGATAGCTACCATAAGACCCTCAACGAGGTATTTGATAGCACGCTTAAGAAGTTCAGCAAGGTCGATACCCATCATATTCATATCTATAAGTTAACAGTAGAAAAAAATCTTTCAATGCGGTAGAAGCTTAAAAACAGAATGACTAATAGTGTTATAGATGTCAACAACAGAGACTCAAACACCAAGCGGAGTAACCACCCGTCTTAATTCAGACGGCACAGTAAATCCTAAATATGTAGATGTATTGGATGAAGATAAATCAATTGCAGGACAGAAGTTTGTATGTGTATCATTTTTGTCTCCAGAAAAGATTCTGGAGGAGAAAAACACGTTTTTCTTCAAGCAGTTCCTAAAGCAATGGGATATGTCGAAGTCTTTGCAAAAGTACACACAATTTTTGAACTTCATTTCTTATAAGCATAATGTCAACTTTGATGAACTTAGTAAAGATTTAGAGGAGTTTGTTAAGAGTGAGCGTGATAATCTTTTCACTACAACCGTAGAGGACGAGTTTAAAACATTTGTTGATAACAATGAGGAGAAAATGCAAGCAGATTTCGATGAATCGCATTCTTTCCAAACCAGCACACGCGGTATTAAGATTAGAGGTGCATTCCCTACACAGGGAGAGGCAGAAGTTCGTGCCAAGCTACTACGTGAATCTGATCCTAATCACAACGTTTACGTTGGTCCTGTAGGACTATGGATGCCATTCCACCCAGAATCTTACAAAACCGGTAGGGTAGAGTATCTTGAGGATGAGCTCAATCAGCTTATGCATGAGAAAACTAAGAATGAGTCAAAGGCAAAAGAGGATTTCGATTCTCGCGTTAAAGATGCCAAGAAAAAGGCAATGGAGGACAATAAAGAGAAAGCACTCGCTTCTGGAAATAAACTTACACAAACGATTGATGAGGCCGGCAATCTTGTTAGTGTAAAAGATGTAACCACATTTGATAACAAGCTAGGCGATTCAGTTACTGCGGCAGATATTAGAAAGGAGCTATTTAATGATGAAAACGTTGTCACTGACAAAAACACAGATCATGGTTTGTCTGCCCTAACAGATAGCTTGGAAAACACTGTTATTTCAACATCTGAGGACAAAGAAGATACAACCGAGGGTGCGAAAGACGAGTAAATCCAGATTAGTATAAAATAACCAATATATTTCATGATAATTTATGAAATATACGTAAAATATTTGGCAATGATAATTTCTACAAATATATTAATGACTCCACTTCAAAAAAATATATTTTTTAATTTATTTACATGGTTTTTAATTTTACATGATAACACATTTTGGGGATGCACCTCACTATATGGGAAAGGTCTCAATATCGTGCATCAATATATTTGCAGTTTAATTCTTTTCTTAGGACCTCTCTACGGATATTATTATGAAAACATTCTTCTAATGTTAATTACTATTTGTGGGTGGTTTTTTTTAGGACGGTGTGTTATTACTAGTGAAACAAATAAGGTGTGTAAGGATAAAAAAGAAACGTCGTTTAGAAACTTTCCATTTCACATTAAATCACTCTTAGTTCCGAGATTAATGCTCAAAAAAGATCATGATTGGTTAGCTACAAAAATTGATTATGGGATATTATTCATATTGATTTTGTACAATATGTATATGTCTAAAATAATCACACTATAATATAAGCTGTTTATGAATAAAATCATATTAATTTTTGTATTAATGAGCATTATTTCAATCTTTTTCATTTCATATAGTCTTTATGAAAGCGCAATTTCAAAACACTTTTGTGAATTATATCATAATAAAAGTAAAAATCCGTATGCTGATTTAATTCGAAAACTTAATAGATATGATTTGTGTGGAAAGATGGAAGATAATGTTTTTGATCAGTATATACACTGGAATGGAGAGATAATTGCAGGTGTTAAAAATAATATATTGGTTTTTAAGGGAACAGATAGTTTAAATGATATAGAAATGGACCTTTCTCCAACAATAAGTCAAGATAAAAGAGGAATGGTTTATACTGGCATGTATGATATCTACAAAGCGATTAAACCGCAATTAGACCAATTATATTGTGATAAAGTCACCGGTTGGTCACTGGGAGCAGTTTTATCAATATTATACAGTTATGACCATTCACAAAATATAAATGAGGCTATTGTATTTGGACAACCACCAGTTTTTAGTAAAACATTTGTTGATGATTATAACACCTTGTTAGGAGACAAAACGATCTCGTATATTCATAGATTTGATCTAATAGCTCAGCCACTAGATGTATTTCAACCATTTATTAAACCAGAATATTTGAATGCATATCGTGCAGGAAAAATGCACTATATAAAAACAGGTGATTTATTCAATGTTTTTAAACATGGGCTGGGTTATTACCACATGTCATATTTAGAATAGTTTGATATTTACACATTATAACAAACTATTTACCATTTGCTTCGCTTTTTAACATTAATTTTGGGCCCGGTTCTTCTTCTATTTGCTTGTGGATCATATGTTTCTACGTCTTCATCGTCACTATTTAGTTCTTTGGACAAATCCCAAAACTCTTTTGCTCCAAGTTTAAATGTTCCATGAGGTTCTGCTTTGTACCAAAAAATCTGATCTGAAAGTCTGTTACTTTTTGCATTATTGTTTATAACTAAACATTCATAGTTTTCGGTACATTGATCCATAATTTGAGCAAAACTTTCAAATGTAGGAAACATACCTGCATAATTTTCATGAATAATACGTCTATTCTTGATATACGGTTCTCTCAATATGAATACGTAATCTATATTGGTTCGCAAGTTAGGCGGTATACCTAAAGGATATTGCATTGTAATGATAAGCATAATTTTCCAATGTCTACCATTCATGAAAAGCAACCTCATCATTTTGTCTCTTGTCCAACTTGCATCATAAAGACAATCATCAAGAATAACGAAAGCTCTAGGATCAATTGTACTTCTTTTATATGCTTCAATCTCCTTTTTCATTTGTTTTAATACCTGCTTTTGTCTTTTTAGGATATTCTCAATAATCGCACTGTTATATTCGTCATGAATAAAAAGCTTTGGAACATGTTCACTATAAAAACCATTTCCTGCTTCTGTACCTGATATTACTGTTCCAATCGGAATATCTTGGTGATGAAAGAGAAGGTCTCTAACTAGATAAGATTTACCTGTATCACGACGACCAATTAAGACAATGACTGGACCTTTATTTTCATCAGGTCTAAAACTGATGTTACGCATACTAAACTTGCTTAATTCTAACTCAGTTGACATTTGAAAACGAGTTAGAAAATAAAAAAATAGAAAATCCGCGCTTTTGAGTTCTAAAATCTCAATATTTATATCATTTGTCACTAATGGAGTTCACATATAGAAAAAATGATAATTTGTCATTATTTAGCAGTGTTGTTAATCCTGATGGGATGAACGTAACAGACCCACAGAACTATGTTCCTCTATATCACAAGTTTTTCTCTCTTTCAGACAAAAACTTTGATACAATTAACCTCAATCATGTCAAATATCTTGATAGTGTAGGAAATATGAAAGATACAAATGTCTTTGAGTGTAATGTTGTTGATGAGAATGGTACTTCAACCACGAAGGAAGTGTTTTTTAAATATAGCCCATTGCTTGACCCCATTAAGTATATGATGGGTAAATATTCAATTGATGATGAGAATGTTATGAAATTACCACAGTTTGATACTGATAATGGTCATGCTAAAATTAAAGATCCAAACAATGCTGCATATGTAGATAGTTTTTTTACCTATTTGACAAGTCAACTATATCATTCACATGATTTTGTACATGCTCTTGACTTTTATGGATCATTTCTTGCAAACAAAAATGATTTTAGAGTAAATATTGCAGATGATGTTGAATATCTTAACGACTCAGAGTTCTTTCACATCAATCGTAGTTCACTTTTCGAAGTCGATAACACATATGCAAATGGCATATTCAATTTTAATACTAGAAAAAATAAGGAAAAACTTAAATTAGAGACAATAGAAGGCGATAATGTTCTTGAACTAAGTAATATATCTGATCTTCAGCAGCTTGATAATATTTTTGTAGAGAGAAAAGAAGATAATAGCAATGATAGTGCATGCATAGAAGAGGCAAACCTCGTATTTAGCTTTGATATAAAAGAAGGCAGTAATAAAGATGAGGACTCTTCATCTGAATGCTCTTCTAGATCGTCAGTAACAAATAAAGACGATAGTGATGATGAAGATGACGATGATTGCAGTACTGAAAGTGGATTTTCAACTGCGTCAGAAGATATGCTTTTTGCAACCATACCTAGTTTTCCCGTTCAGGTTATCGCTCTTGAAAAATGCGCTAACACATTAGATTCACTTATTGTAGATAAATGTGATGATATGAAAGATCTCGAATGGGGTTCTATGATAATTCAAGTTATTATGATGTTGATATCATATCAGAAAACTTATAGTCTAACTCATAATGATTTGCATACAAATAATATTATGTATGTTCCTACAGAAAAACAATTTTTGTACTATAAAGCTGACGGTAAGCATTATAAAGTTCCAACATTCGGTAGATTGTATAAAATAATTGATTTTGGAAGAGCAATCTATAAGTTCCGAGGAAATGTTATTTGTAGTGATAGCTATCACCCCAAAGGAGATGCAGCAACACAGTATAATTTTGGACCTTATCTTAATGAAGATAAAGCTAGACTAGAGCCCAATTTTAGTTTTGATTTATGCAGATTAGGCTGTTCAATGCTAGATTTTTTTATGGATGAACTTGAAGACTCCCCAAAAGATCCAAAATTAGCCGCAAAAAGAATTATTATGGAGTGGTGTATGGATGATAAAGATCGAAATGTTCTTTACAAGAAAGATGGAGAAGAAAGATATCCTAATTTTAAATTGTATAAAATGATTGCCCGTACTGTTCATAATCATATGCCAATTGATGAATTAAGAAAAGGATACTTTGATCGCTTTGTAGTATCTAAGAAAAAGCTTAACAAAAATGCAAAAATAATGAATATTGATGAATTACCATCATATATGTAAAATGTTATATTTGGAAAATATGCAAATATAACAGGAATTATAATGAAAAAAATATTAGATAAGCTACTAGACTTTCAATTCCCATCAGTAAATACCCTAAAATTAAATTACGCAATTTCATATTATTAAGATTATTTACATGTTCATCAGAACATTTGGAATCTCTTTTACAATAATCCATAACTTGGGTTATTCTTATTTGAAATCCTCGCAGAGAAGCAAAGTTATATACAATTGAAATTACTATTAGAGAGATGGATATATACGCAGGCAATTTATTTCCAGATCCTCTAATTTTTATAGAGTTTTGTTGACAAATATGAAAAAATAACATAGCTGATGTCAACAGTATCAAAGAATTACTTGTCCATCCTGACAAAATAGCATCTGGAGTTAAAGCCTGCATTTGGTATCGATCTAAATAATCATCAATAGGTTCCATATTATAAATATACATGATATTTATTATTACTTTTGCGGTAGGTTAACAAGTTAATTATACTCAATACTAACAAATGAGTCAAAGTGATCATGAATCTAATAATATAGAACCGCATACTGAACTTGATCCAAATACAATAGACTATAATGATATAATTGAAAATGTCAGTAGTGAAATGATTGGTTATGTAAGTGAAAATCCTAATTATGTTCAATGCTTACTACATATAAAGGCATACAGGGATTATCATCGAGGTGAAAAAGATGAGTTTAATGAGAGGATTGAAGTATTAGACGAGAGATATAAAAGATATAATACGATAATTGATTCAACACAGATTATGATTATTGTATTTTCTGCAGGAGCCGCATTTGTTCAAGGCGGAAATAGTTTATTTAATATTTCTGATAACATCTTGAGATTTATTGGATTATGTATTTCTTCTTGGACTGCATTAGCATTGTCAATTGCTAAGTATTATAAATTAGATGAGCAAAAAGAGAACATGAATAATTTAAGACAACAATGTTCTGATTTAGTTAGTGAATTAGGAGCAAGAGAAGATAGATTAAATACATTGTGTTCGAAAGAGATTTGGGCAGGACCACCAGGAGCTCCTCCTCCTCCAGCTGTTACAGCATGGGAAAACGAAAGAGATGAAATGTATAATTCACTTAAAACAATGATTCAAAAAAAACAAACCCTTGTTGCAGTATTTGATCAAATTATGGATTCACAGGAATCTAAAAAATTAATTTTGGCATCAAAAAATAAATCTTTGTTTTACAAAAGGGAAAAACTAAAACTAGACAAACTTTTTCTTGAATACAGAAAAGAAAAAAACGAGCACAATGAAACAAAACTGCAAATTGACGATCGGACCCGGAAATACCCTCGTAAATTAGCTGATATGTCAAAAATACAAACCAATGGCATGTTCAATGCTCAATCTGCTCCTGCAGGCCCTGTAAGTCAAATGCATTATTTTAGTCCTCAGCAAACACGATTAGAAATGTACAATAAAAGGGACACGGTAGATAGCGCTCATGAACAAATAAAAGAATTGGAGTTAGATATGCAGCAGATGTGCCAGCGTGAAGCAGCAATGACAAAACATATAATTGAGTTAAGACAGCAAAATCATGCGTTACACGATGAAATGAATGCACCTAGAGATGAAGAAACGGGACATGGCGGCATCCTAAGCCACTCTCAACTACCTAGTAACTTTGAACATGAGGAAAGTAACAGTAACCACGTTCTAGGGAGAGTCAATGATATGGATTCCAAGGACGAACAAGTGCGATTGAGGAAATTAGACGAAGCAAGGAACTACCATGAAGGACAAAAGGACAGACAAAGAGTTGAAAGGGAATTAGCTGCCAATAAAGATATGTCTAGCGCGGATAAACAAGAAACACTAGATTTTTTGAAAGCGACTTTTCCCAAGAAGGAAGAGCTAGAAAATAAAAAGAATGAGGAAAGAGCTGATGCGAAGGCTCAAGCAAAAAATGATGTACAAGAGAAGAAAAGCGTTATCAAGATCATTAATGAACTGGATGGTCTTGGCGACGATAGTAAGGTATAGTAATGCAACTTAAACAAACGTATCTAATAAAATCACATGACAAAAATCGATTGTTCGAAAGTATACGTAGATGTTTCTACATTTTCTACCGAGGACAATGTATTTGATGGTGCTTTTGCGAACGAAGATATAAAAAAAAATGATTTAGTTGAAAAAGGATTGATGCGGCGTTTAAGTAGTAATGAAAATAAATCGTTTGATGGAATGAAAAACCCATATGTATTTACGTGGTCTGATGATATTCCCAATTATACATGGGCATTTGCTTCAGGATGTTGTGCGTTTTATAACTCGGGGTTAGTCAATCAAACCAATACTCGAATGGTAAGATACTTCGATGAAGACCGTTTTGAAATCTATGCTACAAAAGATATTATAAAAGGAGAAGAATTGACACACACTTACAAAAGTCTCGAATGGAGAGAAGCATTTATTCCATTATATAAAAAATTAACTGATAATAATTAGGTATTTATATTAACGTTAATATGTTTATGATTGATAAATAAAAAATAAAATGAATTAGTTATTTTTTATTTTAAAAGTCAGGGTTTCCTACAAATACAGAGGTTCCTCCTTTACTGTTAACAGTATCTCCTACTTGTTCTAAAACAAACAACCCGACAACACATGAAATATATACCATGACGGTATCTCTAATTAAATATTTCATAGCTAGATCTTCTTTCTGGATAAATCTAATTTCGATAAACTTCGAGATTGCAAATACAACTGCAATTACTGATGCGGTAACGAGATTTCCTTGTTCCATTATAGATCTTTGCTATTTTCCCTTAAGATGTGAAACGCATTAAAGGGTTTCAATATTAAGGGCAGGAGGAGGTCTAACGTCTACGCTTCTATTTAAATCATTAATGTCAGCAATCTCAAGACGAACTTCCTCGCCAATACTCAAAGGTGCATCATCATCATCATCTTCAGCTTCCTCAGCCTTTCTTCTCTCATTTGCCTCGTGTGCAATCTTCTCAAGGCGCTCAACTGTTTTAGGGGCACTTACTGTTGTTTCAGAACCAGCAATATCAACTGCAATATCATTATCATTAAAAGAAATATGTCCAGGTATTTCCGTATCAATGGCTAGAGTTACATTTTCGCTCTCGCTTGATCTATTCGATATAGAATCGTCATTTACAATAACATTTTTGGTGGTTTCATCATTTGAAGATTTATCGCTAGTGCTAGATTCAATGTCGGCATTAATTGCCTCTACTACAGGTTCGGGAGCAGGCTTCTCAATAATTTCCTCGGAAACCTTAACCTCTTCTTCTTGTGTCTCAGACATGTACGCTTTCAAGATATCTTCAACAGGCATAGTCTCTCTAATAGTATTCATAATACACTCTTTAATAATAATTTCTAATTCGCGATTGTGTTTTTGGATTTGGAGTGGAGCAATGCCTTTCTCAAATAAATACACATTTGTGTATATTTTACGCGCTACATTGATATAGATCTTGTGAACAAATTGGTCAACTGATGGAATATCAATATCTACCTTTTTTTGTTCTTGACCAACACGAATACATGTAAGCGCCTTAAGTTGAATAACATGAACACATGTTACCAGGTCTTCTAGGTAACCACACGATGACATTTCAACAATTCTCTTTCGCTCTTCTTCTACAATTTCATTGTTCCACTTTGGAACACGACTTAAAAAAGTTTGAAATGTGATAAGGTATTTATCTTCCTCATCTTCAGTCTCGCACATATGCCATGCTTCATCGAAAATAGATTTCAATCCAGAAACGATAGCAGGTGTGAAGATATTAACAAGTCTAGAGCACCACTCGTTCTTCGATTCAGACAAACTTGCAACAGAATAATCGTCCATAGTTTACATAAATGACACATTTTCTAAAGGCTCTTCAGAACGTATTAGTAAATATGTCAATATGAATGCTATAAACAGTTTTTCATTTCTATATTCCTTCTTAACTCTATTGAATGTAATAAGTAACGTTGCTTTTCTAATATTTGAAATATTATTCATAGTCTCAATATAAGCAAGTAGATCTAATCCACTATATCCCCTCTCATACATTTTATCGCAAAAGCTCATGATATTTTTATAATTATCCTTATCAACCTTATGAATGTTATTTTTAATCCATGTTACTGCTTTCCTTGTATCATTTGATTTTCCAAAACAATTATTTATTGCATAATCATGTAAACTGACCTGTTCACCTTTAATCATAGGAAGTGGCACATATATTTCACAGAATCGAGAGAGAATAGGTTTCAATAATCTGGATTTTTCATTAATAATAATAAAAAAACGGGTGTTATGACTAAATTGTTCTATACATCGTCGTAGGGCGGATTGAGCATCAGTCGTTAATGATTCTGCATTAGTTAATACTACTGATTTGAAGCAAACATCAGATTCCATATTAACGTGTGTCTTTGCAAAAAACTTCAATTCATCTCTGACAAACTTAATTCCTTTACCATGTGCACAATTTGCATATAATACATACGATTTAATTGCTTCCTTATTATTTTTGTAAATCATATCAAGGAAATTATTTAATATCGTGCGCTTACCAGAGCCAGTTGGTCCATGAAAAATAATATTTGGGATCCGATTGCTATTATGAAACTGATCAAGTTTTGTTACTATTTGCGAATGCACTTTCAAGATACTCATGTATTCAAATAACAGCATTTAGGTTTAATATCATAATCGATAAAATGATATTAAATTATTTATGAACATCTGCTTATGCAAAACTATTCAAGCTTTGTGTATACGGATTATTTTTGAATGCAGTAAGAATATCGGGATTCATACGATCACACCCCTGATTATTGTTATAATACTGAGGCATGTTCATGTCTCCATAAGTATCAACACTAGGAATAGCTGTGATGCTTGCAGAACCTGCATTTTGTCTTGTATTTTGTCTAATAGTGTCGTCTCTTAAGGCTACATTCATATTAGAGTTTAGAGTTTGCATATTACCCTGATTTGTTCTTCCTGGAATAGTTTTGTTAGGATTATTTCTCTGATTATAAGCTGCTACCTGAGACATATTAGCCGCATTAAGTGGTGCGGCATTTCCACTATACTGAATACTTGTAGTATCTCTCTCCTGAGTAACAGACTGCTGTTTTGAAACTTTGTAAGCACCAGAGGTTTGACCCTGAACATACATATGTTGACTGCCTTCTTCAGTTTGCTCTCTAATAGTAGTTCTAGTTCTGTCTCCAGGATTGTATACCGGAAGTGCATTAACAGTGCTTTGTGCATTACCGTTTACTCTAGCATTACCAACGACATTCTCCTTTCTCGTGGGTCTCAAAGCATCAAGTACAGGTGCTACCATAGCACTTACTAGTCCTTGAAGTGCACCCATTTCTTGAGGCTGGCGAGTGGTACTTCTATTATTGCAGAGAGCTTTGTATGAACCATTTCCATAATCATTGTTTGTAGGCGCAGCTTTTCCACTAGGAGCAGCAACTCCAGGACCGTCTAATTGTTGCTTATGTGTTTTGTTTACATGACTATTAATATAAGTAGCCTGTCCTTCTTTTGCACCTGCACCATAGTAATCTGTCTCTGAGTAGTCTGGTCTATTTGTATGAGCAAGTATATGATCACTTCTAACAGTAGGACCCTTTTCAACGCCAGTAGTAGTAAACCATCTGCTAGGACCAACTTCATAATTAGTATCAGGTCTATTTTTTTCCATTTTACCCATAGTATTGAGGTTGGCAGCCTCTTTATTAAAATAAGCTGCTGGTCCCTGATGCCCGTCTAAACCAAATGACATTTTTGGATTAGTATCAGTTCTAAGCTGATCAACTGTTTTGGGAAGCCATGCTTTACGATCTTCAACTCCAGCATTATATCCTGAACCACTGCCTTCTGCAGTATAACCCAAACCAAGACCAGGTGCAACCTTGACTTCATCCCATGGTTTGACATTGGCCATTTTAGTACTGGGATTTTGCCTAGACAACATAAACTCTGTTGTATTAGGCATACCATTTGCCCAGGTCATATTGGCTTGAGGCTTGAACAATGGGGCTTGTTCAGTTTTTCTTCTGTGCTGAGATCCACTACCTTGCATATTATCAAGCTGAGATTGAGCAATGTCTACTCCTGCACTTGCGCCCTTAACTCTTGCTCCAAAAAATGGAACCATATTATTGTGCTTGAACTCGGATTTGTTAATTGGCTGTCCAGTTAAAGACATAGATGTTTGTGTTGAACCTCCCACGCTGTCTCTAGGATTGTTTTGTTCAACTTTTTGATAGACTTTTTCATTGAAATATTTATCCGTTGTTTGATTAGGATTTGAATATCTCTTGGGATTAGAATCTTGTACTCCTTTTGTGACAGGATAATTTATAGGAGCAGTGGGAGGACTCACGTTTGGTAATGCGTTTTGTGGCGCACCCATATTTGTGAAACCTTCATTCTTGTTATCATGATTTGATATTACGTATAATCCACCTAATGCTACTAATGGTAATGCTAATTCGGCCATTCTGTATATAATACAATGGAAGATTATAATTTGCTATAAAGCGTATTGTAATCTTCTATAGATTTGCTGATCCACATGTTCCTATGCGGTTACAACTATTTTGTGGTGTTGCTATTCCACCAAATGTTTGTGAATTAATAGATGGAAGTTTGGTATTATCGGTGCAAGGCGCCTGTATCTTAAAATTATCTCTCTCAATTAATCGCGTATTAAGATTGTTTTGAAATGGAATACATGTGTGTTCCTGGGGATCTAGAGGTAAATAAGAGAAATTATTTTGTTCTAAATCACGAGCAGTCCATGCAGGCATAGTAGCTCTGGGCTGTTCTGTAAATGGTTCACATGATGGATATTCAATTGTAGAACTTTTAGGCATCTTCTTAATTTGATCGATACAATCCCTTCCGTCTTTTCTATCAATACCCATTAATGCACTTTCTAAATTAATAGTATTCGTTTGAAGATTCGCTCCCCACTTTTGTAATCTCACAAAAGGATCTTCCATAAAACATGGCTTCATGCCATTTCCGGGAACATCTAGCATATATCTACCCGGTCCCGTTGACTCTTGTATTTGTTTTTTAACTCTATTCGGATCATCGTGAAATCTTGTAAATGACATATCTATATCTTATCGTGAGAGAAAATATATATACATATAATATTAATGGCAGGTAAGTACACTAGAAAAATAGGTAGACGCAAATCTTGCAGTTGCGGTAAAACATCTTGTCGCACATGCGGTAAAAAGATGAAAAAGACTCGCGGTCGTGGTAAAGGTCGTCGTGGTGGTGGATGGAGTGTTTCTGGTGCTACATCAGCTCTATCCGGCATGTCTAACAAAGATGTAATGGGCATTGTTGGCGTAATTCAAACAATGAGCAAGGATCAGGCTCATCCTGAATGGAAAAATGCTTGGCGTGAATGGAAGAGAGGATTTGCTGGTCTCCAGCAATCGATTCCCATGCAGGATGTTATTGCTATGTGCGAGAGCAAAGGTATTAATATGAGTGATTTTTAAATAAACGATTACATAATTATAAATTAAAGATGATAGTGACATAATATTATATCAATGTCATCTAATAATGTTACGTTGAAAATAACAAATATGCCAACAATTTGTCTCAGCATGATTGTTAAGAATGAATCCAAAATTATTTGTAGATTTCTTGATAGCATAAAATCAATTGTTGATTATGCATGTATTTGCGATACAGGTAGTACAGACAATACTGTTGATGTTATCAAACAATATTTTAAAACTAACAACATGAAAGGTAAGGTTATAACCAAAGAGTTTGTTAATTTCCAAGAAAATAGAAATTATGTTTTAAATGAAGCAAAAAAACATGCTGATTATCTATTATTTTTAGATGCTGATATGAAGCTTGTAAATGCTGAAAAGATAGATAAATCAAAATTAAAAGGAGAAGGTTATCTTATTTTACAAAAAGGAGGATCTCTATCCTATTATAATCTGCGCCTTGTTCCCTCAAATAGCCAGTGCAAATATATAGGTGTTACTCATGAGTTCCTTTCATTTGATGGACCAAAACTCAATTTAGACGATGTATATATCGATGATGTCGGAGATGGGGGATGTAAGCAAGATAAGTTTACAAGAGACGAAGCCTTACTAAAAAAAGGACTTCTTGATGAGCCTGAAAATGCCCGATATATGTTTTATCTTGCCAATACATTGAGAGATTTGAAAAAATATGTAGAGGCAATCGATTATTACAAGCAAAGAATCAATGCAGCGGGATGGGAAGAAGAAATATTTTATAGTCAATATCAAATAGGTTTATGTTATGAAATGATGGGCGAACAGTATGAAACCAAGATGGAAACCGCTTATATGAATGCATGGGAGTTAAGACCAACTCGCGCAGAACCATTATATAATTTATCAAAGTATTTCAGATTGAAAGGAAAACACGCTAAAAGTTGGGCATATGCAATGATTGGAAGAGATATCAAAAAGCCAGATGATATCTTGTTTGTACACACTGATAAATATGGTGTAGCATTTGACAGAGAACTAAGTATTGTTTCTTACTATATTCCAATTGCAAATAAGACACATGAGCTTTTCAAAAGAATATTTCAAGAGAATACACTAACTTTGGATCTGAGCAACTATATTTTTTATAAGAAACAATTTGTGCCTGATAAAATATATGATTTTTCATGTAAACACACTCTTGATGTTATGGATAGAGAGATCGAATATTACGGATCATCTCCATGTATAATTCCAAGCGAGAATGGCTATAAAATGAATATTAGACTAGTTAATTATAAAATAAATCCCAATGGATCGTATCACATGGTCAATATCATTTCTACAATCAACAAAATGATTACGCTTGACAAACAATTTAATAAAATAGAACCCGAATCAATATTTACTGAAATTGTAGGTAGCTCTAGAATCCCTAATGGTATGTCCCATGAAATACACGGAGTAGAAGATATTCGGATTTCAGAAATATCAGGTAAAATTATGTTTAATGGAACAATATGTAATAGTAAAAATAAAATAGGCATGTGTATTGGCGAATACAAAGATAACTCAAATATACTGGAACTTGAAATGATGTCATCGTGTGAAAAAAATTGGGTTTTTATACCTGGACGAGATAAACTACAAATTGTATATAGTTGGCATCCTTTGATCATTAAAGAAATTAATGGTAGTAATGGTACTACCAAAGATGTAGCTACTAAAACGACCCCTGCAATATTTAAACATGTACGAGGCTCTACAAATGGTATTATATACAAGAACCATATATACTTTTTCAGTCACATAGTTCTTTACGGATCTCCTAGGAAATATATTGGTATTGTATCAAAGTTTGATAATAACATGGATTATGTAGGTTGCTCATACCCATTTAAACTTTCGGATTCATCAATTGAATATTGTCTTGGAATGATAATTGAAGATGACAGAATCATATTTTCATATAGCGAAAATGATGCTTCTTCAAAGGTTGCAATAATTAATCGAGAAAGATTCTTTAAAGAACATTGGATGCATTAATGTGTTAGTATATCAACTAATATATTAATTAATTGTGCTATCATTTAAGATCGTTATTGCACTATATGGGTCCATATTAGAACCTGGGCGTCTATCTTCAAAATACCCCTTTTGTTCTCTGACAGTTTCATTTCCTATACGAATAGATGTATGTCGTGTACCTTCTCCGTGTGTAAAAACATTAGCTGACGCAGTTTCGTGATCACCTGTAAGTCTTTCATTATTTCCTATACCGAAAACGGTCGATTTCATTACAGAAGAATGTGACTTTTCTAGAGCAGAGATTGATTTCATTATATATGACATTCCGGTTGTTTCTGCAGTTCCTTCCCTCATTTCTTTTGTACTGAAGTTTGTATGACATCCAGAGCCATTCCAGTCTCCCTGAAATGGTTTTGGAGTCCAATTAATAATCAAAAAATCATTTTCCGCAATTCTCTCCAAAATATATCTTGATATCATTAAATGATCGCCAGCATCAATACCAGTGCATGGACCGACTTGATACTCCCATTGCCCTGGACCAACTTCTGCATTCATTCCAGACATTTTTATACCAGCAAACATACATTTTAATAGATGCTCTTCTGCAATATTACGACCTTCGACTCTTCCCATTTTACAATAATATGGACAATTTGTCTGTGGAGAAGCATAGTCAATTGAATGAAAACCACATGGACGAGGTTTTCCTGAATTATCTATTGACGTAATGTAATACTCTTGTTCAATACCAAACCATGGTTCATTTGCAGTATTTTTACGAAACGATTCAATTGCTGTCACTCTAGACTCTGGATAGATATTTTGCTTTGAATGTGCTTGACACCAAACAAGCTTATCTCCATCGCGACGGAATGGATCATTAAACATAGCAACCGGTTTTAGTATAACTTCTGTATCTTGACCACAAACGGCCTGACCAGTTGAACTGCCATCATAATTCCATTCTGGTATATCAGAGAGTTTGTATACGCCCTGAAGTACTCTAGTTTTGCTTCTGAAACAAAAAGAATCATTTGAGTCGAGCCAGATATACTCATATAGGCTCATTTTCATTTTATTAATGAAGCCTGTTTATATGGGTTTCTCTCTATGAATAGGTAACATAAGTCATTCACTAAGCTATAAGCTATAAACTATATTATATATACTCGCACTTTTCTGCCGAATAAGAAATACTATCTTTTCTTGCAAGTTTAAATGGTTTCCCACACCCATATATTTTACCTTCCATAGCCAACGCATCGCATATATTTTTAGAAGAATGAGGATCAATTTGTTTTCCGGTTTCTTTTAATATTCCGTGTCTAAAAATAGCACAGTTTATATCTTTTATATTAATGATAATAGGTGTAATACAGTGTGGACAATAAATACATAAATCATAATCAGTCATCAGTATATTACAATAGGGAAATTATTTAAACAAAATGATATATTACAATACATAATGCAAATCTTTGTTAAGACACTCACCGGAAAAACAATCACTCTTGAAGTAGAAGCATCAGATACAATTGATAATGTAAAAGCAAAGATTCAGGACAAAGAAGGAATCCCTCCCGATCAACAGCGTTTGATTTTTGCAGGAAAACAACTAGAAGATGGCCGTACTTTGTCAGATTATAATATTCAAAAAGAATCTACACTGCATCTTGTACTTAGACTTCGAGGCGGTAATTAATTATATATCCATATATTAATGCCATCAACAAAACACGTTCTAATAGTAGGAAGGGCTGGTCATTATATTTTTTATAATATACTATCGGTGATAGTATTTGGTATAATTTACTATTTATTAGAAATATATGACATGGACCCATTTGTTAGTAACCGAGCAATAAAAGACAAAGATATTTCACAAAACAAACGTTTCAGTTTTATAGAGTGTTTGCACTATAGTTTAGTTACTCAAGCAACTCTCGGCAATGGTGGAATGATTCCATTGAATAAATCATGTATTATGTTCAATTCACTCCAAATTATAGCTTCCTTTGTTATTACCGCAACCACAATTATAAAAAAAGATTAAGTATATAAAAATACTTAAAGTAGTTGTGATAGGTATACATGTGCTCCGGTAGCTCAGTTGGTTAGAGCATCCGACTGTTAATCGGGAGGTCGTAGGTTCGAAACCTATCCGGAGCGTCACTTTTTTTTCGTCTCTCTCATTTTAAGAGACACGAAAACCTTTTAGAAAAAATTGATTAACTTATTGTATAGTGGGTTAATAGAAACAAACTTAAAATATGAGTGTTAATAAACCTCTTCAACTTGGCCTTTGTTGCCTTAATACTATCTTGCGTGCACAAAAACCACCTGTATTTGCGTCACGTAAAATGATTATCAGAACGGTAGAAGAGCAAGGTATTGGGGCTCTTCAAGAAAAAATACTGCAAAATCTTCGAGATGTTCTTACTATGATGGATTGGAATGAAGAAAACGGAATAAAAGTATTCAGACTCAGCAGTGAGCTGTTTCCACATAAGTCAAACCCTAAGGTAGACGATTATACGTTTGAGTTTGCTAAAGATTTACTACAACAAATTGGAGTTAAATCCCGTAAATATAATCAACGTCTTACATTCCATCCAGGACAATATAATGTTGTTGGTACACCAAATCAAGCCAGTTTTAACCAAACTATTGCCGATTTACAATATCATGCAGAGGTACTTGATCTTATAGATGCCGGGGAAAACTCTGTAATGGTTGTCCACGGGGGTGGTGTTTATGGAGATAAAGAGGCTACAATAGAGAGATGGTGTAAACAATATAAGCTCCTCCCAGATAATGTAAGAAATCGACTTGTTCTTGAAAATTGTGAAAAGTGCTTCTCAATTGAAGATTGTCTTAGGGTATCAGAAACTGTAAATATTCCAGTCGTATTCGACACGCACCATTATACGTGTTACTGTAAACTTCACCCAGATGAAAAGTTTCTCCCTGCGTCAGAATACATACCTCGTATTCTAGAATCATGGAAAAGACGAGGGATTAAACCAAAGTTTCATGTTAGTGAACAAGGTAGTGGAAGAGTTGGACATCATAGCGACTATATCGAAGAAATACCAATTTACCTCAGAGAAATACCAGTCAAATATGGTGTTGAAATCGATATTATGATCGAAGCAAAAATGAAAGAACAGTCCATATTTAAACTCTATGAAAAGTATCCTGAAATGAATTGTAGGAAAAACATGTGTCTACCAATTCATGTAGCACCTGGAATGGGCTGGGTAAAAAAACATTGCGTTGCTTGTGAATGCTGCGAACCAATAACAAAATCAAAAAAATTAAAAATAGTAGAAAAACTAAAATAACTAAAATAAATAAAATAAAAAAACAGGGCGTCCCCCAGGTTGCTTTTTTTGTTCTAATTGCCGATTTAACGGTCATTATAAACACAGGTGCAACAACATCTAAACCTTGTGCCTAGCATTAATCCAATACAAGAACGCATAATTTCCATATATAAGAGTGGCCAATTCTTACATTTTTCTATCAATTATTCTGGAAGGGATTTTACATAGAGGGAACGGGAAACCAAATGGAATCCAAACTGCAAGCAGTTTTTTATTACACAGAGAGGGGTGTGGTGTATTTATGGTTTATGCGAGCAAATCCAATTTATATCCGGTTAAGGTATAAATATTCATTGTGATTGCCAACTCTTTCCCAAAAGAGAATCTTTCGAACTTAACTGTGCTTTTCACGCTTTCTATGTCTAACTTTACCGTTTTAATACCTAGTATTTTATACCTAGTATTTTATACATACATGTATATCCTGATCTTTTTTTTGCCAAGTTAGTAGCTTGGGTGATCCCCCAATGTTCCGTTTTTACTGGAAAATCGATTTCAATTTTTCCAGTAAAATGCATAAATTGCAATAAGTATACAAAAATTGCACTAAGTATACAAAATGCAATAAGTATACAAAATTGAACCTATTTTATATAAATTAATCTAACTCATCAACATCAATAAAGTATGAGCAAGACTGGTAAAAAAAAACATTGTGTGCTATGCAACGGTGCACACGACCACACAATACATAATTCATGCGAATTGCTTATGTATACGAAAGTTAACCGAACCCGAATGTCAGGTAAGTACCATCCAAAGATGGAAAACGTTATGTCTATCATGAGTGATCCAGTGTCTCTTAAAATTGATTCTCTGAACATTCAATTGCTTCGTCTTATGGCTGTGTGCTTTGTATATGATAATAGTGACAATACTACGACAACATTCTTATGTGAGATTAAGAAGAGATCTCATAATTTTGATAAATTGTTACAGTACAACCCGATCCCTCTCACATTACCCAAAAACCAACTAAAAAAAGAACTACATAAAAAATGGTCGAAAATACATGCTCTAAAAAGAAAACATGAAGCTGGTCCACCTCAAATTGAATCAGAACATTCATGTCCGATCTGTATGGAAGATTTGGCGGAATATGAATGGTTTCATTATGAATATCGTTTTGTAACGAGAGTAGAGCAGATTCAAATGACAAAAATAGATGGAGAATACGTATATAAATATACCTCAGGCGTAAATCCAGTTAAAACGTCATGTGGGCATATTATCTGCAGCAATTGTTCTGGAAAATTAATGAGGAACCACGTTGCGCGGGTTGACGGTATTCATTTCCGCACATTAAGTGATTACAAATATTATAATATTTGTCACGATAGTGTTATGGAAAGGTTGTTGCAATTCTACAATATAAAATGTCCAATGTGTCGTAGAAATTGTATAATCGAGAAGCGGCTTGGCATAGATAACGACAAGGTTTGGGGAAAAAGAACAAAGAATTGGTGGATGTTAACAAGACCGAAAACCTTCGTTATGAAAAACGACAGATTTGAATGGTGCGATAGTCCGTGGCATGATGAAACACGTATCAATAACATATATGGTTTGCGAGTAGATGTATCTTAATAATTGTGTTTGTGATTATATTTAATTATCAGTAGATTTACCTTGTTCAATCTCTCTGGTTTTTTTATCAAAGTCTGCTTGAGATGTTAAAGATTCTTCACCGTAGAACATTTGTTTGTATGATTTATAACAATTATAATTTACATATAATGGATTCAGAAATCTTGTTAACCAAACGCCATAGGCAATCAATGCAATAATATATTTGTATTTGCTCTTCATATTGTATAGCAAATATGTGATAATTATTCCAACAGATAAAGTTATTAATTGTGCAATAACATAGGCTATCTCAATTGTGCGTTTTGCTCTCATTCCTTTATCAAAATCTTTGTGCATAAACTGGAAAAATACAATTCCTTCATTATTTACTGGTTCAAAATAATATTCGTATAATGGCATATCAGTTAATGATTGTACAATTAAATCTACAACATGTTGTGGCCAAACATAAAGGGGAGGGATGCTAGAAAAGCATTTGAAAGCATAATATGGTTGCCATGTAATTTGATTATTGAGACCTTCATCCCAAAACCCACGATCCATTACATTATAAATATTTCTAGAGAGTGAAGGACAATTAGCACCTATTATGTACATACCACTTCTGGCTGGTCTTAGCCCAACCTCTATAATTTTATCCTCTCTATATTGGACATTTACAAATCCAGTATGACCATTTATATTATCTCTAACCCAAAACTCTATGTGCTTGGGTGCAGGTGTTTCTGGCGAGACATATTTCCAAACATCACTAAATCCATTTTGTTCATCAGAATATATATATGTTACCTGCCAGACAATTCTACCATTAGATAATAGAAAGTCTGTCATTCCTTCGGTGCCGTCTACAAACTCTGACCACATCATATCAGGATAGTCAATATATTGAGAAAGACTGGATTGATTCTTAATTTTAAAACAATTTTTAGAAGCAGCACTCAAATGTCCCCATCGAGGTTTAATAAATATAGGATACTCTACTGTATTTTCTCTCCCTTTCAAACTATTTAACCTACCACATTTCATTCCCTGTGTTTGTGCAATCCACAATTTATCATACACTTTCCTATTTTCTGGAAACATGCGATATGCAGTATGGTCACCAGTTACTGTAGTACTAGTAATATGATGATCATAAGGATCAAGATACGGATTTCTATATCCCATTTTTTTACACCATTCGTCTTCATTTCCAGTTATTAACTTAACGTATTCCATTACTTATAATTAAGATAGAAAAATAAGCACTAAAATATATTTTGTAACCCATTTTATTTGAGAGATAATATCAACATATATAATAATGAAGGTAACTATCGCTCACTTTCTTGTTAGTATTATTTTAATAATGCTTTTTCTCTGTTTGCTTAATAAGGTCAATGGAATGGCTGCAAATGTTCCTCCTGCTGATCTTGTAGCTGTACTAAGGCCAGGTAGATATACTGGTGAAGGAAAATATGCTCCTACTGATCATTACCCAAATGGTTTAAATGCCAAATTATACATGACTGTTACCAAAACACAAACTGGACTTGATACTAGTGTACAGGTAGAAGCATTTGACGCAGTAACTGGTAATATTGCTTATAATGGTGTAAGAAATGCAACATTTGATTATAAACCTAATCATGGTGATAATGTTTTTAAAAACTCAAAAAGTTTTATTGGAGGAAAACTAGTTTCTAGTTCTCACGGGACACTTACTTCTTCGTCAAAAGATAAATTGGTAATTTCTTCATCTGGATCATGGCATACCTCTAGCTACGAGCATAATATAATTAATACCATTAAAAAGGATGGTGATAAATTATATGCTACATTTGATAATACTGGCATAATTCCTTTCCTACATAGTCATATTATGGATGAGGTTTATACTTATCAGAATTAATTAAATAAATCGCGATCATAAAAGTTTAATACTTTAAAAGATTTCTCTTTTTGAAGATGATTATATAGTACAGGTTGCCATTTAGATTTATGATCTAATGTTTGGGTGTATAATGGTCCAATTGTGTATTTTCGAAGTTCCGAATAAAATAGATTTGTTGGATGCATTGGACTTTCAGGATTTGGCGAATTATAGATATTTTTATATTCGATATTTAATAATGCCCCACTATCTGTATCTATAATGTTATACTTCCCGTTTCCTGTTCCAAGAAGTTTGTTATATTCATAAGTGTGTGTATAAAATGTGTCATTTGAATTATAATCAATTATATAAAATCTATAAGGCGAATGCTGTGAAGCATATTTTGCTATTTTTTTGCAAAAAAGATGATTTAAATCAAGTTGGAATAATGGTCTAAGATACATATACTGTAAAAAATAAGATTATTTTTAATTTTATTTTTGTTTAAGTATTATTTAACATCCCCAACCAGCACCAGCGATTGCCTGACTCTCGTCATAATATCCAGATACTTCGGCGTTATCCTCCTCACCCTCACTCTCACTCTCACTCTCACTCTCACTCCCACTCTCGTTCATCTCCATATTATCATAATTATTTGCCATATAAGATGCTACATTCCACTCAGTCTGGATATCCTTTGCTAGACGAATGATGCCATTGCAATAACCAGGACTCTCCTCAGACATCATTCGCTTCTTAGAACGAGTATTAGGATATTTCTTCACGGCGTAGGCCTCATTATGTAGCCATTCTACTAGTTCCATCAAGTAATCACCAAACTCTCGCGTGTCGTCAGAAGAATCATTTGCCCAAGCAGTATGACACCAAGAACTACTAGTTGATTCTAGAAAGTCGAGGAAATTATATGAGGTTTGTGCGTCCCAATCGCCAGTTCGACTGATTACTTCATGAACCTTTTGTGCCCAATTCCATCCGTATTCAGTAAGACTAGATAGAGGCACGAAGTCATTGCCATCAAGATCATAATTGTGCTTACCATAGGTAGTATTAGACTTATTATATGTTTGGCCACTGCGAAGAGTCATTCCGGTGTTAGTAGTAGTAGTATCGTTCATGTTCGTGCTTGTGTAAGATTGCATTGTTATTATATTATTACTAAGAAACTTGACATTTCAATTTTCTAAATATTTCTTTAAAAATGCACTCGAGTCCAAAAGCAAAATAAAAAATGGCTAGTGCCTTTTTTAAAGTATTTTTAGTTTTTATAGTTTTTTATGTGTTTATGAATTGAAGAGAACCTCCATATTTCTTACCTCTGGTTTAGCTGCATCGTGTTCAAATAATTTTTTAAGGATTTCGTCATTTCTAAAACGAATTGTGTAATCAAATTGTAGCTTGTTTCGTCCAACTCGACCCATTGCCTGAATCGCTTTTTCTTGGCTCATTGATACCAAATCAGTAGAGAGGTAGCCATGACAGAACTGATAATTGGTTCCGTAAATGAAATCAGTTGATGCAATAATTAGATATAATTTCTGTTCTTGTGCCATCTTCTTCATAATTTCAGTATAGCGATCGCTGTCATGTCCGGCAAATACGCCAATTCCCATCATGAGCAGCAACTTCCAATAATTTCCAATGTCATCAATCAACATAATGTTCTCTACATCATCTTCGTTAATATTTGGCTTGAAGACTTGGTCAGGATTTTTGCAATCAGATGCATACTTTCTCTGATGAGCAGCCATATTTGGTACAAACTCGTCAGGAAGTGCTACTGTTCTAATACATTTTCTAAGTTCATCTATCTTACGGCGAAGATCTTTGACTTCAGGAGAACCTCTATTTAAGTCAGACAATTTCTTGTCGTTTCCAGACTCTTCGTCCTTAGCAGTCAAGTCTTCCAGTTTTTTAGAATGGACGGAAATCTTCTCATTGACTGCTCCGTTGAATTGGATTGCATCTGAGATATCAGCAAGCACTGTCTCTGGGATTTTCGCCTGTTGGAGACAAAACTTCCCAATTTTATCAACATCGTCTGCCAAGAAGATTGTAGGGCCATCGGTAAGCGTATGTGAATCGTGTGTTGAAACTCTGACATTGGATGCGTGCCTGCGATTTCTGCCAGTTTTCACATATTCAATTATGCGTTGCCAATACTCTGGCTTGATATTACTAATAAGTTCAAGATAGTAAATCTTAACCGTTAACATGTCAACATCAGAGATCTCGGGGAATTGTCGCTCTAGACTATATCTGGATGTGATCGAATCTGGAAACTTCTCGTTCACTGCTTCAATGAAGGTAACCGATTGCTCCAAATCTATGTAACGTAACAGTGTTTTGTTTGTCTTGCAATAATCTGCACAAGTCTTAACAGCCTCATATGTATCGTAAAGGAAGTGCGGCATCTCAACAAACCCTGCCTTGTTAACTAGAGGAATCGTCTTTTTACAGTCGAAACTAACAATAGATGTCACATCTGAATCAGCAAATCTAGAGCACCAGTCTCTAATTGTTGGGGACAGTTCTTCTTCCTGCGGGAGTGTTGCAGAAGACAGTACCATGTTTGGAATAATGTTTTGTTCCCAATTTTGTTTAATTATTTCGTGAATAGGATGTGTCTCATAATCCAATGTGATCGTCGGCTCATCCCAGTAAGTAATGATGTCCTTTTTATTGTTGAATGCGCACATATAGTGCATTGCGGGAATATAAGACTTGATATCACTAATAATGATTTCTACCTTTTCACCTTTAGAGTTATCGACTTTTCTGATTGATCCACTTCTTCGATCTCGAGTGAAATCAACCGCTGCACTATAATGCAACCGAATATCATCAGCCGAGCTACATCCAAATGCAAATGCTACTTTTCTGCCGCTACTAATAGATGACTTTGCTAATGCAAGACCAACGTGTCTAGCTGCACACACAAAGATTACCTTATATCCTTCTGCCAAACCAACAGGCGTGCACGTCTTTCCGGTACCAGTTGGTGCAATATAAAGTACTAGTTGTGGTGTTCCATTTGCCCTCTTGAACTGAGTAAAGATGCGTCGCTGGTGATCATACAATTCTTCATCTGCATACTTTAGTAAATATGGGTTGTGTTCAATCAATTCTGCAGCACCATAAACAATATTCTTTATCTCAGTCCCAGTGGCCAGGTGAGTAAGAATACTGTCGAGTTTACTGCATAGTGTTCTATTGCATGCGGAGACACTATAGCCGAGGAGTTTAGTTAGCGTAAAGAATCCAACTACCCATGCGCTATTGTTTTTTTCACGAGACTTCAGCGTTTGTTTGAGAATGTCTAGTAGTACAAACTCAAAGACAGATGATTTCACCTGTTCAATCTGAGAATCCGTGTTACCAAATCTGAATAAATCCTTCTTTTTTACGCTGCTTGGGTCGTGTTTTTCTTTTATAAAAGGGACAGAACATGTTTTTGCTTGTTTAATTGCTTTTATCATGGGATCCTGAATATAACGGGTGAATACATACATGTCAATGGCATCATTGTCATCTACCTTCAAATGCTGGAGCATCGAAGGGGTAGTATTGCGTTTAATCATGACATCACTATAGCCATCTTGTATAAGTTTGAGAATCCTTTTCTCATCCGGAGAGATGGGAACTTCTATACTGTTCCACTCGTCACGTGTAAGTTTGCGCTGGTTTAAATCCATGATTTCTGTTTAAAGATGTCAACTACTTTCTAAGTAAAAACAATTTCAACTTTCTGAGAAAATGAATTACGCTAAAATGAAAATGTTAAAAAATTGACAAGGTAAAATTAGTATAATTAAGTACCATTCTAATACAAAGCATGGCTATTATTATTAGTGTTCAAGGAAACATTGGAAGTGGTAAATCCACACTTGTTGCTAAGCTTAAGGAGATTCTTGGTGTAAAAAGGCGCATATGCTTTCTCCAAGAACCAGTAAACGAGTGGGAGGAAATCCGTGATTCTAATAATACATCAATTCTTGAATTATTCTATGGAAATCAACAAGAATATGCATTTCAATTTCAAATGATGGCTTATATTTCAAGACTGGCAATATTAAAACGTGCGCTTAAAAGCAATTATGATATAATTATAACTGAAAGAAGTCTTGCCACTGATAAAAATGTGTTTTGTCAAATGCTTTATGATAGTGGTAAAATTAAAGATGTAGAGTTTCAAATCTATAACAAGTGGTTTGATGAGTTTCAGAGTGAGTTTCCATACGAAAACATCGTTTATATTCAAACAGATCCTGATGTTGCGCATCAGCGCGTAGCTAAAAGAGCGCGCGAAGGTGAATCAACCATCCCTTTAGAATATTTGGCCGACTGTCATAGATATCATGAAAATTGGATTGATTCTTTCTCAAAGTCAAATGTTTTAGTATTAGATGGCAATCAAGATATTCATAAGAACCCTAATACCATTAATGATTGGGAATTAAAAATTAATCAATTTATCTCATCAAAACAAGTATTAAATCAATCGCATGTCTTTTCAGGATATGAATAACTTTTAGATGACAAAGTAAAAATATAATTAATACATTCAGATTATAAAAAAAATGAAAAGTATTTTTCTTATTACATAATCCAGTAAGAAAAATAAGAAAAATAAGAAAAAATATGGAAACCTATATGAACGAATTAAACGAAAAAGGGTACACTGTAGTACCAAACGTCCTATCAAATACTGAGGTAGACGAAGCACTGGCTTTATTCAAAGCTTGGCAAAAAACTATACCGAATCACGATACAATACATCGAAAATGTGACCCTCATGGCATATACAAACATCATGAAGCAGGTCATCAAGAACACGCATGGTTTATAAGAACCCGACCTAAAATCAAGGAGGTATTTGCCGCAATATGGAAGACAGATGACTTAGTAGTTAGTTTTGATGGCTGCTGTTGGATACCAAAAGATTTTAAGGGAAAGGATAACTTCTGGTGTCATTCAGATCAAGCCCCCAAAGATCAAGGTAGGATTTGCGTACAGGGCATTGTAGGATTAACAGATAATAGAGAACGTACTTTAGTAGTATGGGAAAAAACACATACTATACATCACGAGTACTTCAAGTTACTAGGAAGAGAAAATCAAGCCGGAGCATGGCAGAGAATACCAAATAGACATGAGGATTTATTAAAACCAATTAGAAAAGCACTTCATGTACCAGCCGGGAGTATAGCATTATGGGATAGCAGGATATTTCATCAAAACCAATATGGTTCTAAAAATTGCGAAGAGAGATATGTGCAATATGTCTCTATGCTACCTCGAAAACACCCAAAAAATACAGGCGTAATGTCAAATAAACGACGAAAATATTTTGAAAAACGTAGAACTACCTCACATTGGGCATACCCAATTAAAGTAAACGGTCTTCAGCCCCGTACATGGGGAGATAAGGGTCTACTAATTGACTATAGTAAACTAATAAAACCTAACTTGGAGAGATTTATGCCCCAAATTAATGAATTAATATAAATGCAAAAATAAAATAGTGGTTGAGAAAGAACATTTTTTTATCAAAAATTGATACATTTTGATATATGTTGCCTTTCTAACAATAAGAATGAGCACTTCAAGAAAAATTACAGACTTCTTTAAATCCATAGATGAGACGGGATGTAAAGTGAAAATTATGCCAATTAATGGGCATGACTACACGCTGCATTTTGATGGAGGTTCTCGTGGTAATCCTGGACCAGGTGGGTGTGGATGGGTTTTATGTAAAGGTGGAGTAGAGATTTATGCAGGGATGGCTCCTCTTGGTAGATGTACAAATAATTATGCTGAATACAAAGGGTTAGAACAAGGGTTAATGTCTGCGATAGATAAAAACTATAAAACACTGACAGTATATGGCGACTCTTTGTTAGTGATCAATCAGACAACTGGTATCTGGAAATGTAAAGCACCAAATCTTAATCCTATACTCAAACATGTTATAGAATTAAAAGGAGAGTTTGATAAAATCGAGTTTATGCATGTAAAACGTGAAAATAACAAAAGGGCAGATGAAATGGCGAATGAAGCGATGGACATACAAGATATTAATAACCTATCATTAGACGACGATCACTAAACGGCTTTCCTTTAAAAGCGAGTATATCAGAACATTTTTTTGTAGTTGGAAAGTAATCATCTCCGTAAATATCCTGAAGAAGAAGCCATTCAAACATTCCGCCTGGATATATATGTACATTTGAGAAACCTAGTTTAATTAATTGATTATACTTATTAACAATTCCATCATCACATGCATTTTCTCCATATATTACAATTTTTCTCTCCAGGTTTGTATTAATAAGGGTATTAATAGTAGCAGTTTCTTTGGAAGCATTAATTGTGTGTGATATCAAAGCATCTTGTCTATCAATAGTCATTGTATTAATTATAATGCATTCATTGTCCTTTATAAATCGTTGCATATCCTCAAAATTAATTTTTTTAATTGAGTAACTATTACCCATGTATATGTTAGGATTCTAACAGAATATTTAAATCATAACATAACTTAATCGAATGTTACTACAATTTTCACATCTTCACGATAAATTGATTTGGATGCGGAAACAGATAACTCTTCTCTCTTCTTTCTAGTTTTATTACAAACCGGTTCTTTTCTACGTTTACTGGTACTATTTCTAGAGTTCATATCCGCTTCAATCTCTTCATAATGATCTTGAATATACTGTATAACATCATTTTCTAGAGCCCATTTAAAAAAATTAAGTTGTCCAATTGTGGTTTGGATATGTGTTGAATCTTTATATGGGATGCTAATTCTCTCCCATCTACAAAATGGATCGAATCGTTTTTTAGAGTATGATCTTAATTTGAGTTTGTAATCAACATAAACTTTAAATCGATCGCAATTTTCAGTTTTGTATGTAACACAGTACTGTTTAGAATAATTTGTAGCAAACCAGTCAACTATTCTAAGAGAGATTGAAGAATCTCCATTGATAATGCTAAGGATTTTTTCAAGATTACTATCAGCATTGTAAAATGTCATCAAGTTATTTAAAATGAGGGAGTTTTGTGTCATTCTAGCAGTTGCCATATCTATTTAAATGCATCGTTACGCTTTTAAATGCTTATCGGTCACTTTCATTAATCTCAGTATGAGAGCTCTTTGGTCTAAGAAATTGCTCTTGTATATCAAGATCATCAAGATAATTATTACTCATATGAAAAGGATTTTGTCCTACTTGTTGAATCATTCGCCTATCACTTAGTTTACCATTCATCGAGTCTCTTTTATTGCTATCTTGGTTCATTTCGGCCATACCTAAATCCATTTCCATTCTACTTATTCCAGTAGTAGACATACATTGTTCATTGAAAGTTTCTCCTTCTTGCATGGCAATTGACTGCGGAGTCACGACTTCCTTCTTAATATTTGGGTTATCCCTTTTATGACTTTTCTCCGGATTTTCACCTGATTTCCAGATTAATTGTTCCATTAATAGATAGTGCTTAGACTTATTATCTATTATTCAACCTTAACAATCTTCATCTTTTTTGTAAACTCAAACTTATCTTTATCGATCAATCGTCTCTTCAAATTACAACTCAAACATGATATAATTGTATTACCGCAACTATGATTACTATCATTATCTATCCTATCTAATGTCCATTGTAATGGATCACGAACTTGTCGATATAATACCTTTACTCTTTTATTGCAATAGTGACAGGATAAAGAACACTCTATCAGCTTATCAAAAACCTCTTCTAGAGAGATTAATGATACTTCATTATATATATTCTTTTTAATGTCCTGATGCTTATAACTATTTATTTTTTGTTCAATTGCTTTCTTACCTTCTTCGCAGTGAATACCTGTATTACCACATTTTAATAATGAAAGCATCGTTAATGCTTGTTCTTTATCTAATTCTTTTTCAATTGCATTAACGCGTATGCGTTTTTCTTTATCTACGTGTAAGCTATCTACATTTGTTTTTCCTGTTACAACAACAATCTTTCTAGAAGAAGACATTATATACAATAGTCTCAGAAAAGAGACATAAATAGAACTTATCTTAAAAAAGGTTAAACTCAATTCATGTATTAATATAAGAATGGAAGAACAAGACAAAACAAATAAACCCGAAGAATGTCAAGACCTAAAAAATCTGCAATATAAAACTATGCTATTGAAGGGTAAAAGAACGCTTTTACTTCCAAAAAATACATCTGATGATACCGCCGGCATTGAAAAGCTTCTTGAAAGAGAAATGACACTCAATAAAAATATCTCATGGAGTAGACTCGATAGAAGTGATAAAATGAGAAAGCTACAGGAATATGCAGAAACTTATTCAGAAAAGAATCAACTCTCTGATAAAGATCGACAAAGATTATCAAAGTATCTTAATACTGCACTTGAGCGAAATCGTCTTCACAAAGTAAGGGAAGTTAAATATAATAAAGAAACTGAAACAATCGAAGACATCCCCTGTCTGCTTTTTAATAAAGATACTCGCAAGTTCACATTGAGGAGAAGCGAAAAACGAGTATCCACGCTTTCATCTCTTGGTAACGGTGGGTCTGCTCAAAGTACTAGAAAAAAAAGAGGTAATCGAAAAAAGAAGGATGCACATTTGAATGATAAATTGAAGTAGATATAAACATACTATTGTATAATATATAATGGCTATGCTACCGTTCTCGTCACTTATAAATATTTTGGATAATTTAACACCTCCTGATATTATAAATCACGATGACTATCTTAACATACTAGAACTTACCGGTGAGTTAATTCATGAATATGTTTCAGGGAATTATCTTCAAATGGCAGAACCAACATATCATAATGAAGTGTATGCCGAGGTTATAGATGAACTTATGAATAATATAAAAGATGTATATACTGATGATATCGAATTAGAAATTGCAAGAATTGTAGAAGAGGCTCTCGATATATACTTTACTCATGTCAGTCCAAGACGATCCTATAAGAACGCTGAGATATATGGTAAAATTAATATGAACTCTATGTCTTTAAAATTGGACTATCTTACAAATGTACCACAGCCAGATCAACGGACCACAGAATGGTATCATTTCAGACATAAACACCTTACCGCAAGTAGTTTATGGAAAGCTTTCTCAAGTCAAAGTAATATAAATCAATTAATCTATGGGAAATGTGCACCATTAGATGTAGCTAAGTACGGGCGCGTTAATTTAGATTCACCACTTCACTGGGGTCAAAAATATGAAGATGTATCAATTGGCTGGTACGAAAAAGAATATACAACAAACGTAAGAGATTTTGGATGCATCCCTCATAAAGAGATTCATTATCTTGCTGCGTCTCCTGACGGCATTAATATAGATATAAACTCACAAAAATATGGTAGAATGCTTGAAGTAAAAAATATTGTTAACCGTGACATTACTGGAATCCCAAAATATGAATATTGGATCCAAATGCAGATTCAAATGGAAGTCTGTGAACTATCTGAATGCGACTTTTTAGAAACAAGATTTATTGAGTATGAAAATTATGATTCCTTTATTTCAGACGGAACATTTACCCATACATCGGACAATAAAGTAAAAGGTATTATGATGTTGTTTATTGATAGTGATGGTAATCCAATCTATAAATATCTTGACATTGGCTCAGATGAAGAGAGATTTCATGCATGGAATATTGAAAAAATGGCAGAAATGAGTGGTAAAGCAAGTTGGTTAAAAACAATATATTGGAAAATGGATGAAGTAAGTGTTGTTCTTGTTAAACGTGCAAGAAGATGGTTTCATACTGCTAAGCCTATACTAGATGATTTATGGAAAACAATAGAATATGAAAGGGAATATGGATATGAACATCGTGCACCAAGAAAAAGGCCACGTATTTCTAAGGAACCGCCTGGTATTATTGGAGGCATTTGTTTGATAAAATTAGATGATGATGGTGAACCCGTTAATAACACAAATGAAAAACAACAAGGCGAAGAACAACAAGACGAAGAACAACAAGGCGAAGAACAACAAGATGATATAGAGATGATTATTGAAAGCCCTAAAAATGATAGCAATGAAAATAAAAACATTGTTATCGTGGATATTGATACACAAATAACCAGTGAAAGCCCTAAAAATGATAGTAATGAAAATAAAAACATTGTTATCATGGATATTGATACTGAAACACTAAGTGATGCAAATCAATCGTTTGATACAAAATAATTCACACGAGGTGTTTGAGAAAAAGAAGGACCTATTGGAGGAGGAGGTATTTTTTGTTCAGTCAAATCATAAAGTCCCTGACACATTCCTGGAGGACTGCATTGTCCGTTTGTAGGACGTCTCCAATATCTGATATTATTAGTACCACAGTGGTTTGCAGAAAAACTAGGATAGTCAACATATATGTTACTGGCACTAGAAGTCCAATCATATCCAGGAGATTTATTTACTTTATATGAATCAGAAAGTAATGGATTCTCTACCGCATTAGGATAAATGCCGGCTGACATACCCTCTTTATTAGTCATTAAAGGCAAAATTACACCTAAAATAACAAAAATCATTATTAATGAAACCAATCCAGTACTATTTAGTTGATTCATGTATAGTTTATAGTGATATTATTTTGTTATTTTAGTTATTCAAGGTATCGTTTATAATATAAAATCAACTAAAGAGACTGCGTGTGATAATAATAATGTCTTCCGAATCAGTAATAATAATAGTAGCATTTCTAATAGTGTCATGTGGTTGTCTTATTTGTTGGTTTGAATGTTGTTCAGATATTATATGCAATGACGATACAATACATATTGAACCCGAAACAGATAATCCTGTAATAGATAATCCTATAATAGAATTATAATAATTGTTTTTAACAAATAATAAATATTTTGACACACTGGTTTAAACTTATCCCTTTTATTCATACATACAATATGGAACAACAGATGCAAGTCACAAAAAGAGATGGAGTTAAAGAAGATGTATCATTTGATAAGATTTTAACTCGTCTCAGAAATCTTAGTACCAATATTAATCCTAAATTAAATATTACATACGCACCATTGGTTATGAAGGTTATTGATCAATTCCATGATGGAATCACTACAAATATGATTGATGAGCTTGTTGCTGAACAATGTGCATCAATGTCTACTACAAAGATTGACTATGGTGATTTAGCTGCCCGTATTGTAGTGTCTAATCACCAAAAAAGCACCAGTTCAAGTTTTTCAGATACAATGGGCATGCTTTATAATTTTATTGACCATAATGGGGCGAGTTCTCCTATTATTAGCGATGATCTATATAATATTGTTTTGAGAAATGCAGAAAAACTCGATTCTATTATCGACTATGATAGAGATTTTCTTATTGACTATTTTGGATTCAAAACACTCGAGCGTGCATATCTTATAAAAGTTAATGATAAAATCGTTGAAAGACCGCAGCATTTGTGGTTGAGAGTATCTCTTGGGATTCATTTGGACGACGTTGATGCTGCAATTCAAACCTATCATCTAATGTCACAAAAATATTTTACTCACGCAACACCAACCTTATTTAATTCTGGTACCCCAAGACCTCAACTCAGTTCATGTTATCTTATTGCAATGGAGTCAGATTCTATTGATGGTATTTATAATACTCTAAAAGAGTGTGCACAAATATCAAAGTGGGCAGGTGGTATCGGTCTTCATATTCATAATGTTCGAGCTAGAGGAACACATATTCGCGGAACAAATGGTTCATCAAATGGTCTTACTCCTATGTTGCAGGTATTTAATGCAACAGCTCGTTATGTAGACCAAGGTGGTGGTAAAAGAAATGGAAGTTTTGCTGTTTATCTAGAACCATGGCACAATGATATTGTTGATTGGCTAGATCTAAAGAAAAATCATGGCGACGAGGCATTAAGAGCACGTGATCTATTCTATGGACTCTGGGTACCCGATCTATTTATGGAAGCAGTGAAAAATGATAAAGATTGGCATCTTATGTGTCCTGATGTTTGTGAGGGCTTATCTGAGACATATGGGGAAACATTTAATAAGTTGTATAATTCTTATGTAGCTGACGGCAAGTTTACAAAAAAAATTAAAGCAAGAGAGCTATGGTTTAAGATTCTCGATTCGCAGATGGAAACAGGTACACCATATTTACTTTATAAAGATGCTGCAAATCTAAAGAGTAATCAACAAAATCTAGGTACTATTAAAAGTAGCAATCTTTGTACTGAAATTATTGAATATAGTGACAAGGACCAGACTGCAGTATGTAATCTTGCAAGTATTGGTCTTCCAATGTTTGTTAATATTGATGATAAAACATTTGACTTTGATAAGCTACATACAATTGCTAAGACGGTTACCTCGAATCTTAATAAGGTAATTGATATTAATTATTATCCTACAGAAAAAACCGAGCGTAGCAATTTGCTACATAGACCAATAGGGATAGGAATACAAGGTTTGGCAGATGTATTTGCTATGATGGATTTACCATTTGCTTCAGATGAAGCTAAGGATATAAATAAAAAAATATTTGAGACAATTTACCATGCATCACTAGAAATGTCAATGGAACTTTCTAAAAAAAGAGACAGTGATATGCGCAAACTATCAGCTTGGGATGAAATTGAACCAATATTCAAACAAAATACTCCAGGTATGGATCGTCTCAATGTAAAACGAGATTATTGTCAAGAAATGGGAGAGGAATGCAAAGAAGCTGTAATTAGGACTAAACCGATTATGGCTGAAATTATTGCAGCTCGAGGAGGTTCTCCCGCAGGAGCGTACTCATCATTTCTTGGTTCACCATTATCTAAGGGTAGATTTCAATTCGATTTGTGGGATGTAACACCATCTGATCGATATGATTGGGAAAAGCTGAAACTTGATATCTGTAAATATGGTACACGTAATTCGCTTCTAGTTGCACCTATGCCAACTGCATCGACATCACAAATCCTTGGTAATAATGAATGTTTTGAGCCATTTACAAGTAATATTTACACTCGCAGAACAATTGCAGGTGAGTTTGTTGTAGTGAATAGACATCTTATTAAAGAATTAACTCACCTAGGAATATGGAGTGAAGATTTGAAAGATAGTATTATTGCAAATAAAGGTAGTGTTCAACACATCAAAGATCTACCAGATAATATCAAGGAAAAATATAAAATTGTTTGGGAGATTCCAATGAAGGATATCATTGATATGTCTGCCGATCGTGGTGCATTTATTTGTCAATCACAAAGTCTCAATCTTTGGATGGAAGATCCAAATTATAAATCACTTACATCGATGCATTTCTATTCTTGGCAGAAAAAACTTAAGACAGGTATGTATTATCTTCGTAGAAAGCCAAGACATCAGCCCCAACAATTTACAATTGATCCTACACAAAATGAAGATATACCAAGAGAAGAAGAACCATGCTTGATGTGCTCAGCATAAATAAAAAATTATATCATATTTTATCAATTTACTAACATATGATAATTTAATAACTTCCGCAGTAAAGCTCATAAATACTTGATAATTGCCCGCGGTTACTTTTTATAATATCTTTTCCGGTTTCGAGTAGCAAATAGCATCTCAAGCAAATAAGCACGTCTGCCATTGAATCGTGTGTTCCTGATGGATTATATCCAAATAAATGATTATGTAGTTCAGACAATGTTGGATATTTATTGTAAATCTCTCCTTTAGAATTATTTCTTTCGATTTTGCATATATCTTTTGTACTTTTCATTGTACAAACTTCTGGCTTCTTGACTCCATCTCTTGTAAAGTATTGTTTACGATGATGTCTTATTGCTTCTACCATTAACATTCGTTTATCAAATGAAATATTATGAGCTACCGCTACATCAGCTTCTTGTAAATCTCTATCGAAGAGATTCATTGCATCGCGAAGAGGTACACCCTTTCTTTCAGATCGTTGCTTTGTAATACCATGAATCCTAACACTTTCTTCTGGAATTGGTACATTACATTTTATAATATGATCCTCCATATTAACTACTTCCTGTTTGTCGATATCAAACAATACCCAGCTAATTTGAACGATATGTGGCCACTTATCAGTTTCAAGAATAGAGGTATTCCATCCTTCTGGGAGACCAGTTGTTTCTGTATCAAATACAATTACCTTCATTTTTACTATTAGTATACAACAATATTACTTTAATTTATAATCAATTTTGTAAAGAAAAATATAAGAGTTTGTCATATTGTACCGTTTACATATGATCTAAGCATATTTCAAAGAACGGCAAAGTTAATGTAATATTACATTCGCCACTGTCGTTGTAAGAACCTTGCAAAGTCATATTTATGATACCAGAAGTCGACATTTTTAGTTGACGCTTAATCGATACAGCGTCCCCTACTTTTGAGGTTTGAAGTTTCTCAAGTATATGATGTTTGCCATTTACATAACTGGAACTGTCTAGGGATCCATGCATGACAATTGCATCATAGTTATCATAACCATTACCTAGTGCTGCTAATCCATTCATAATTGTTTTAATTGCTTTAAACTCTTCGCTATTTGCCCCTTTCGCTACTCGTATAACCACGACTTCACATGTCCATTGGTCATGCTCACATAATTGATTATACCATAATGTAGTTAGAAATTGACCTATAAGATAATTGTAGTTTTTCAATACAACAAATGGTTTAATGCTGAAATGCCATTCACTGTTATTCATGGGTTTTGTTGCAAGATAATATTTAAAACCATCAAAACTTTGATGATTTTTATTCTGTTGCATTTTGTTCATTTGAAGGTCTTGTATGTTGTAATGCTATTTATATGTTATAGTTTCAATTTTCTATAATAAAAATAAATCAATTACTTATACAAACGACTATTTCAAATGTTCATGTGCATAATTTTTACATAGCCCAAATGTATGTCTATGATATTTTGAAGTACCATATTCAAGTATCCCATTCATATGTTGTTTTGTTCCATATCCTTTGTTTTTAATTAGCCCGTACCGCTCATTTAGTTCAGGTTCTTCTTTACATAACTCTAGTATATAATTGTCTCTATCAACTTTAGCTAGTATAGATGCAGCTGCTACGTTAGTAAGCAAGTTATCTGCTTTTTCAACTGTTGTGTATCTTATTGGAAGTATGCAATTACCATCAAATACTGTATATGGAGTGAAGTCATTTCCATCTACAATTAAATGAATATTGTTATCTTGTTCATCAAGATCTTCCATTACAGTTTTAACTGCTTTATGCATTGCCATATGTGTTGCTTTACGAATATTATATTCGTCTATTTCTGATTCAGTTGAATAAGCAACCGACCATGCGAGTGCATTTGATTTGATATAATCAGCAATTGCATTTATTTTTTTATCTGAGTGAAATCTTTTACTATCTTTCATATCATCATGTTTAAATCCATCTGTTTGAGGAAGTACTACTGCTGCAGCATATACTCTACCAAACATTGGTCCTCTTCCGGCTTCATCTATTCCTATTTCAATATAATTGTCATCAGCATATTTACGTCGTAGTCCTTGCATATTGTTACTAACTGTGTATATAATATATAGGTTACTTCTTTTAATCATTCAATTTAACAGCAAACTTTTTTCCAACCATACAATATAATGAAACTACGTGCGATTCATTTATTTATGATCCTTATCCTTTCACTAATACTATGTTCGTTTTTAGGAGGACTGAGCGGTTGCATGCGTGAAGGAATGCAAAGTGATTTATCTACTACATCTAATCAGGTTAAAACCGGTTCTTATACTGGCCCAGCTGGAGATACAGTAAATACATATTCTAATGATGCTACAGGTAAATCTGCTGCTGTAGGTCCCAATGGTAATGTTGTCACTGCTGACTCTAGTGATAACTACAATGGCTATAACAGCAATGATGTCTCATCTACTTCATATAATAATGCATATGGAAGCGCTACTACTTATACCGGACCTCAAGGTAATTCTGTTTCAACTGTTTCCAGCAACGGAATATATGCAAATCAGATCCCTGCAGGAGATGAAGATCTTTACATATTAAAGTCACAAATCGTACCCCCTGTATGTCCGGCATGCCCTTCTAATAGTACATGTCCGCGCACGGAAGCACCTCCACCATGCCCTCCATGTGCAAGATGCCCAGAGCCAGCATTTGAATGCAAAAAAGTACCTAATTATCGCGCAAACGATGATTCTTATCTTCCTAGACCGGTTCTCTCTGACTTTAGTCAGTTTGGTATGTAATTTATCATATGTATTACAATTTTTATACAAATGATATCATTTATTTTTTACTGCGGCGAGTAGCTTTGCCCTTTCCCTTTTTGACATTGCGTCCTTTGCGAGAAGATTTAGGCTTACGACCACGCTTTACAGTTTTAGATTTCTTTCCCTTCTTACCTTTCTTTCCTTTCTTTCCCTTATGAGTAGTAGCCTTGATGCGTCTACGGCGGCGTTTTCCTCCCACCTTGTCCTTCTCCGGAAATGTTGCTTTCATCGCACTATCAGTTTGCAACTTTGCTGATTTTAATTTTTCTACAATTTCCTCTGCTTTTGCAAGGGTAATAACTCCACCGCTTTGTACTACCCCCGCAATTAATACACGAACCTCCTCTTGAGCTTCTGCTAATGCCTGCGCTTCCATGTGCATGGCTGCGCTACTTGCTTGGTCTGCCTGTTCTTTCGTAGAAGGAGATTGTCTAGGGTATCCGGTTACAAGTTGACAAACAGTAACTGCTCCCTCCCTCAATTTACCAACTCCCTGTGCAATTTTTAACATGATATAATCAAAAATAGGTTTACTAATATTTTCTTTAATTGATGAATATACTGCAGATATACCACGTCCTATACTTTGTGCAGTGTACACTCCTGTAAGTGTTCCTAGGGTGCCACTGAGGGCGAGGAGCAAAGTCTTTATTTGCATAACTTGATGATCATTATACAGAATCTTATCTTGACAAGTTTCTACTGGCATGCCGGTGGCACCGGCTGTAACTCTCATAAGAAGATTCCATGAAGTTTCAGCAGCGCTTCCACAAGGCTGTTTGAATAACCCAATACTAATTGCTTGATCAATAACCAAATTACTTACATAGTTAAATGCTTTTTGTGCACCACCCGTAATTGCTCCGTATCCTCCGGCCGCAGTTAATGCTTGCGAACCAGCAGCACCCAATAAAATCATAGTTAATATATCATATCTGTCTGGCAATCCAAGACCGCCATGTTGTTTAATTTCTTTCCTGGCTCTTCTTCCGCCACGACCAGGTCCACGTCCACAACTAGCCATTTGACTGCTTGTATATGTTAATTCAAATCCTACACTGGTTCCCAGATTTCCATCAACATTGTTGTCGACTGTACCAATGTACTTATTAATTATTGCTCCTCTTCCACCTGCTTCTCCATCAACCATTTGCATAACCCCAGCCACGGAGGTACCCATCATTGCTGATAACATACCAATTCCATTAGAATATGCACTGGTTAAAGCAGCGAGATGCTGACCTTTTATAAAAGAATCAGCGCCTCTTTGTCCAGGAACTTCACTGCTGTTCATCACGCGTTGAAACTCTGCTGCAATTTGTAGAACAGATTGTTGTAATTCTCCAACTGACATATCTATACTTTATTAATAGATAATAATTATAAACGCGTTTTTATACATTTCTCATCTATTTCTAAAGTTTTGCATTTCTCATCGTGTGGTACAATTTTTATTATGCATTTGGCTTTTTTTCCATATAATGGTTCTGTGCATCCCTTTTCTTTTATTTTTTTTGTTTTTCTAAACCGAAACATTTTTGGATTTTCTTCTGTACATCTAGCTCTAAAATGTTCATATCGTTCGCGAACATCGCAATAACTCAATCCACTTTTTTTTCCAAGCATATTATTAACAATTTCATGCAATCTATAAATATATCTTGAAAACTTATCACGACTAGCCATATGACACATTTTAATTGGATGTACTTTGAAATTATTTTTAAGATTAATTCGACAATATTTACATGGAAGCACATTCTGCAAGTTTAAAACAAATTGTCTATAGTCCCGCTTTTGTTCTTTAGTAGGCTTAACTGGATAACCAAAGCTCATTGTATGTAGGTAATGCCACATGCTAGGTCCCCATATAGTTGTAAGCATTCCATCTCCACTTTTAAAGTCCTTTTTTTTAAACGTGCGAGTTTTTTTAGATGATGTCTTTCTTTTTAACTTCCTAGTTTTTCTAGCCATATTAGTGTATGGTTAGAAAATCTTATCATCTAATATTATACTTATGACCGCATTTACAGACTTTGCTGATAATACTAAAGATATTTCTGTTATGATAGGTGTAGCGCTAGCATTTTTAGCATTATCATCTTTAAGTAAAACCCTCATTGGTGGTTATGGTAAACTGATTCAATTCATAGCTACTTTAGTAATGATGTATGCTTCATTAATGTTTTTAAAAAATATTCACACAATTTTTACAGTAACTCCAGATATCATGTATTCACCTGAACATGCATTGTACAAAAAAAACATATTTGCAGGATGTTTGCTTTGTGTGATATTATTTGCGCTTGTAGTATATTCTACATATACGGTCTTTTATTGATTATATCAATTGTTTTGCTTATAAATGTAGGTTGGTTTGAAGAAAAACGCTTTCCTAAAACTACATTTGCAATAGTTGCATAGTATTCTTTGTCGTCTTTATAATCACGTCTATTTACTTCAACAATAGAACCATCAAATGCCCTGAAAATCATGATAATATATAGATCATGAAATCTTTAGGCTAGTTCGTTAATCCTTTATAAGATTTTTAATAAGTAATACTATATGATTGAAAAGATCAGAGAAGGTTTGGTAAATGTGTTGCAAAACAAAAAACTAATGGTTGTTATTATTTTAGCCGCAATTTTTATTGCAGTAGCAATTTGGGTATATAATAGCTATGTAAAGCCCAGAGTAGACGCTGCTTATGTTCCAAACAAAGAGTTCATCCAAGATAATGGAAGTGGTTCGGATACCGCAGATTTATACTTTTTCTATACTACTTGGTGTCCACACTGCAAGAAAGCATTACCTGTATGGGAGAAACTTAAAGAAAATCTAGAATCTACTGGAGTAAATGGAGTGAAGATCAATTTTATTGAGGTTGACTGTGATAAAGATCCTGAAACAGCAGAGAGATTTAATGTTGAAGGTTATCCTACCATTAAGCTAAGCCATAATAAAAAGGTTATTGAATATGACGCAAAGCCAGACATGGATACTCTTAATCAGTTTCTTGAGACGTCTCTCTAATAAATTGTTTAGCATCCTCCTCACCTCTGGTAATTAATGATACTCGCAATGTTCTATCTGATAGTGTTTCAAACCATGCTGTCATATCAGATATATCCTCTGTATGAGAAATTATACTGTTTGGTACCACCGGTTGATCCTTAGAAGTCTCAAGTGTCCAATGACACTTTTTCATCATCATTCTAGCATATTCTAAAAATGACGATGATTCATCTAGTTTAATAGGCTTCTCGCCTACTGTATTTGTAAGAGCAAGCACCTCATTTATTCCGCACTCCGTATTCTCCAAACAATGATTAAGGGGATAATTGTGAATTAGGCCACCATCTACAAAACATTCATCACCAACAAATATAGGTTTGAAAAGCATTGGAAATGCACTAGTACATGCGAGTGCTTGACTTAACATCATATCAGGATAATTTTTATATGAAATTAATACACCCTTCAAGCATTTATCGTGATTTATTTCTGTTGCAGTAAATACAATTTCAATATTAGTACGGTCAAAATGTTCCTGTAATGTTGTCTCTAATTTCATATCTAATCCGGCAAGTAATGGAGCTAAGCAAATATTATACATCTCTTGTCCATCAATCCCCTTGTCATACATTATTTCAAGAATATCATTTTTCATTGGAGCAAACGCCTTTTCCCATGGTCTCTCTATTAAATAATCATCAATAACATCCCATTCATAGTCTAGTGTGGCAAGTACACCTATAATACCGCCCACTGATGAAGTATATATAGTTTCTATCTCATTCTTATTCCAGAATCCTACATTATTTAAATATTTCAAGGCTCCATATGATACCAACCCTGTTGGTCCGCCTCCAGCTATTACAATGTGTTTAATCACCATTATATATATTTACGTTTCACTTTTTATTACTTTTTCTTCAACTAATGTAATATGGATACTATTTTTACACTAGGAGATGAAGAGGTTGGTAATACCAAAATTAACTTAGATGACCTTTATGAGCGAAAGAAACAAAGTGATTTAAATACACTCAAGGTTTATAATAAAATACTTACTAGGATTCACACTAAAATCAAACATCAGGCTCGTATAAATCCTAACGATCAGCATTGTTGGTATGTTGTTCCTGAAATGATTATTGGTGTACCAAAATATGATCATGGTGCATGTACTGCTTATATTATTGATAAACTCAGAGAGAATGGATTTGTTATAAGATATACACACCCAAATCTAATTTTTATATCATGGCAAACGTGGACGCCTACATATGTACGCGATGAAATCCGAAAAAAAACTGGTATGCAATTCGATGGATGGGGAAATCAGAAAACTCCAAAAAATCAAGAAGATGATGCAAGTAGTAATGGATTCGATAAAAATGATCCTAACTCATTAATATTAGGCAGAAAAACTAAAAATATTTCTGTTACCAAAACGAATAAGGATTACAGACCGATTGATACATACAAACCTACTGGAAATCTTATTTATAACAAAGAATTGTTAGAGAGAATACAGGATAAATCAAAGTAGATTTATTTGTCGATTTTGCATGATTGACTAATCTTCTTTTTTGCATCACCTTTTTCTTTGGCTGATAATTCTTTTGTTGCCATTCCAGCCAGCTCGCAATATTCATTTGATAATTTATCATTTCCCATCCAATTTGGGTTGCAATCTTGAAATACATTTGGCCACTGTTTTCTCAACCCAGCATGTGTTTGAGATAATAATTTTTCTCCATCATCTTCTTTCCAACCCTCTTTATTTTTCACAAACCATTCATCTTGAGATACATGATGTACAGGTCTATCCGTAAGTGCCAATGGTTTTAGATTATTACTTACTATCTGGGCAAGACCTTTTGCTGCATCAGATTTTGCAATCTTCAAATCCTCCATTGTTATTTGAAGTTTTTTAACAAAGTCCTCTAATGTCATAGCTGTTGAACAATTTTCAGAGAGATAAATCTGTACATTGTTGTTTATTGTATTGAAACTATTATTATTATTACTCTGATTTGAGGTTATTGTTATTTCATCCAATGCTTTTTGTTGACTACGTATTATCTCATGAGCTAATTCAAGATTTTCTTCTAATTTTTGCTCATACCTCTCACGATAATCCGTCTTATTCGTTTTTGAAATAACCGTGTTTGATATTTCCTTGGTTATAAAATTACACTTTGATTTATGTCTGTAATAACCGCTATGATACTTGTAGTTTCTTCCACATTCACAAACATAATTATTTGTTACTGGCGTTGTATTAGTCGTCCGTTTCTGTCCGCTTACTGTATCATTATGTACCATTTGTGTACCATTGTGTTTCTTCGTCTTAAGATGTCTTTTCCAATGTCCAGAATGAGACGTAAAGAAGTCACACTTTTCGCAATGGAAATTATCTGTCCCTTTTTCGTCCTTTTCTGTCCCTAAATCTGTATCATTATGTATCATTATATGGTACATAGAAAAAGGACAGAACCTTTAAACTTATTGGTCTGTAGTGCCTTTTTTTCAGTCCTACATAACTATCCTTCATAACTTTTAAAAAAACATGATTTTCTTCTCTAGGCTCTCTAAATAAATCATGTTTTTTACCCTGTTTTCAATTCTCAAAAATATTTGGGGTATTATCAGTAGATTCTATAAAATATCTGAGGGTCTTTGAAAAAGTTAAAAAAACGTTAAAAATCATATAGAAATGTACAATGTTCACCTTGATATGGAGGAAATAATGGTGTTGTTGCCATAAATAAGTTCGCTCCATGTATCATAGTAGCCTGATAATGAAAACTCCTGTGTTCACAATCAATATTATATTCATTGGTGTTATTGTTAATATAGTATTTACATCTACCAGCTCCCTCTATTTGTTTTTTATCATGAATAGAATGAAATACATCATGATGGATTACGCTGTAACTAAGTGAACCATATTTATTATATTTGTATATGGCAAATCCATTGAAGGCAGAGTTACAGTAGACTAATCCATTACTATTTTTATGCTTATTTTTCAAAAAATTAGACATGGCTTTTATAATTTTCATATTATTATTGTTATGTAGACATGATAATGTAAATGGGGCTATAGATAACGCCCAAAAATCATAATAGCGTTCATTATAAAATGTTAGTCCGTCCCACTCGTCAATTCTATTAATATAGTCTATCAACACATTGATATTTAATTCATCACTACAAACATCGTCTAGATCCATTGCAATTATTAACTCAGGATTATAGTTACTATCTCGTATAGCCTTCAGACATCGATTTCTAGCGTTACTAATATTAATGCACCGTTCTTTTGAAGCTTGGTCTTCAAAAAAATTAACAAACGTTTTATTTCCAAAAGAGTCAACTACTTCGTTTTCTTTTAATATTATATCAGGAAAACACATTTGTAAATTATATGCCTCTTCTCTAGCGTAGGTTAGTAATAAGTTTTCGGTATCATCATCACTCGTATCATATCCTATAAATATGCCCTTTATATCAAATATTTTATCTAGCTTACTAATATTTTTAAAAACTTTTGGAAGAAATTGTTCAACGTTTTTCGCACAACCATAAATACATACACTTTTTTTCATTATTGAGATATATGAAACCCTATTTAAACTTACTTATAATGTACATTTAAAAATTGAAACATAATTTTATTATTATAGAAGTATCAATAATAATAATGGAACAAAAAGAGATTGTCTACTTAAATGAAGACCCTGGGTTTGATAAAATCATGGAAATTACCGGCGGATACTTTACAACATTACACTTACAAGATGGAGGCACAATCTTTCTGAGGGAAGATGGAGAATATACATGTAAGATTAATAAGACTGCAACCGAACTGTTTAAAATCAATATATATGGAAGAATTGTTATAATTAATTCTAGTTTACATGATAGTGAGTAATTTTAATTAGATACTATCATATTTATTATTTACTTTCTGGATTTGCGAGATTTGCGAGAAGAGGAAGACTTGCGGCTGGAGGAAGACTTGCGTCCACGCTTACCATTGCGAGTCTTACGGCAGAAAGTGCGCTTTTTTCCAAAAGCCATCTTGCAACCAGAAGCGTTACGGCAGGTGGAAGCACGCTTTCCACGGCATCTGGAGGCTTTGACGCGCTTACGGTAAGTGCGTTTAGCAGAGGATCTGGGCTTCTTGGAGCCACCACGGGTTTTACGAGTCATTGGCATGATATACACTTATGAGAGAAAATAATTATTCATCAGTATCATCATCATCTTTCATAATCAAATTATTATTTGGAGAAACATATACGGCTGGCACAAACATTATATTTTTTTGAGAGGGTTCACTTTGAGATTTTTCTAAAGGTCTAATTTCAGGATCAAGATTGTTTGACGCAGTACTCTTTTCTGCAATTTTTTTTTCATCTTTGTTCTCATCATTAGATTCTGATTCTTCGTTTGATACATCAGCGCTTAGAACAGAGGGATTAGAATTAATACTATTTTTGGTTTCAAGTTCTGAGTCTATTATTGTAGACTCATCTGGTGAGCTATCAATATCGTCTGTATTTATAGTGAGAGGATTAGCTGTGCTATCAGATTTAGTTGGAGACTCTGCCAAACTGTCTTGTAGTGTAGCTTCTAATGTCTTTATTTGAGCCTGTGAAGTATCCATAATTTGTTTTTCAACAATAGCTTCAAATAGTTCCAACCCTTTAACAAAGTCGTCTTCGCATGTAGCATATAATTCTACAATAGAGCCTCTTGCCTTTTCTACAAGACCTTGCAATAAATCTTCGGTCATTTTAGGATTAATGATTATTTCTTTCCTCTGGGTTTCAGGATTAATAGCACGAGCAAACATAATTTCAAGAATAGAAACCAGCTTATCTTGGTTTACAGTTGTATTATTCATCATATTTTTAATATGAGTCGCATAATCACCAAATAGTTTATTTTTAAGACTAGCAGTATATCGTTTAGTATAAACCCCGTCTTTTTTGCACCCTTTACTTTTATGAAAGTCTCTAAGAAGTATATCGCTAAACTTTTTAACAATAGGTTTGCCTTGGTCGGTCAAGGGTATATTTTTATTACCAGTAAATGCTCTATAAAATGTTAGTACATCCTTTTCATATACGTTTTCCCTCATTTTTTTACTCATGCCTTTGAACCCACCTTGGTCATAATCATAATCATCATAGTACAGTTTTTCTAGCTCAGGTATTCCAGGTTCTTCAAATAAATTGCGATCCTTTCCTCGTGTTTTATCGTAATTCATGTCGCAAAACTTAGGCGAAACCGTTACGTTTGCATCTGCAGGAGCATCAAAGTCTTGGTTATTAATAAGAGCATTCAATCTCTGACTACAGATATTATACTTCTGAATCTTCGCTTGTGCTTCTTTAGGAATATTGGACTTTTGAAGCAAAGGGATTTTAACGGTGCTTCCATCTGCAGATTTATAAACATAAATGGGATTTACAGTTGTCACAATTGCAGCAAATAAATGAGCAACCTTTACATAAAACTTAGCTATACCAATACAGAGTCGCCTTTTTGTAGTACTATTGCTAACATCCATTTTTTGTACAGCTTCTTTTTTGAAATATATAACTGAACTGTCAGTCATTTCGTTTATTTCAACTCCATCTTTCAAACGTTGTGCCAAGTAATTAACATCAAGATCATTGAGATTATTTGCAATTAGATCTGCTGTCATAATTACTAAATTGTTACAATGTTCTATATCAGCTAGACGTTCCATGTCACGAAAGTTTTGAGTTGTTATATAATTAGCTGCAATATAGTCAATTTCTTGTGCTAATTTACCTGATTTTACAGTATTTGTATTTGACGTAGAGGATGAATTGCCCATCGAGATATATATATGTTGAAAACATTAAAAAAATGAATTAAGAACACGTTTATATTATCTCTCTCATACTGAGATGACTGACCTGAAAACTAAAAAATTAAGGAGGCGCACTACAAATAAAAAGAAACTTTGGGAACAATTTGATAATGAGATAGGTACTGATCCTAACATTGAATGTGTATATACTAGTAAAGGTCCAAGAGAAAATTGTGATTGTTGTAGTAGCATGCTTCTCTTGACCGAAGAAGGTTTCCCTGCATGTTCAAATAAGTTATGTGGAGTCATATACACTGATACTATAGATCAGTCTGCAGAGTGGAGATATTATGGTGCAGATGACTCTTCCTCAAGTGATCCAACTAGATGCGGTATGCCAATTAATCCACTTCTTCAAGAATCTAGTTACGGATGTAAGGTTCTTGTAAATGGAAAATCTAGTTATGAAATGAGAAAGATTCGGCGATATACTGATTGGTTAGGAATGCCTTATAAAGAAAAATCACAATATGATGAGTTCCAAAAAATCACAATACTTGGTACTCAATCGGGAATATCTAAACTAATAATTGATGATGCAATGCGATACCATAAGAAGATATCTGAAGCTAAGACATTCCGAGGTTTAAATCGCGATGGTATTATTGCTGCCTCTATTTATGTATCGGCTAGAATCAATAGATTCCCAAGGACTGCTAGAGAAATTGCAACAATATTCAACCTAGACTCGGCTGCTGCCACGCGAGGATGTAAAAATGCTATATCTATTATTAATGAACTTGAATCGGAGTTTGAGAATACTGATAAAACATCTCTGTGTCAGACAACTCCGCTTTCATTCATAGATAGATACTGTAGTAAGCTCAATATGAATCAGGAACTCACAAAGGTATGTAAGTTTGTTGCAACACGCATTCAGAGAAATAATCTTATTCCTGAAAATACACCACATTCGATTGCTGCAGGAATTGTTTACTTTGTTTCACAAGTTTGCAATATTAATATTGGAAAAAAAGCAGTTAGTCAAATTAGCGAGATTAGTGAAGTAACAATCAATAAATGTTATAAGAAACTAGCAGATATGTCAGATGAATTGATTCCAGATGTTATTTTGAAAAAATATACATAAATCTTCTATCTGTATCAGAGTATTTTTATTTAGTAAATAAATTACCTAGAAATCTGAAGTAATCACATAACCCATTTACTGATGGTTCTAATGTACACATACAAAGTGATATAGGAATATGAATACAACAAAATCCTAATAAATACGGCATCCACGTAAACTCACTTATTGTATATGGACGGTTAGATTTTGGGATTACTAGCATAAAGATTAACAATCCTATGCCGTAATGAACAATACTGAATATGAGACACGCATACATTATTTTCAAGCATTTATCCCATCCTTTTTTTCTATTATTTCTTGAAATAAGTTTATCACTTGATCTCTGACTCTCTATTGCAATTTTAACATTCGTTGGGACCTCTACATATGTAGGCGTCACTTTAACGAGATTTTTTTTGGGACTTGATGAAGTCATTATATAATTTGATAATGTATATCAAAGTATATAAAAATGCTCTATCAATTTTCTTACTAATCAAAGGTGGCTTTTAATTTATCATAAACATAAAACCCAATAGAGTTCACTGCTACAGATCTAACTGCACATGTAATATAACCATTCCAGATATTACCCCTTTTTATAGCATCTATAATACTACATTTGTATGCAAGTTGTCTACTTCTAATTGTATCAAATGGATATGCAGGCGTGCAACTTACAAGACCTGCCGCTGCTCCTCCAATAAATGGATGTACTCCTCTTTCTTTGCACTCTTCAAATGTTTTAAAATATAGTCCATACGCGATGCTCACTCTTGCAACAGTTGCTATCCACCCTTGATTGTGTTCCATAATTAGTAGTCTCCATTTTTTATTAATACCCAGTTGTCTAGATATCTTACCTGTATCACTTAGATGAACAATTGGGCTAACAATTATGCCGCTGAGTAGACCCGCATAAGCAGGATTATAATTATTTTCTCTTAAAAATCTGTAACTACCAAAATTAATTCCACATATAACACTGCTTGATAGTAATGGGAACCCTATGCCTTTTGTTAAAATACTTGGTGATAATTTGCCAGCATACATATTGCTTTGCAGTAAAACCTTGTATGTATCAAATGGATGACCGATCATTGTTTGTGCAATTCCTGACATAGCACCAAATACAAAATCACTCATGATAATACAATAATAACCGTATTTTTAGGCAGATTATCATATTACTTAATACAATATGAACATTCCAGATACAGTGTTTATAATACCTTATAGAGGTCGACCCAGTCATCTTGATAGATTTTCGAAATATTTCGAAAAAAATATAAAAACCAGAGAAGACCTAGGAAATATAGATGTTGTAGTTGCACATCAATGTGATAAAAGAAGTTTTAATCGCGGAGCAATGAAAAATATAGGATTTTTATATCTAAAAAACACTTATCCAAAAAATTATAAGAATATCACATGTATTTTCCATGATATTGATAGCATACCAAAAGATAATATAACCATAGATTACTCCACTACAGCTGGAGTTGTTAACCATATTTATGGATTCGATTATGCATTAGGTGGAATATTTGCGATAAAAGGAGGGGATTTTGAAAAAACTGGTGGATTCCCAAACTACTGGGGCTGGGGGTATGAAGATAATGCAATTAAACAAAATTGTGATAAAATTGGCATTAAAATAGACCAAAGTAATAAGATATTTACAACAGATTATAGCAAGCTTGATAGAATTGATGTTATTGAGGATGAAGATAAGTTATATACAAGATATATCTCTCCAAAAGAGATAATAAGATTTTCAAAAAATATTTTTGAAAAGTATTCAGATATTAGCAAGTTAAAATATTTCAGGAAAGGTTATTTTTTGAATGTCACCGACTTTTCAACAAAATATGCACCTGAGCCCTTGATACTTTACAATTCCAATGTCGAAAATTATATGGGTAATAATATTGTTGGTTGGGTTAAACATAAATATATGAAAAAAAAGATAGGGTTAATGTTTGTTTAAATTAGAAATTAAAGTACCTCGCTTATATCTATAAAATGCACTCACACATAAAATCATTCAATTGGATATGTAATAATAATTGTAATATTGTTGATAAAAAAGGTTTAGACTATCTACATAGTCCATCTACAATATCTTCAATTCCACAATCAATTCCTATAAATGATAGAAAAATAATACTTATTCAGCAATTTTTTATACATAGCGATCCTTCTCGAAATAAAGAAATATTGGAAACCCTCAAAATGAATGTGCATAATGAGAATATTCACGAAATACATTTAATTAACGAAAAAGTTTATACAGCAGAACAACTTGGTAGTAATAATGAAAAGATTAAACAAATCGTAATTAGCGGTGATAGATTAACATACAAAGAGGTATTGAAATATTCGATGGATAATTTACAGAACGCAGTTGTTGTTTTGGCAAATAGTGATATATTTTTTGATAAATCTATAATGCAATGTAAAAATCTAGATTTACAAGATTCAATGATATGTTTATCCAGATATAAATTACGAGGTCATAATCTTAATAATGCTATAGTTGATGCATATAATGGATGGTCACAGGATTCATGGATATGGCTCTCTGACACATCATTCAATTATGAAGAGCTTGATAAAACTAACTTTTATTTAGGTAAGCCTGGATGTGACAATAGAATTGCTTTTTTAGCATCTCAAATGGGGTTGTCTATTTATAATATCACAAATATTATCAAGTCATATCATCATCATGCTACAGAAATAAGAAATTATACAGCTTCAGACAGAGTGCATCCCGAAAGATATATGGGTATTGTACCACCAAGAAACTGTTCTAGTTTAACTACATTTCTCCCTGCTAATGATGCACACTATTTGGCGAACTATTTTGACAAACACGGCGGTTTTAGCATTGTAAATGCTAGATCAGAAGATATGGTATTATTGAGAAGAGGATTTCTCTCTTTGAATGATCCCAATTTAACAATAAATCTTAGTGATGTTAAACAATTTATTTTTAATAGTACTTTTGTCTTTGTAGATATTCCATATACATTACCATATTACCATCCATGTAGTAATGCTCGGGTTGAGTTTTCTGTAAATACACAATGGTTGAATCTAAAAGATAGATTTTTAGATTACAGATGTATGGACTATTGTATAGCGAAGCGAAGAAACTTTCTTCAATATTCTGGGAAAAGCATTATAGTTGCGACAAATCGAGGTAACTTGTTGAGAACAAGGACGCAAAATGACTGTTGCAACTTCTCAAATGCTGTGCAAATTATTGATATTGATGTAAAGAATGTTACACAAGCAATCCATAATATTTCATCTTCTTATGATTCCAACAAAATTGTATTATTAGATACCGGCGCGGATTTAATTTTTGGAACATTACTTTTTAAATCTAATATTCCTTCTATTGCAATCGGACCTTCAATCAATTCGTATTTCAATATATTAGATAAATCTCACGCATCAACCATGATTGATGCATATCAAATTGAAGCAAACCACACTTGGTTGACTATATAGATTTTTTATTAAAATGTTATAATAAATCTATTTTACTACTATCCGATTGTATCGTCTCCAGGGGTCTCGTCAATTGGTGTATCTTCATTAGGAGTAGTATCTTCAGGTAATTCTCCAAATGGTCCATCTTCATAGTCTGATAAAATAAAGTTTATACTACCGGTTTTACCGTTATATGTAGTATTGGTTGATGATGTTGCTATTCCCAATTCTCCTATTGTTGGTTGTGTCAGTAGGCGATCATTTGAAATAGTAAATCTATATTGTACCTGCCAATTGTTACCAGCATTCATATCAAGAACGGTTGCATATTCCGCTGTATCGAAATTATTTGCCGGAAACAACGACGTATCATATGTTAGACCAATTACTGTAGTTGCATTCGTTGGCACAGGTCTTACTCTTGCAGTTATTACGATTGTTGATGGAAATGCAGTTGGGTCGGATGTTCCGCCAAATGAGCCAACATTACCTTCATAAAGTTTAACTAGAACATTTTCAGTCCATATATTCGGGTCACTTCCACTCCCTAACTCAAACGTTCCTTCTACAGGAGGAGGAACCACATTGGGGTTATTAAAATAGCACGGCACATAACACGGAACGCTTTCGCCTAGACCAATATTTTGTAAATCTACTGTAACATTCAGGAACACCAAGCTATTGCAACTTTCAGGCAAACTGTTATTATTGCCATTTCCACCTGGAAGTATAGCTTGTGTATTAATACCATTTGGTTTATCTGATGATACAAATCCTGTTTTATCTACAAGAGTGGAAGGGACAGTTGCAAAACTACCTGTTGCTGCTCCTGCCAATAATAAATTATTTTTGCATGCTGTTATTTGGATACTTTCGTCGGGAAAAGTAATGCCTTGATTATTAACAATCATATTCCGTTTAATTTCGTATCCAGTCACTATTTCTTCGTAATGTTTATTATATGCGATTTGCCATTCTTCAGGTGTATTGTAGTCTTCTTCTTTTGGTGGCTTACTTGTTACTTCACAAACTGCTAATCCAGTGCTTCCTAAAATAGATGCTGTATTATCATCAGGATTAATACTTGTTACAAAACGATTCAATGCCATTATATATATCATAATTATTATTTTTGTAATAATGATATTTTAATCAAAGAAATATTCTACATAAACTGTCATATTCATTGGGATGGTTTGTGGTAGCTGGTTGCTACCTGACCCAAGGCCTACCGGCCATATATAGGTCCCGGCTGGCGCGGACGATTGGGGTTGACCATCGTTTTTGGGCCCAAATCCTGCAACAATAAGATCGCCTTTATTAAACTCGATCTGATATCCTTCATACTGTTGATTTGCCGGAGCGCCTGGGTATGCTGCATTGAACGTCTCGTGTCCTGTCAATGTTTGTTGATTGAAACCTGCAGTATTAGCTGGAGTTTGCAGTGATCCAGTAAACTCGCCAATCCGGCTCACTGGGGGGTTCACGTTTGGCGTTTCTTTAATTACTCCGCAAAATAAAGCCAGACCGTCTAGGTAAATAGCAGTGACTCCTACTTGAGATTGAAAATAGTAAACTGGTTGGAATGAATTACAAGAGAAAGATTTAATTATTCCTTTACATGGTGCTACATAGTATGCGTGATTGTGATTTGGATGTGCGAAGGTTGTGTGACTATGCCTCATTTCACCCGGCACGGTATTTTGCGCTTGCGGTACCAGTCCCGGTTGTGAAAAATGTGTTCCCATCTGAACGTCAGCCGGTTCCATAAATAGGAGGCTTCTACATGTTGTCGGATCTCCGCCGCCAACAGCAAACAATGTAGCCATTTGATTATTAACCGGCGTACCTCCGGGCGGATTAATCTCCTCTTTGGCTCCATACCAAAACCATTTATCAAGCTCCCAAGCACTCCCTTTACCGTATGCAGTATGTCCAAATGTTAATGCGGTTAATGAAGTTCCGCCTCCACCATCAGGTCCAGTATTACCATCAGGTCCTTGATCGCCGGTATTACCCTGAGGTCCAGTATCACCATCAGGTCCTTGATCGCCGGTAGGTCCTTGGTCACCAGTAGGTCCTTGGTCACCGGTAGGTCCTTGATCACCTGTAGCACCATCAGGTCCAGTATCACCATCAGGGCCAGTATCACCATCAGGTCCAGTATCACCCGTAGGTCCTTGGTCGCCGGTAGGTCCTTGATCACCGGTAGGTCCTTGATCACCGGTAGGTCCTTGGTCACCTGTAGCACCATCAGGTCCAGTATCACCATCAGGTCCAGTATCACCCGTAGGTCCTTGGTCGCCGGTAGGTCCTTGATCACCGGTAGGTCCTTGGTCACCTGTAGCACCATCAGGTCCAGTATCACCATCAGGTCCAGTATCACCATCAGGTCCAGTATCACCATCAGGTCCAGTATCACCATCAGGCCCAGTATCACCATCAGGTCCTTGGTCACCTGTAGGTCCTTGATCGCCCGTAGGTCCTTGGTCACCTGTAGCACCATCAGGCCCAGTATCACCATCAGCCCCAGTATCACCATCAGGCCCAGTATCACCATCAGGTCCTTGATCACCGGTAGGTCCTTGATCACCTGTATCACCATCAGGTCCTTGGTCACCGGTAGGTCCTTGGTCGCCTGTAGGTCCTTGGTCGCCTGTAGGTCCTTGATCGCCTGTAAGTCCTTGGTCGCCGATAGGTCCAGTAGGTCCTTGATCGCCTGTAAGTCCTTGGTCGCCGATAGGTCCAGTAGGTCCTTGATCGCCTGTAAGTCCTTGGTCGCCGATAGGTCCAGTAGAACCAGTCGCTCCACCGCCAGGGCCGATAGGTCCAGTAGGTCCTGGATCACCATCAGCACCATCAGCACCAGTAGGGCCCATGGCACCAAGTGTATTAATAGCTGCTGGTAGGTATTTATTATTTGTTAAAAAGAACCACGGATATCCGCCGCCAGAAATTGCTTTTGTGTTTACAGGAATGGCGGTTGCATTTGATTGAGGATAATATTGATTGTAACTCGTTTGCCATTGGGTCCACAGATTATTCAACGCAAGAGACTCTGAAGTCTGAGCGATATCAAACCAGGGTTGCACCACGGCAGGGCCGGTATTAAATGCGTCAAACCAACCATCACCAACCTTGTTGGGGGCTATGGCACTACCAAACCAGTTGTCACCTGACCATGTGAGTGAATCACCTACGTAATCTGGGTCACTCACTAATTTAAATCTATTAAATAGATTCACTGCTGCACTAACATTTGGCTTCGGTACATATGCAAATCCTACCCAATAAGACTGACCAGGTATCATAACTCGTTGCATATGTTGGACCATATCGATATTAAAAAAACGAAGAGTTGGAACAGGTTGATTGGAAAACAGGAGTTTACCATGTGATATAACTCGATCTGGGTGTCCATGAATCGGATTATTGATACCCTGTGTCCCGCCGGATGGCACCAAGTATGTGCGATTATCATAAATTGCAACATATAAAGTGCCGTTCATCATTGTGCTCAAATCCTGCTGCGTGTTGGCGAAAAGATTAGTTGCCTTGGATAATTCACTTGGACTATATCCGGCAAATACCCGTATCTTATTGTAATATCCAGAGCTTGGGCAGGTAAACTGAGCAAACCTTGCTTGGAACTCAGAGGTACTTTGCGCGACACTATGTGTTGGCAAAGCTTCCCCCCAATAAGAGGTAAATTGTGGTCCGCTAGGAGGCTCTATTATATGTTCTCTTATAGAATTAGAGAGATTAAATGGTTCATAAGGAATTACTGCTGGCGTATTGAGCGTATAAGTACTTACAGCTTCTCCTCCAATTTCTACAATTGTTAATGTAGTAGCATCATCATCATCTTGCTTAAAAATTAACGGCACCGGTGTGACGCCCCCAGCGTAATCGAGTTGAACTATAACAGTATACCAATATTCTGGTTCTAGATCTACTAATACAGATTTATATTCTGAAATATTCAGATTTCTTGTTTCATTTGCGGCAGTACTACCATACAGACCTTTCTCTATATGTTCTCTTATCTCACACTGTCGAATGTTCTGCCAAGAGGTATAGTCAGTCAATAGTGTCCCAAATGGCGCTCGCATAAATCTAATGATTATCTCCATATGACCAAGACTTGCTGCGATTGGATTGATTGAACTGCTTTTCATTTCTAATTTAGCACCAAATGATACAAGGCCTACGTGTTTTTTAGCTGGTGAAAGCACAGAGAAAGGTTGTGCAGTTGCGTTTGTTGGAAGCGGTGGTACTCCCGAGGTGAACCCTGCACTAACGTGTTTTTGTTGCCACGAACCCGGTGCCCCGACAAAAACTTCCGTATCATCGGAAGTCACCAATGGATTGGCTGACGCGACCGCGAAGTTAAGTCCTAAGACTTCTGTGGTGACAGCGCCAGTTAAAGTAAAACCGATATTGGACAGTGAGCTCTGAATTATGCCGACACCAGAAGTCGGATTTGGCGCTGTAGCATGGCTTGTTTTTGTCAAACTTGTTGACGTTGCAGCAGATCCAGAAGCACCAGTAGCACCATCAGGCCCAGTATTACCATCAGGTCCAGTATTACCATCAGGCCCTGTAGCACCTGCATCTCCGGTAGGTCCTTGATCTCCGGTAGCACCTTGAGGCCCTGTAGCACCTGCATCTCCGGTAGCACCTTGATCTCCGGTAGGTCCTTGATCTCCGGTAGGTCCTTGATCTCCGGTAGCACCTTGAGGTCCTGTAATGCCATCAGGCCCAGTATTACCATCAGGCCCTGTAGCACCTGCATCTCCGGTAGGTCCTTGATCTCCGGTAGCACCTTGAGGCCCAGTATTACCATCAGGTCCTGTAATGCCATCAGGCCCAGTATTACCATCAGGCCCAGTATTACCATCAGGCCCAGTATTACCATCAGGCCCTGTAGCACCTGCATCTCCGGTAGGTCCTTGATCTCCGGTAGCACCTTGAGGCCCAGTATTACCATCAGGCCCTGTAGCACCTGCATCTCCGGTAGGTCCTTGATCTCCGGTAGCACCAGCATCACCAGTAGGTCCGGTAGCACCTGTAGGACCAGTTGGACCAGTTGGACCAGTTGGGCCAGTAAATCCAGTTGCTCCTGTACCACTTCCACCACCTCCAGGACCAGTTGGGCCCACCGGACCAGTTGGGCCAGTATCTCCAGATCCAGAAGTTGTTGATATTATTGCTGTTCCACCGCTACACGGGTTACCACAGCGATTTGTTACACAAGATTGGCTAAATGAAAAGTTACTTGCCATAATGATATTATATATATACAAAATATCATTTATTTCTTTATTTTTTATAAACAATAATTTTAAAAAGAACCATCTAGGTCAAATACAGTGTCATCTCTTTCTTTATTAGCCAAAGCATATTCGCCTACTCTCTTTTCAAAGAAGTTTGTTTTTCCTTCAACACTAATCATTTCCATAAAATCAAATGGATTGCTTGCATCATATATTTTATCGCATCCTAGCTGCATAGCCAATCGATCGGCTACAAACTCAATATATTCTCCCATAAGTTTCGCGTTCATAGAAACAAGCCTGCAGGGTAAAGCCTCGCAAATAAACTCTCTTTCAATATCAACAGCTTCTTTAATAATTTCGATTAATCGTTTTTTGCTGGGTTTTTTGTGTAATTTATTAAACAATAGAACCGCAAACTCAGTATGCAACGCTTCATCTCTAGAAATCAGTTCATTGCTAAAAGTTAATCCGGGAAGAAGACCTCTTTTCTTCAACCAGTAAATAGAACAAAAAGCACCGCTGAAAAATATTCCCTCCACGCATGCAAATGCAGCCAACCGCGTACCAAATGATGATCGCTTATCACCTATCCACTTTAATGACCAATCAGCTTTCTTTTTAATACACGGAAAGTTATCAATTGCGTGAAATAGTTTATTTTTCTCATTTTTATCTTTTACATAAGTGTCAATAAGCAAAGAGTACATTTCTGAATGAATATTTTCCATAGCAATTTGAAAGCCGTAAAATGCCCTAGCTTCACTGATTTGCACTTCTGACATAAATCTCATGCCTAGGTTTTCTAATACAATGCCGTCACTAGCAGCAAAAAATGCTAGTATATGCTTTATAAAATAACGTTCATCATCGTTTAATTTTTGCCACTGAGTAATATCTTTAGACAAATCAACTTCTTCGGCTCTCCAAAAGCAGTCAACTTGTTTTTTATACATATCCCAAATATCACCGTATTGTATTGGAAACATAACAAAACGCGAGTCATCTTCGCTGAGTAAAGGTTCTTGATTAGTACGTGCCATCCTGAAATAATAATAGTTTAGATTTTATATCATTTCAAAATAATGTTCAGAAACTATATTTGGCGAATAACTAGCATTTATGCAGCGATATTGTGTGTTTTAATAAGTATTTAATGTCTATGCTTAATATAAATGGAAATAGCCAAACGGGATGCTAAAATAGAATTATTAAAACATGAACTAGAACAACGAAGGAAATATCTTATGGATAAGGCTAAGGAGGTGCAGGATGTTAGTAAAGAAAATGTATTTTTAGTAGATATTGCCAGAGATTATATGAGTGTTTTAGGGCCAATGAAAAGAGAAAAAGAGGCTCAGATTAAAGCTTTAAAAGAGCTATCATCTTATATTAGTAAGGTTACTGGAGATATTAATGATTCAGAGAAACTACTTGAACAAAGTAAACAACAACAAAGTGTATTGTTGAGAGAGATTGAATCGATACAGGGTGAGTTACGAGAAATGGTATAGTGCGTTCTTTTCTCTCTATAGGATATATATACATGGCAAGAGTACAACCCCAACAAATATATGATGTTTTAGACTCCATGAACAATCTTGGAGGACAAACTGACACATTGCTTGATATGATTAGTCAGCAACAAGCTGCAAATACAGAAGCAATTCGTCAAATGGGAACAGCATCAGATTTATTAAGACGGTTACTTCAAAGTAGAAGTGAAATGGAAGAGATTTTAGCTGCTAGCGGAAGAGCCAGAGATAATCAAGGTGATAATGTTAAAAGAATACGCGATGCTCTCGGTGGACAACCAACTGTAGAAGAAATGCGGACTGCTATTCAAGATTTAGAACAGGCTAGCAATGCTGCATTACAAGCCGGGTTGCCTTCACCGCCACCGCAATCATCATCATCCCCACCTTTGAACGCTAATGCATCAACCTTTACACCATCCGATGGATCTGGACCATCTGTCGGCGGTTATGACTGGCGAAGTTCAGTTAAAAAAACAAAAACGAAAACGAAAACTAAACGCCGAAAATCAAAAGGTGGTTACGACTGGCGCAGTTCTGGGAAAAAAACTAAAACTAAAACCAAAACGCGCAGAAAAAATAAAAGCAAACGCTCCAATTCTTCATCTCGTCGTTCTAAATCACGAAGATAGAAATTAATATGTTATTTTTTGAACATATTAATGATAAAATTGAAAGTAAAAAACTTCTAGAAGAATGCATAATAACAACATATATATCATGCCTCGATTCCACCAAACCGTTTTACCTCTAGAAAAAATGATGCCAATATGGTTTAAATTAAGCATAATGTTTGCATTAGTAACCTTTATTGAGTCACTTATACATGTAGGCAACATGAAGGACCAGAATATTAATAAATGGGTAAATACCAGCATGTCATATGATAACTGGACAAATACTGCTGTATGCGATACATCAAAAATATCAAAAGTTATACATGAATACCCACAGTTAGCTGAAGCCACATTCTTCTCTATGATATACCTTATGCTTGGTTGTCTTAGATCAGCAGTAAATATAATTATTCCATATTACTTTACTACATTTGTCATAAGTATGTATACGGCTTAATTGCTCTTCTGTTTGCCAAAAAACTCCCATTTCATTGGTACACCTGCATTACCCCAATTGTCACCATTAATATAATTTTCTATTTCAACTGTGAGTTGGTTGCTGGATGTTGCACCAGCTACAGTACACCTTTCAATACAGAAAAGCGTAACATAACTACCTTTTGAAACCTGTAATGAGGTTGTTAAGGTCACATCAATACCACCGGGGTTACCAGTCCCACTAGTGAAAGGATTTTGAACACTCGAAGTCGACGATTGGGAAGCTATATTATTTCGTGTATAGGTCCACAATTTTCTACACGTTAAACTAGATGTATTATTATTTGTAATATCAGCTGGAATATTGTAATTCCCTGTGTTCAACTTGGAATTAAATCCCCAATCATCATCTGAGGTTATGCCGATCCAAGTTTCAAATGTTACTGTTTGCGATTGTCCAGTTTGATTTTTTATTCTGCATAAATTGTTATATGATCTAACTAATACTCGGTCGATGATTGTATCTCTGTGGATCGTATGATGTTTTCCTTTAATAAAGTAACCGTGTGTTGTGCTAGAAATGTTAAACAGTGTATCGTTTTCTGCACTATAATGATGTAGAAGCTGTTTATTCCATTTAAATGTTCTTTTACTAGCACTAGTAGGATCATTATTTTGTCTAACACCTAATACTATATAACCATGTACACCCCAATTTAGCTCATGTGTTTCTTCATACTTCAAATACTTAACATTTAAGTTAGATGTTGAAGATGTATTTTGAAACTTTACGCCAATCTTTTTGTGTAAGGTTGACCATGCAACCGAGCCAACGTCTGAGATGGCACCTAATGTATTAATAGCAGTACTGGTATCAAATAACCTCATTGGACATTCAAGATTTACTTGTCCAGTTCCAGAGAGAAACCCTCCGCGGATAGAACCAATATTTAAAGAGCTATCACCTTCTGGTATATCAATATTCTTTGTATATATGGTTTCAACGTTAGAAATATCATGACTATTCATATCTAGACCGTTTCTATCCAAATACATTGTTTGGTAACTTGATGGTCCAAATCTAAATGTAGCTTTACCGTTTCCAGAAGAATTGGAACAATCAATAAATAATCCGTCGTTGCTCAAAAGAACGATACCTTTATTTGTTGCACCAGAGCTACCGCTACTTTGATTGTCTAATACAACATTTCCTTCACTTTCTATATAAATATCATATGGTGTAGCGTTTCCATTATTATTTGTTAACTTTGTATTACCACTAGCATCATGTCCCAAACTTATATAAGAGTTATTAAACTGAGTGGATTCAACATATATAAGTCCATCTATAGATGCTAGTGTTCCTCCAAACCCTGCAGTAAGATCTTTTTGACAAAACATGTTTTCTCCAAATACTTGGAGTCGAGCTTTTTCATATTTAGTAGAAACGCTCGATATACGAGAAGATGACTTTCTGCTATCATAATTTGGCGCATAAGTAATATCAATAGTATTGTACGAAGGGTTTGATGATCCTTGAAAAAATGAGTATTTGCGATTCTGATCAAGATTAGAACCGGTATAAATAAATGGGTCGTTATCAGACCCGAGTGTACCTTCAGAAAGATTCCATCCGGGGGCATTTGTTCCATTAATTAAAGATAAATAATATGTATTTTGTGTACCGGTATTTATGCTGGGGCCTGCTCGAGCTTGTAATATTGCCCCATCATTGTCACCTGCCATAACAATTCTTAATGATTTAAAAACATGTTGGCTATTTGTTAGATTACCTGTCTTACATGCCTCAAGTGTTGATCCTTCGGAAAGCATTATTCCTGCAGTAATTGTTGTTTGTTGAAAATCTCCGGAAGATTCATCAAATATAACTATTGTTCCAAATGCACGAGCACTTATTTGACTCGTAGATCCTGATTGCTGAATATCACCAACTCTCGCTATACTAATCCAATCATTATCACTAACTGAAGATAATAGGTTAATACTACTAGTAGCATTCTTGATTAAATTAGGAGAAATGCCAATATTAACATTGCCAGATAAATCGGTATTACCTTCAACTGTAAGATCGCTTTCAATCGTAACATTGCCAGATAAATCGGTATTACCTTCAACTGTAAGATCGCCGTGCATAATTGTATTAAGACTTACATCAAGATCTGTTGTAGTTATTCCTCCGTTAGCAATTATAGAATCATATGTCTCGGTAACACCATCAATCCTAACGCCCCTGCGAAAATACGAAGGATTTCCTGTACCTTGAACAGATAAAGTCGTTCCTGGAACACTTTCCCAATAAAGATTATCAACTATATACTGCTTTGTCAGAGGGATAAATCCAAGTGTAGTATTATTGATATCGAATCTTTCAAAAGGCGATAATGGATTATTATTTTTCGTAACAATGGGTATATTTGAACTAGATACGCCACTTACATCAGAATATATAGTCCATCCTGGATAATCATAATTATCCCACGTACGAACACTAAATGCTCCGCCCTTACCGTCAGATGGAAGATTTCTAAAACGCATTTGAAGTACTGCACCATCATACGTGCTTTCAGTCATTATACGTAAAGCATCAAAGTTTCCCGTTCCCGTATACCAATCATATTGTAGTATATTTATTCCTTGACCCCGACTATATTTTGTTGAAGCTTGGAAAGTAATTGTGCTATGACCACTAGAACGTGGGTAAGTTATCTTAAACATACCATCTGCTCTAGCATCAGCATATCGCCTATTACCACTAAGTTGGGCTGTCTCTTCTGCACAATAAGCTATAGTGACCCAATCATTTATTGTCACTAAGTTACTAGAGGGATCTAGTTCAAAGTTTAACACTTGTTCTGTCTTTGCATATCCTGGCGGAAAAGTCGGATTGCGGTTATTTGATCCTTCAATACCTCTCCATTTTGGATAGATTAATGTCTCTTCTGGGAGATTTGCGCTCTCGGTAACAGTTAGATTATTTACAGTCAGATTACTTATATCTACATTATTAAATGATGCGTCTTCTCCGTTATTTATACCACCAGTTCCAGCACCCTTTGGACCAATATATTGAATAAAAGAAATATGTGGTGCATCATTAATTGTTGGAATATAGGCATCAATCTTAGAATCTTCGCCATATAACTGCAGAAATCCAGATTTATAATCCATTCTCCACCAAATTGCACCAACATCAGGAGAATAATAAGGATTTGGATTTTGTAATGAGGCATCTAGAATACTTGGCATATATGAATTATAAACAGGATCATAATTGAATGCTATTGCATCTGATAGTTCGCTTTTACTTGAATTGCTACTATCAGGCACATACCATGTTCTTTTTGGTGCTGTTCCAAATATTTGAGTAGATGCCTTGGTTAAAGGTACTCTATATCGATAAACTAGATCCGGTGTTATTGTATGAGTTGTATTTTTTGATGTGCCTGCTAATGATAAACTAATATCAAGGGCTTGTGACCCGTAATAGGTTGTTGATCCAATAGTATAACTTATATTAGAGAGATCTGGAGGGATGTTATTACTGAAGATCTCATCATTTTGAACGTAGTTCTGAAATGCAAATGAGTTCTGTGGATTAGTAAACGGTTGAAATCTTACTACATCAACTGTATTATTTGCCTCCTTAAAAAGAAGATTTACTTTTGAATCTGTACTTGAACCGTCCATTATATTATATATATGCTACATAATAGAATGTGAATGTACAACTAATTTGCAACCCATTCGATTTCAACACTTGCTATATCCTTTTGACTCCCGATAGTAAGACCAATTGATATTTCTACCTGTGTTAAATTAAATGGTGTTTGTGATGTGCCTTGCAATCCTGGAACTGTATTGCTTACTTTATAACCAGAAATACTGGATGAATAACATCCATTTCCACTACCTGAAACTTTTTGACCTGAAAAGGTCGCAAATATAGGTGTCGATGTCGGTGGGATTTCAACATGATATACCCAATAACCATCACCAACGGATGAAGTTGAAGTAATATGGTGAACTTCTATATTACTACTGTCTTTTACTATTAACTTATAGCCTTGCGTAGTAGTAGATGTTGGGGGATTAAGTCTGTCTACAGGAGGCATCCAAGTCCTAAATGTTATATATTTTGCTTTATCTGTAACCTGTTGCGATCCTGATACAGGACTGTTTACATCATCCCACCATCCATCAAAAGGTTGTTGAAAAGTTTCGTTAATTCCTACACCAAGCGCTTTGTCTGAACTATAATCTTCTAATGCCAATCGAGTGAATCCATTTATAGTCACTTGTGGATTATAATAATTACTACTGAAATCAACATATGGATTATTTTTATTAACCGAGGTTATACCTGCTCCTCTGAATGCGCCATTAGCCCATAAAAGTTGATTAGTTGGCATTTTATTTGGCCAATGTTGAAGAGCAGCACCTGCACTCGTTATAGTAGCGCCTGTTAAGTTTCCTTGCGCTTCTAAAAATACGAAGCGCGTTGAGAAATCTGGAGTAGGGCTTCCAGATGAGTAAGAGAAAAATCCACTAGGAGTTGATAAGGGCAATGTTCCATTTGGATTTTGATCCCATGTATAATCCCAAAATAAGTGATTTGTATTTCCTCCAAACGTAATTGGATAATTTCCTGATATTTCTGCTGGCGTCCGTGCTACGTTATTATCACCGGAAATGTAAACGGCAAATTGAGGTGTAGACAATACATTCCGAGAATAACGTTTACTATCACTTTCACTTGATATATCCCAAATACGTGATGGTTCTATAACTATTGAAGGATTAACAGTTTTTGTATTACCTGTAAAAATATTCCATGATACATCAACTGGTTCCATTGTATTTGTTCCATTTTCTAATGGAGATGAATTATTGTAAATAGATCTTGTTGTAGCTAATAATAAAGACCTTCTCCAATAATCATCAATACCTGATATATCATATGTGTGCGACGGTAATGTTATATTATTTAGTGTAGGTAATGCCTGACCAAAAAATCTAAAGTCTAATGTTGGACTTGCATTTAAACTAGTAGGTAAATTATAACTAATATCTTGTAGTGGGGTTCTAGCTAGTGAAAATGGACCAGTTAACTTATTTAGTTTATCATTACCACAAATGTCCTGAATCGCCACTGTATATGGTTTATAAAAATTATTGCAAATATCAGGTACATTATTAAGACATATATCTATCATTTCTGATTTTTTGATCGTTACATCAGTATAATATCCCTTTGTGGGGGCGCCTGCTCGGTCAATTGCTTCAGCTGACAATGTAAAATTAGTACCTGTATAGTCAATCCCAGAAACATCCAAAAATCCAAGCATAGATGATGTAGTTTCTGAAGAAATAACCTGTGCTGAAGTATGGTCTTGTATAGACATTTCATACTTTGTTAAATTAACCCCACTACTATCTATGCCCACACTTCCTCCGCCTTTGTCTGAGTTATTAGCCCATGGACCAAATTGTTCAGGATGCAAGGAATTACCTTTAATTTCAAAATCTACAACATCATTATTAGTAATAAAAAATATATCATTAATCGATAAATCTGGTGAAGATACAGAAGCATCGAATTGTGGATATGCATAGGTCTTAACCGCTATAGTTGTATTCGTAGTTTCATCTATTTGTAAAGGGTTAGTAGTATTTGGCTGTAATCTCGTAGTACTAATACTAAGATCTTGTCTACTAGGAACGCCTGTGTTACAGGATGAATCACCAGAATATGATGCGATCTGATCTGAAAAGTCTACTGTATCATTTTGCATATAAACATTTGAAAGTGTATATTTTGTTTCAGGATACCATTGCCAATTTGTGCTGGAAGAAGATAAGTCCGTTGCTGACGACGCAAATATATCTGCAATTAATAATCTTCCATTTTTACCGTATGGTCCCAGGATCTCAGCGGATGAATCTTGTAATTGAGAACGGATATTTGGCATTTGTTTTGCTATATTAGATGGATCTGGAACACCATCAACATCTCCGCCAAATCTGACGTTTAAATCAAAGTTATTTGGGATAGGCCATCCTATGTTATTTGCACTAGCATCCGCACCGTTAGTATCCTGATTTGAAATATCGACAGATACAGCATCGTATATCGTTTGGTTATTAAATATTTCCGCTCCGGTAGGAGCAGTGGGTGGCCCAAATGAACCCAGTTCTATTTGACCACCTGATCCTTCCGGTAAATAATAATAATTCCATGGTGTTGTATGACCATAAGTAGTATCAATTACGCTACCACTTGCATCATTTGTAAGATATATTCTGAATTGATATGTTTTTCCAGTTTCTAATACTTGATCTGTTTCTAGTTGTGTAAAAGGATAAATGCCACCACTTAATGTATAATGGCTTCCTCCACTAGTTCCATCAGCATGCATAGTAGCAGAAATTAATGATGGCGGAAAAAATGGTTGTTGTTGATTATTACTTGTATCTAGAGCATCCCAATCATTGTTATTTGTTGGATTTTTACTAGGATCACTCACCTCTAATGCGTCAATGCGTAGTTCTTTAAAAAATGGTAGGTATCCTACATTTGCATTACTAACATCCGTACTTCCGTCTATGTAATGAGTTGTTTTTCCAAGGGGCACAGACGTACGATCACTCTGAGGAAGTTGCCAGGTCATATTAATTGCAGCAACTGCACTATTATTTTTTGAAATATCTCCACTATAAGGCGCAGGAGGGATATCAAAAAAATAGCGAGAAATATCTGATTCAAATGCAGCATCAGCAATATTAATTATTGCATTTCCAGAATTATCTGATATATCAAATTGGGTTTCATTGAATAAAATTGCACTGGCATCAAATAATGTACCTGCTACTACTTGTCCACTGTTATCACAATTACCAACTTGAGAAGCTCCCCCACCTCCGCCAATGGTACCGTTTTTAATTGCATCTTCTAAAAACTCACCTTCATATCTTACAAAAGAAATGCGGGGTCTAGCTTTTTCATTAGTATCAGGAGCACTTTGATCAAAACCATATGCGTTTTTTAGAGTAGTTCGTTCATTATAAAAAACGACTAGACCTGAAGCATAATCAATTACCCATCCTGAGTTTTGGTTTTGTAATCCAACGGTTCTCCAGGATCCATTATTAAAAGTAGGATCCCAATACTCAATAATTGGTGTAAACATTGACGCGTTGGTATCATTGTACAACCAAGGAATCATATTACGTAATTTATTAGTTGATGAGGACCATGTAGATGGTGTAGGATTCTCAGGTAACCACCAAGAATTATTGTTTCCGGTTGATTTGAGATAAACGCGTTTGTAAAAATATAAATATGGGATTATATTACCATTTACATCTTTAACATTTGATTTTCCTGTCACTTGATTCCATACGGTGCCTGTAGGTCCAGATTGCCAAGTAGTATCATTATAACTACTATCATTTTTCATTTGACCGACATTTTTTTGTAATTCCTTTGGAACTGGATTAATAAATACCGATGAACTGTAAATACTATTTAATTTTGCGATTGTCTCTGCATTATATTGAACAGCAGGTGTTGTTCCATGACCTGGTTTAGCTTGTGCAACGCCTTGAAATTGTTTAAACAATAAAGACAACTGATTCTCTTCATTAATAGGAGGTTGAGACATGATATATATAGTTTATTGATAAAATTATATATATTTTTATCCGATGTATGTTAATTTTATATCACTTATTCCCTGATCGTTTGGTATACAAAATGCTAGATATTGAGTAACTGCTTTTCCCGCATGTGCATGACCTATAGAAGGAGCCGTAGAAGACCAGGTTGTGCTACCAGACGATAATGCAATACCATTAAATGCTCCTTTATCATTATTATTAATAGCACCTTGAGATTGAACAAAAGGTTTATATGAATTAGTTGATGGTTGTTTGTCTACCGTAGCATCCAACCATGGTGTAGATGCAACAAAGTTGCCATTATTTAAAAGTGAACTCGTATCATTTGGATTTGTTGAAGTTAACCACAAGATCATCTCATCACTTGATGATTGAGGAGCTTCTTTCACAAATAAGAAATAATCTGTGCCAATTGTTGCTACATTTCCTCCTGCATCGTTAACTACTACTTTACAAACCTGCCATGAAGGAATATTTCCTAGATCTACACTAATACAAATCCATTTACTATTAGTTACTGAATATGCTGTTGTAGCACCAATAGTTCCGCCAACATAATTATTTCCTATTGACCAATTCTTAGTATTCCCACTTGCATCATACGACTGGTAATTTTTCAATCCAGTTCCTTCAAAATTGGTATAGTCTATGTAAGGATTTGTTAATCTACTTGAAAGATAATTAGCGCCAGAACTACTCCAATATGCATTTTTTGCCCACATTGCTGTATTAAATGAAATATCTGATTGAAAGTTTAATGGAGATGTGGGCACAGGTGGCTGAGAAAACGTAGTTATAAATGGCGCGGCAGTTTCTTCAAAAGGAATTGGCTGTGGCATTTCAGTTAAACTTGCACTTATTGATGCAGAACTGCTACCTACATTATTTGTTACTGTTATATTTTTAGGGTTATTTACATTAGGTACATTTTGTGCAGTTCCCCCCCATGTATAATCCCACCATGCATATTTGTTATTAAATGAAACATCACTTGTTTCTGTAGTAAGGGGGGTAGACATTTTAATATTATTCTCAATGATTGACTCCATAATAAACTGACTAAATGCAAAATTGTTTGTATTTCCAGAATCTCTACTATAAGGCAATTGTGAAAAGTCACCATCTGAAAAACTGGCATTTAATGTATCATTTATATTTACTGTTGTATGACGATTTGTTTCTCTCCACTCAAGGCTATTATCATCTACTTTAACCTTACTATTACTTGAGGTACCTAGATATAAATTATTTTTGTAGATCTTATCATTATTAGAAGGAGCCCATTCAGGATTGATATCACTAATATCATATTGTACCTTGAAAGATGCTTGTGAAGTTAATGGCAAACCATAAAAATATGCAGTACTACTTGTTACTTGATCACCGGATGTATCATAATTTAACAAGGTAGTATTTTGACTCAGATCTTCGGCTAATTTAAAATGTCCTGATAAATCATATATTTTATCTGGTTGATTATTGTTAGCATACATGGTTTGGGTAAAATTAATTTTATAAGGATCGAAATTATTATTACAGATATCTTTTAAACTTGCCAATGAAATATCTACACCTAAGTTACTTACTGTACAGCCCAAATAATAACCGACCGCTTTAACATTAGTGCTTGCAGCAATATCTACAATATCTTTTACTTCAAACCTAAAGTTATTATTCGATACATCACCCTGTGCAGTTGGAACCCACGAACCTGATATGTCATCGCTGCTTAGATCCACGGTAAGATTACTTGAAGAAATATTAGCATCAATATTAGCAGCAAATAAACCAATTATTGAACCAGATGCATCATTTCCTAGTTTACTACCAATTGAAACTAAATCTGTGCTGTCAGTAGGACTTTGATTTGCAGTGCCTAGATTTAGCGCTGGGTTTTTATTTGGTACATTCCCTGTAATAGTAAGATTATCACTTTGTTTTATAAAATGTACTTCAGAATGTGATTTATAATTTGGTTCACTATTATCAGTTCTTTCCCAAGCGGGGGTCGTTACTGCAGAAGAAAATGTCAATTCTAAGAGTTTATTATGTGTATTCCAATTTCCTGTAATTGGTGTCTCAAACTTAGAACCATTTGTTGATGCATTCGCTTGATTTCTTGTAGGTATTGGTACAATAACATTACTTGAAGCATCTCCCAATGCATAAACTTTCTGACTTGAAAAATCAGTAGAGTCATTTATAGCATAATAACTTTGGGAAGGATCGACAATTGTCTCAAACTTATATTCTGGGTGTGCATAATTACTAATACTCAGATCCCAAGCTTGTGTTTTCAACGAATTAGTTTCGAATGAATGGCTAATATCACTACTTTGACCTCCTACTTGTAAAAAGGCTATTCTACTTCCACTTAAATCGAATCCATATTTTGCTGAAATTGGTGCATTACTTGAATAAGGCGTATTTTTACTTGCATCAAGATGAGATCCTCCTAGACCTGAACTGAGCAAGTCATTATATTTTGATGAAGATAAAACTATAGATGCTGGTGCAGTTGCTGGTCCAAATCCACCAAATGTATAAAAATCGCTATCATTTTGAAAATATACCCAATTTATATTATCTTTGTTTGCACCTTCATCTGCGTAGTTATAAAAAGCAAAACGAAATTGGTAGCTGTCAGTTATATTACTTACATTATTACCAATATCCAATTCAATTTCAATACTACCTGTTGGTAAAATTGACGGTGCTGAAATGTTACTTGAGGGACTGGTTGCCTTTATAACAAACTTATAAAGATCAGTCGGTTGGCCCGACGAAGAAACTATATTTGATGATCCCCAACCAGTAACATCTGTATCATAGCACATTTTTGACCAAGACGAGGAGGATTGTGTTTTATACTCTAAATAAAAGCCTTTTATAAAAGGCAACCAGTCAAATTGTGTACGCATTCCTTGAGAGTTTAGAATTAAACCGCTAGGTGCTACAGAAAAAGCACTTTTAATTGTATGGGGAGTATTTCGATTCCATGTTAACTCTATCTCATTTCCAGATGTACCTGTTGGTCCGGTTACCGGCGGAGGTTGTCTTGTAAGAAGAGGATATGCTAGATTATTTACAATACCTGCATTTGTTCCAGTTGGTCCAGTAACACCTATAATACTGAATCCGTGATCACTATTAAAATATAAATGCTCATAATCCGATGTATCATCAAATGTTGGTCCTCCAGTTCCAGTACTAAGTTGTGCTGTACCAAACTCAACTGATGTTCCTGTTACACCACTGCCAGTAGGTCCGCGCATACCAGTTGGTCCGGTTGCTCCAGACGCTCCAGTTGCTCCAGACGCTCCAGACGCTCCAGTTGCTCCAGTTGCTCCACTGCCAGATGGCCCAGATGGACCACATTCACAAGATTGAGTACTATTACAATTATCTAAATACATTCCATTACAGTCTCCAATTGTTAACGTTGGCATTCCTATATATATACATTGTAGATATATTACCACTAATATATCTGCACTTTAACATGAATAAAGCGATTGTAACTACCAAACTCAATCCGTTCTTGATTTATCGTTATGGTGTTGAATAACAATAATATATATTATGTATTTCCCATCATAAATGCTGGAATAAAAAAGTAAGTAATTACTAATTTGTATATTTTTATTGTCTTTTGTATATGTTTATTTAGAACACGATGCTGGCCACCTTCCCGTGAGTTCTCTTTGCCTTAGATTTTCCGGCTTGCTTCTTTCTTGTAGTAATTTTCGCTGGTGCTTAAGGTGTTTCTTCCACAACCGCTGGAATCTTTTAATTCCACCTGTCTTAATAATCGCGCACGCCTCGCCTCCCGGCATTTCTTC